GTTTGCGTTTATAGTTAATTGGCCTGCAGGAACATCAACTGGATTTGATGTAACATTTGCATCAGTCTGGAATGTAAACGATGTAGCATTAGATGTAGCACCAATTATTGGCCAAGTACCGTCTAGATTAGTTTTTGTACTTGAGCCAATATTAATTGTATCACCTACATCGATACCAAGTGTTTTTGGTGTGTATGTAAATGTTAATGTTGCTCCACTTAAAATAGTACCAGTTGTATTGTTGCTTAAATAAATGTAATCACCTGTAACACCGCTTACTGTTGTGTTTGCAGGGATACTACCACTTCCAGTTACAATCATTCCTGCAAGTACACTAGATGTATCATCTAATGGAATTTCGTTTAATCCGTTGTCAGTTGGATCATTTGTGGTAGCAGTTATGCTTTTTAAATTACCTACAACATTTTGACTTGCACTAGCATCATATCCGTCTAAAAATGGAAATAAGTTTCTTGTACCTTCTGTACTACCTATATCGATATTAGTTGCATCGCCGCCAATATTTAAACTTGTGACATTATCATTATATACAGTACCACTACCTGTGCTTGCAGAAGTAAGTGCAGCAGCACCAACGTCTAATCCTTCTGCAAGATCAAGTGCTGTGCCCCATTCAGGTGTTTCACCGTTTGATTTTAAGATAGCATTGTTTCTACCTATAGATAATGGATTAAGTGTACCAGTTGTTTCTGCATAAAGCAAATCGCCTCTAGCATAAGAAGTAATGTTTGTCCCTCCTCTGTTTACAGGAACAGGACTTGTTAAGTTTGCAGGATTAAGAAAGTATGCACTATCTAATGAATCCAGTGTACCAGCATCAACAACACCATCTTTAAGGAATACTTCGCCACTAGCATTAGCGTTTACATCAAATTGTGATTGTAAAAATTTTGAAACACCTAGTGTAGAGAATGTTCCGCCCGGATCAAGGTCAACATTATTGACACCAATACTAACAGTGCCGTAAAACTCTTGACTTACGCTATTGCCTACAAGTGTAATTGGGTTTTCAGTTGTACTTGCCTTTTTAAGTTTTTGTACAACAACAGAATATGCACTATCACCTCTTAGGAATGTGTCACTATTTGGAACACCGCTACCGCCAAGTCTACTTGGTGATATAATACCTGAAATAATATTTTCAGCATCAATATTTGTAACAGCGAGTGTATTCCAATTTTTCTTTAATCTACTTGATGTATTAATTTGACCTGTAACTTGAGCATTACTTCGTGTACTTCTAGCAGTACCAATTCCTACACTTGTTAAATCTTCTGGATTTGTTACAAGATCATTAATACTGCTTAGAGCATCACTGCGTAGAACGTGTAGTGTAAATGAGTTAGTAGTTACAGAACCAACAAAGAATCTAGAACCGTCTGGAATAGGATCGGCACCATCAACTATAGGTAATGCATTACTTGAACTACCGTCTGATAGTGTGTTTAATCTAACAGCATCGGCTGTTGTGTATCCGTGATTCTCGATAATAACGCTGTTGTCAGTTATGTTAACTGTACTTCTTGTCAAATTATGATTGTTGTTAGCAGGAGTACTTGCAAATTCTATTTTGTTAAGTAGTGCAAATCCTTCGTACAATTCAATTGTATTATTGTCTATGAATTTTGCATAAACAACTTGTCCGTTCAAAATACCACCGATTGGAGCATTACCTAATGTATCGTATTTTAATGGATCACCATTTGAGTATCCGTGATTTGGTATGGTAATTCTAAAGTTGGTATAGTCAACAGCACCGCCTGCGCCGGAAGAACCTGCTAAGAAGTTATGTGTGATAAAATCATCTAAGTTTATGTCTCGTGCCGTTTGTACAGCAGTGTTATCTTCTACAAAGTCAACACTTGAACTACTTGCAACAAAAAGTTCGCCGCCAATAATGTCAATGTAAGCACGTTTTTCAAAAGCAGTAACTTCTATCTGGAATCCACTTCCTGTGTTTCCTACACTACTAGAAGCTGCACTTAATAAATCTCCAATCGCATAACCTGTGCCGCCTGTTTTAATATCAACATCGGTAACTTGTCCCGCTGTGACTGTAATATCTGCTGTAGCACCCGTACCACTTCCTGTTACATTTGTTAATACTACATCGAGATATGTTTGGTTTCCTACTGTTGGAGTGTATAAAGTACCGCCTGTAATATTAGAATTATCAATACCTGATAACACACCTTCTCTCAATTCAGTTACTCTACCCTGAGCATTACCGTCAGCACTTCTTACAACACTGCCAACAAAACCGTCAGATACAGCAAAACTTGCAACGTCATCCGGATCTACATTTGAATATGTAAATGTTGTACTTGTTGGCGTACTAATAACTTGTCCATTTGTTTCAAAAGTTTCATTATCAGAACAGGTAATACTGATTTGATTACCAATTAAGAGATTGTGAGCACCGCTTGTTGTAGCAGTTGTAACATTTGAAGTACGTTCTAAGTTTGTAATTGTATTTGTAGTAAATGTATAATCATCTGTTGGATCTAGTATCAGGAATTGACTTGAATTAGAACTTCTTAAAAAGAAGTTGTCAATAACTTGACTTGATAGACCAATACCTGTAGGATATACACCACTGTCAACACCGTCAACAAAAATGTTGTTTCCAACACCAGTTTGGAATTGTGAGCCTGTACTATCGTCTCCAACAATCCATTCACCGCCAATACTTGCTACAAGAATGTTACCGCTGTTACCATATAGTCCTTTGGCATAACCAGTTGCGCCAAATGCAGTAGGTTGTGTAATAATAGCTCCGTCAGCAGCACTAATATTTCCACTTAGAGTAAGTTCTACTTGTTCATAATTTTCTGTAGCAATGTCACCAGCTTTCAAATCAACAGGTGGTATATTATCAACTTGTTCAAGTCTTGATTGATAACCTTGTGTGTTGGTATTTGTAAACTGACGTGTTGCTGGAATTAAGTCTCCATTAAGTTGTCCATTTGTGTTTAATTGAACAATGGCACCCGGAACAGCAGCAGTTGACACAGTTTTGTCAACAAAGCCTCCTAATCTATTACTAATAAATGCTCTAACAGCTAACTGAGTTGAAAGTCTTGCATTACTTGCACCACCTAGCTCGTCATCGCCTAAGTTTACACTTGTTGAAATTTCTTCAATTGCAACATCTGACAAACTTAGTCTCAAAGCATCAAGTTCATCAACCTGAACTTTGTTTCTAAATGTGATATTACCTGTTCTGTTAAACGCTGTAATAAAGTCACCAACTTTAAAGTCACCAAGTTCGTTTGTACCTGAAGAGTAAACACGACCGGGTAGTTCTTCAAACTGTTCAAATTCACTTTTTGTGTTACCGCCGTTTTGTGGTAATGCGTTATAGTCTGTACCTGAACCTGCATATTCCCAAGTGTGTGATGATGAGTTAACAATACTTGGTCTGTGGAACCAAACCTGATTTTCTGGTAAGGCTGATAGGTTACTTAAAGAACTACTACCGTCAGTTGCTTTAATAGCAAAAGTTGCAGTACCAAGTCCTAATTTAGATTGCGCAGCATTTACACCAATAGTGGTATTTGGTGTGCCAGCGTGATCTGCTGTAATAGTACTAGTTTCGTCGAATTGGATACGCAACAAACTTTGACCAACTGCTACTTGTTCTATACTAACTATAAGTTCTCTTATGGCAGGCTTCCAACTAAACACAATAGCAGCATTATTACTTGTACCTGTAACACCGGTAATCTGTCTACCCGGTACAAACTCATAACTCTCAGAACCCGATTCTAATTCTAATGTTTGATAAGTTGTATGCGAATCAGTAATCTCATTTACAAAGAATTCAATAACACCTGATAAAAATTTATGTGTACCGGTACTTGTAGCAAGAACATTAACATCAAAATCGCCCGATTCGTCAAATGTTAAACTAAATTCGTCATCATTAATAATTTTAATATAATATGTTTGTTCTGCATCTAGTCCTTGTATGACTGGATTGTTATCTGGATCATAAATTACTTTTTGTCCGTTAGTAAATCCGTGATCTACAATTGTAAATACATCAACATTTACGTTTACATCCGTTGAACCATTAAATGTACTTTCGGTAGCATTGGTTTTAAAATCGTTTGTAATATCGCCTTCTGAACTTACATCTTGTGCATCTGGTAAATCATCACCATCATTAATAATAGTTGTTACTATGTCAAATCTACTACCTACAAAATTTCGTGATGCTAATGACAGACTTGTAATTTCTGCTAATGTTAATGCCTTGGCTTGATTAATAGCACTTATAGTTTGTCTTTCTTGTCCACTAATACTAATCTGCGAACTATCGCCAATGTTTTTATTGTAGTAAGATAAACCAGCACTACGTGAATATCTGTTACCTGTATCCCAAGCATCTTTTGCAACAGCTTCAACAATCAGTTTTGTATCACGTAAACATTTTGAATTATCGTATGTAAAGTTATACCACTGTGCAGCATCTACTTGTGTTTCAATGTATGCGTTAACATTTTGTCCAATATTTTTTTGTGCTTCAGGATATAGTCTATCTTTATCTTCTACAAGTGCGGCTGAAACCCAAGTTGTACCTGGTTCAATTTTAGTTGGAGGAGTTGCACCATCGCTATCAACATAATCAATAATTTCTTGTATTCTATCTTTTGCAGCATTAGACGCATCGCTGCTACCTGCTGTTCCGGATGTGTCTTGAGTCAAAGCATTACCAGCGGATACTGTTACCGCTTGTTCAAGAATAACTTGGCCGATAATTTCTTTTAATCTTGCGTAAGAAGCTAATGTTGCATCTTTTTGACCATCAGCAAGTTGTTTTGTTGTACCAACAAAATATTGTATTGCTGCATCAAAAGTTTGTAAATTACCACCGTATGTTAGATCATATCTCAATGCATCTAAAATTAATCCTATATCATTTTCGCACTGAGCAACATCGTATGAAAACGTAGATACAAATGGTGATATTTCTCCAGCAACTTGTACAGCAATCCAGGCAGTAATTTCTTTTATAAGAAAATTTCTGTTGCTTTCTAATTGCGTTCTGGCATCTCCGTAACCTGCCAGGTAGCTACTATTATATCCAGTTGGATCAGTAAGTCCAGTAACACCGACACCTTCAATAGTAACACTATTAGCAGCTGATGTTATAAATGTATGTGCAGATGTTTCGCTACTTGTTCCAACGTTTACAGTAATGGTATCAGATGTCACAGCAGAAATTGTCAATGCTGTTTTTGATGCCGGATCAGTTGATCTTGGATATGTTACTTGAGCAGTGTTGCCATCTGATGCACAAGTAAACGTCAAACTATTATCAGCAATAATTATCGATGTACCTACGGTCAGATTGTGTGCACCGATATTAGCAACTAATATTCCTGTGTTAGGATCGTATGTTGTTCCTGTAGTTGGTGTAAATGTTTTGTCATTATCTAAAATTTCAATAATTTCGTCCCAAAGTGCGTTAACACGAGAGTCATATGTAGATTGTTGTGTAATATTAGTTGTAAACGATTTTGCTTGTGTAAATGCTTCTATGTGTTGTGCTTTTTGTGCAGCAAACAAGGCAGAAGGAAATCTACCGTTAAAATATGTAAGTGCAGAACTAACTGATCTATAATTAGTATCAAATGCAGCATCCCACCTGATAGCATCTACTAACAATCCTACATCTCTAGCACATTTTGTTTGATCATACTCAAATGATGCCCATATACTTGGCGATGCTGCTGCTATTTGTTGATTGATCCAAGTAACAGTATCTGCTGCAATTTGATCTTTTTCAACTAGCAATCTTTCGTATGCTGTTTTATAATCGGCTTCTCTGAAGCGTAAAACAAATTCTTCAACTGGTGTATCTCTGTTGATACCTACAATACTAACTGTCTGTAAACCTTCAAAAGCACCTGTACCTGTAACAAATGCACGGTCAAATTCAAATGCTTTTGGTGAATAACCACTAGATCTCAACGCATACAATCCAAAGTTTGTAGCGGAGTTAGTAATGGAACAATAACCACCTGACTGACAATAAACACCATTTAGTAGGAAGATTTCAAAACAAGACACGATCTGTGCATAAGCATCGTTGGTTAGTCGCCACGCTGTACCACCAAATGATAGAATAGTAAAGGCGTTGGCAACCATTGATTTACCTTGCTCAGGTATTGCGCCAACTACTGGATTTTCTTGCTCTTGTGGAATAAAACCAATGTTCGGTGAAGTAACTTTGCTACCATCAATTTTTGCACCATTCATACCTAAGAAGGACAAAATTGAAGCATTTTGAATATAAGGTGAAGTAGTAATAAAAGGTCTTGTGTCAGGCAAGTTTGTATAATCAGCACGATCAGTAATATTAGCATCAAACGGATCATCAAATGCCACAGCATAATCAGCAGTAATTAAAGGAACTTGATTTTCGTCGACGCCATCACGGAATGTAAATTCACCAAAGTAACAAGCATTTCTAACACGTAAAATATCTCTGTTAGCGTTTGCAGGACGAATAATACAACCACGCAAACCGTCACCTTTGATAACTGTGTTATCTGGAACAATAATAGGGTTGTCCTCGGTATAGTCACCAACTGCAACTTTTACGTTTACTCGTGTACCATTAGTAGTGCCATCGGCATTGTAAATCAAACCTGAAGCAATTTGACACGCACGTTTTACAGTTTTAACTGGAGCACTTTGACCATCGTTTGCATCATCGCCTTGTTCGGCACTAACATAAACAACGTTACCGCCGAAAATATCTGCATCTTGGAAGAATAAATTTCCTTGTGCGTCTGTAGCTATAAGCTGACCAGTAGTACCTACTTGTGGAGGCAATGTAAGGTTGTACCCTGCGTCAAGCGTATCCGGAGATTTTAATGAAATACCATCAGCACCAGAACCTGTAAGTTCTTTGAACGTTAATGTATTTGCATTATTAATACTAATATCATCGTTTAAAAATATACCATTATCAGTAACTGACATTTTTAAGTCGTTGTTAACAGTTGCAGTAATTGCAGCTGATGTACTATCACCTAAGTCATCTACTTCTAATTGTGTATTTCCTTCAAATACTCTTCTTGTAATATCTTGTACAGTGTTATCATCACGCAATAGGTATACTTTACCATCTGCTGTGTTGATTGCTAATTCACCTGATTCTAATTGAGAAACTAACGGCTGTTTACCAGCCACCGCACTACGCTTGTGTCTAATCTTTGTTGCCATAAAGGCTGCCTCCTATTTAGGTACGGGTCAAGTCTATAAAGACGCCCAGTAACACGATATAAATCGTTCTATTGTTATTTATGATAGGAGTAAAAGTGGCAGCTTTATTAGAAGCTACCACCATCTATAGTGTCAGACCAAATTGGAGTCGCATCTGAATCGCTTGTTACAGTAAGTACTTGGAATGTTTCTGAAGCATCTGCTGTACCAGCTGCTGCTGTAACTTGCACTGTTCCTGTTCCTGCACCATACATAATACCATCTTCGGTAAGTGTACTTACGCCTGTACCACCGTGTATAACTTCTAAATCAGTAGTAAGTGAAAGTGTACCAGCAGCTATATCAGTTACAGTAATTTTGTTGTTAATTGCATCAAGCATTTCGGTACTATCATCTGCAAATATACTACCTCTAAATCCTGCTGCATCAAGTATACCAGTTACAAATAAGTTTTGATCAACTTGAACGTTTGTACTAAATGTACTTGTAGTTTCACTCAAACGTAGTTTTTCTACACCTGTACTACCAGCATCCATTGTTCTAAACACCATATCAAAGTCTTCTTGTGACCCTGTAATGTCTTGAGATACTATTTCAATTTGGCCGCCGATTTCAAAATTGTCATTTGTTGTTTCTAATTCAAACTTAATACCTGTACCAGACCCTGCAACAATAGCACCACTTATTGTATGATGTGCAAATGTCATCGGATATACAATGTCGTCAGCTGCACTGTCAGGAGCATTAGCAATAAGTTTTATAGTATCAGGTGTTTCGATTGTTTCGCCTTTGATAATGATTTTATCACTACCTAAGTTACCAATTGTTAGTATACCATTTGTGTTGCCGTTAATGTATCCATTTACGTGCAAGTTTTTACTAATGCCTACACCACCTGCTACTGTTAATGCACCTGTTGTTGTTGATTCGCTTTCTGTAACATTTGCGATACTTAAAGTGTTTGTTGCTGCAATATCAAAAGATGTACTGCTCAATGTAGCTCTAAGTACACCTCCAGTAAAGAAGTCTAGTTCGTCATTGTCTGCACCAGGATTATCTTCGGCAACAATTTTCGTATCTTGATCTACATCAATTACTCCGCCTAAAGTATTCCAAGCTATACCATCATAACCTTCAAATGCATTTAAACTAGTGTTAAATCTGATTCTACCTGTAACATTAGTTGGACGATCGGAAGTAGTACCTACCGGAATCTGTAAACCTGCTACACTATCTATAATAACAACTTCATTGCCAATTGTCATTGTGCCAGTAGCACCACCTATGTTAAGTGTAGTAGCATCACCAAACGCATTTACAGTTGTTGCTACTGTGTTTATTACATCAAATGAGGTAGAATCGGTTGTGATATTACTACCGTTAATTTTAGCATTTCTATCAGCAATCAAATCACGATCTGCTACAACGTCAATACCCGAATGTATATTTTGTTGAGCACTTATACCACCAGTGACTTGTACAGCACCAGTTGTGTTATCTGTAGCGTTTGTGTTGTTTAGAATAATTAATTTAGGTGTACTACCTAAAAGAATTTGTTCATCACCATCTGTAGTATAGATGTTTACATATTCACTGATGTTTTCGTGTATTCTAAAATTATTAATACTATCATCTGGAATATCGATATCTATTTTACCTGAAACAGTATGTTCGGATGTAGTTCTATCTGCACCTAGGTTTGCGTTTGCAGTAACAGTTAAATCAGTGTTTATAAACACACTGCCTTCAACACCAACACCGCCGTCTACAACTAATGCACCAGTGTCTTTGCTTGTTGATATTGTTTGGTTGGCAATAATAACACTTGGCTGCTCACCAAATGTAATTGCTTCTTCACCTTCTCTAGTATTGATGCTTATATAATCTTCAGTGCCTTCAGTAATACTATATGCTTGTAATGTTTCATCTGGTATACTAATATTAACATCACCGTCAAATACTAAGTTTCCGTTAACAGTTAGAACACCTTCTATTGTAACATCTGGATTAATTGTAACAGTACCTGTTGCAGCACCAATATTAATAGTGGTTGCCGCAGCTAACATATCTATGCTTTGTACACCTGTATTAAGGAATTCAAAACTTGTATTTGTACTTGTAATTGCATCACCGTTGACTGCTAAGTCTCCTGTCATACTTACATCGCCAACAATATCACCGCCTGTTGTTTTGTTCAAGTATCTTGCTTCAACATAATTTGAAACAGCTCTTTGTGTAGGTGCTGTTTGGAAATCTTGTGTGCCTAAACTTGATAACAATGCTTCGTTGTCACTAACCTCTTTTAATTCAACACCAACTGGAATACCGTTTCTAATAAACGGACCAACACTTGTCAAACCTTCTAGGTCAATTTCATTAGCATTTAAGCTGATACCACCTGTAAGTGCATTAACAGCAAAGAAGTTACCAACTCTAAAGTTACCAATTTGGTCAACTGTACCACCAGCAAATATTTTACCTTGATTTGATTCTACAATCTCAGTTTCAGGTATTGCTGTACCGCCAAAGAATGGAAGTGCATTGTAGGTTATACCAGCACCGACATACTCAAATGCGTGTCCACTTGTACTAACAGTACTAACATTATTTAAATCTGCAAGTTTATCTGTGGTTACACTAATAACACCAGGGAATACGTTGATATCAAAAATACCACCGTATACTAAGTTTAATGAACTAATGGCATTATCAACAATATCGTCTTCAGCATCAAGTATTGCATTTCGTTCTTGTAAAAATATTGAATTACCTAATGTTAAATTGTGCTCTCTTTCAAACCAATCGCCCATTGTTTTTGCTTCAATTGCATCAGCAACCCTAGCAATTAATAATTCTAGTTCGGCTCCAGGAAGTTCACCAGTTTCTAATAATGTACTTCCATCTGGTATGGTTAGTAGTTGTGTTGCTGGGTTACCAAAACTTTTTGTAACTGTTTCATTTTTTGAAACTTTGTTTACAATTGAAGCAAGATACTTATTTGCATATGCTGTGATACCCGTTTGATCTCCATAATCGCCTGTTATACCAGTAAGTATCGCACCATTATAATATGCTAATGCTGCTCGACGAGATTGTTTATCACCACCATACATCATATCGTATATTGCTGCATCAATAATATAACCTGTATCTCTTTTACACTTATCAATATTATATGAGAATCCTAAAATATTTTGTTCAATGTATTTGATTGTTTCTGTTTCATAATACGATTTTTGTACAAAAAATGATTCTGCTGCGTCTCTAGTTGCTTGGTTAATCCAGGTATAATTAGGTTCAATTTCAGCCGGTGTTCCAATTAAAGTTTGATTAGTTATTGCTGTTTTTAATATACCAATCAAATTTGTAAATGTTGTTCCTACTGCTGCATTTCCGTAATTGCCGCTCAATACTTGTGATAGACTATTTCCTGACTGTGGAATAACTGCTACACCTTGAATAGTATCATCAATTACACTTTGTAAATGGTTGTATGCTGCTACTGTAGGAGCAACTTGTTCATTTGGCAAGTATTGTGTACTACCTAGGAAGTATGCACGAGTTGCTATTAGTGTGCTAATGTTTGCTTCGTAGAAAGCATCGTGTACAATAGCATCAATAATATAGCCTGTGTCTCTTTTACATACTTCTTGATCATAGCTAAATCCATTATAAGTTGTGTTAATATAGGTAATTGTATCTGCTACAATAGTATCTTTTTCTGTTAATAAATTATTAACTCCAGCAATCACATCTGCATTTGCAAATGTTGCATAATCTGGCTTGACTTCTGTAGGCAAATTATCTAGACCGTCAGTTATAACATCTTGTATAATTTGCAACAAGTTAGCTGCGGTTGCTGCTTCTGTTGTAGTTCCTGCACCAGCAGTTGTATCTTGTGCTTCACTTGATTGCCAAGTATAATCAACTGCTTGATCTTGTATAATTTTATTTAATATAGTTGCTGTATATTCTAACGCTGTTGCAGTTTCTGCTTTTTGTCCTTCAACTTGTGTTTGTGTACCTACCCAATAGCTACGTGCAGCATTAAGCGTAGCACTATTGCCACCGTATAATATATCATATGTTAATGCATCAACAATATACTTTGTATCTCTATCGCATTTTGTGCTATTAAAGTTGAATCCAGTAAAAGTGTCTGCAATAAACTGTGTTGTCAAACTTTGTATACTTGACTTCTGTGCAACAATAGTGCTGTAATCTTGTTGCAGTTCTGATGTAGACCAAGTAACACTTGGTAATACTTCGTCACCTAACGGATTAACATTATCGTAGCCATTTATGTGATCAATAATAATATCTACCAATAATTCAAGTGCTGCACTTTCTGTTGCGGTTGCTGCACCGTTTGTGGTGTCTTGAGTTTCAGTGTTGCCAGTTGTAGGTGTTAGTGGAGTATTTGTGATAATTGCTGGAATCACAGTATCTTTTAAGTGTGTATAGGCATTAGTAGTTGGTGTTAGCTGGTTTACAGGAAGTTGTGCTACTGCACCTTCAAAATAACTAGCTGCTACTAGTCTAGTTGCTGAGTTACCACCATAAAGTATATCGTGTGATAAACCATCTACAATATATTTTACATCACGATTGCATTTAGTTTGATTATAACCTGCCGGCGGTGTGTTATCATTTACATATGCAACAATCTCAGCTGCAATAAAATCTCTATTTGCTTGTAATTGATCTTTTGCATCTTCTAGATCTTGGCTTGCACCAACCGGAGTAGTAAATGTTATAGCATCGGCTGCGGTATCTGTACTAACAACGCCATTTTCAAATATATCTATAACTTCATTCCACGATGCTAATGCCCTTGCTTCTCCAGTATCACTTAATCCTTTTTCGATTGTTTCTTTACGTGCAAACTTAAATGATTCGAGTGTTTGTAAACCTTGTGCTGCTTTGTTAGTTGCAGCGGTGGCTCTTGAGTAGGCTAATCCTGCTGTTACAGTATTATAGTTTGTTCCTAGTGCAACATCTTTTGATATTGCATCTAATATTAATCCAATATCTCTTTCACATTTTGAACTGTCATATGTAAAATTAACGTAATTCTCATTTATGTAAGCAACTGTTTCAGCAGCAATAAAATTTCTATTATTTTGTAATTGAGATTTTGTGTTTATTTCGGCTGTTGATGCAGTTGATGGATCTGTAAATGTAAGTGGATCAGCAGCCTGCGGTGTGCTTACTGCACCGTTTTGTATAATATCAATTACTTCGTCAAATGCTGCTTCAACATCTGATTGCGAGGGCGAATGTGTTGTTGCATCACTGGATCTACTTTTTGCAAAATTAATACCGCCGATTGTTTCTGTATTTTGATCACTTAAAACATATGCACTGTTTGCTCTTTGATATGATAATCCTGCTGTAACTGCATTGTAGTTTGTACCAAGCAATGTGTCATATGCTGCTGCATCAATAATAAGTCCGGTATCTCTTTCACACTTAGCACTATTGTATACAAAATATTGATTGTTAATAAATTGTACAGTTTCTTCTTGTAAAAATGCTTTATTTGCAAGAACTTGATCAACTCCATAAATTAGTTCATTACTTGCAGGACCAGGATCCGGGTATTCAATACCTACACTAGGTAATTGATCAAATTCTATAATATCAAGAATTATATCCCATTTTGCTGAAACATCGTCTCTGATTAAATCATTAGTTGTAACTGCTGCTATTCCTAATGTTTTTGCATATTTTAATGAAAGAATTGTAGCTGGTTTTTGTTCTGAATTTAGATATGCAACATTTGCACGTTTATATGCTGTAGCTGCCTGTATACTATTATGATTAGTACCTAATAGTATGTCACGATTAATTCCATCAACCAAGTAACCGATATCTCTTTTACATTTATCTTGATTGTATGTAAGTGTTGGATTATTTGCTAAATTATATGATATAGCATCAGTAATAAAACCGTTACGTCTAGCTTCAATAATATTTGCAGCATCTACCTGTAACGCAGGTTCGTCCCCGTATGTTGGATATGTTAAAGTTGAAGGCAATCTATCTAGTGTTACATTATCTATCATATCTTCAATGTTAAACAATAATGTATCTAGAAAATCAGCTTCACTCTGTGTTGCATTGTTGCTTGTAAAATCTTGACTAACGCCATTACCGGTTGTAGCTGTTACAGCTAAACCTCTAGCTACTCTACCTATTACAAATCTCATACGTGCATATGATTGTACGATAGCATTTCTATCATTAGGTGTTAAATCTGAAAATAAAGTTCCGTCTGCACCATTATCAAAATAATATCTAGCTTCTAAAACTGTACTACTATTACCGTTGTACAGGACGTCAAAGGTCATAGCATCGATTATTCTTTCAAAATCTAATTTGTAATTATCCACATCAAAACTAAATCCTGGAGCTTCTGCTGCTAGAAAAGTTGTAAATTCTGTTGTCAAAAAGTTTTTGTTTGCTTGTAATTGATCTTTAGCATCTGCTCTATTGCTATCAACTCCTGCGTGTTCAGGAAATACAATTACATTTGCCGAACTATCACCATCATCAATAATATTCATAAACTGGTTGAAGCCTTCTTTAACATTTGTTAATGCAATTGTACTTGCTTGTACTTCGGCTAGTGCTTCAAATTTTTCGCTTAGGAATCTAAAACTAGACAACAACATTGGTTTGAATCTAGTGCGTACTTCGTATTCTTGAGCAAGTCTAATAATTTGCTGGTTACTTTCTAACGCTGCAAACATTTGAATACCATTAATAAGTGTTGTCATATCACTAGTATAATCAGCTTGGTTATAACTTAGTTCAGTAAACTGATCATTAACATATGCTGCAACTTCTTCTACTATAAACTCTCTATTTTCTAAAACATTATTTTTTGCAGCAATTCTTGCAGGGTCGATAGTATTCAGATCGTTTAGTGTATTAGCAATATCATTTTGATTATCGGGCTGTACACTACTGTCCCCTTCATTAATTGTGCTTGTAATTATGTTAAACAAATAATCAATTTGCTCTTCCATTGCTAGATTAGTAGTTTCGGCCTTCATTCCGTCTCTAGCCGATTCAATACCAAAAACAGTTGGTGCCAATTGATCTGATAATACTTTACTTGATGTTGCTCTCAAGTAACTTGTTGCTGCTGCTTGTGATTGATAACTTGTGCCTAAAACAATATCAGCAGTGACAGCGTCAATAATCCTACGTAAATCTCTTCTACATACTACCTCATCATAAACAAAAGGTGGATTAATTTGATTAGTTCCAGTAATATAATAATAAAGAGGGTCACCTTCAAATTTAATTATACTACCTGTTTGTGGTTTGTCTCTTAAACTGTTTAGGGTTACTGTGACATTAGAGGCAAGATTAATTGTGCCTGTGGCTTGAGCAGTTGCTCCGCCTCCACTAAATGAAATTAAAGGGACACTAGTATAACCGCTACCTGCTTGTTGTATTGTAACAGCAGCTAGTTTTCCTGAAGTAGTGTCTATTGATGCAGTGGCAGTCGCTGTTACGCCTCCAACTTTTGATGGTCCTTCTATTACAACAGTAGGAGCAGAAGTATAATTTGCACCAGGTGTATTAATTGTAACACTTGCAACAGTACTAAAATAATCTTGCTGTGGTCTGGCAGTTGTATATGCTTGTGGATAGAATCCGTCTGCTTCAATACCTTTTAATCCAAAGTCACTTACAGAGTTTGAAATAGATAGATAGCCGCCTCGTGTGGTTTTAAAACCAACACTACAGAATACTGAGAAACAACTAACAATTTGTGTGTAACCAAAATTATCAATCCAAAAGCCAACTCCGCCTTGTGCAATTTGTGTAAATGCATCTGCAACAAAACTAAACACAAGTGATGCAGGATCATATTGATTACCGTCAACATATAGGCCGCCACCGCCGCCTGTGTCATTAACTTGTTTGCCAGAAGGTAAAGCAGGATAATCTTCAACCATTAATGGTTTAGCACCAGGTTCAATTCCTGGTATCTGCACTGTTTCGAATGGAATAAATTCTGTGCCGTCATTCAACCAAGGACCATTCATATTTGTACAGTTTTGTATATATGGTGATGTTGTTACAAGTGCGCCTTCTCGTATTTCAGCACACCATCCTGGATATCTTAACCCTCTCATAGTAAGTTCGTGTAAGTAACAACCATTTCCCATATAGAAAATAGTTTGCGTATTATTTCTTGGGAAAATTCTAGTATTTCTTAAATCACCAGTACCTCTAATAGTAACAAAATCTGGTAGAGTTATTGGATTTGATTCATAGAAATCTCCTGGTCCTACAAGAATTGTAGTACCCGGGCTTGATGAAGCGACAGCACTTTTAATTGTTGCTTTCGCTCCGTCTGGTCCTAAACTTTTACCGTCATTTAAATCATTACCGTCTTGGGTAACATAAAGTATGTCAGTAACTTCAGAACCGCTTGCGTTTCCTGTAACAACTAAGTCGCCGTCAATCGTAACCTTGCGACCGCTTGGTTCGATTAAGACTTCGCCATCTGCTGTTAATGTTACACTAGTGTCTCCTATTAACCTGCTATGTAACGACTGTCTCTTAAAATAATCCATTTATACTTCCAAATAACTTACTGTAACACTTAAATTTTGTGGGTTAGCACCTACAAACACTAATCTGTCATCTGCCTCTAAAATCAATCTTTCTACATTAAATGTAAATGTATCTGCCGCTGCAACTTTTAAGTCATTTAAAACTAAATTTCTAAGTGTTTTACTTTGACCAGCTGGTATAACGTGCATATCAAATGTTGTATCATTTGCACCACTAGAGTCATCAAACTGGTTGTTACACACTAGAACTGTAGTTATAGCATATTTCTTAGCTGCTGGGACAGTAATTAATATTGTATCTGTGCTTGCTATTTGTGCGTTTACTATTGCCATTTCTGTTCCTTTAAAATATTATACTGAAAAGTAGTGCTTTGTTCCGACTTGCTAGTTCGTCTTGAGTTGTATCTTCATTTACAAAAAATATACCTGTTCCTCCATCTGCTAATGGTTTACTATATAACGAAACTCCATCAGTTGGTACAACTGGGTCTGCTAATTTTTTGATAGTAGTAGCAGTATCTAATCTAACACCGCCAGTACCTGCTCCTGCAAGAACAACATCGCCATTAACATCGCTAGATGTAATAGAATTAGCAGTAATTTTAATATTGCCAATTTCTAAGCGATTCTCAAACATTGTTGCTAACAAATTGTCATCGATTTTAAATTCAATTCTACTTGTTGATGAATCAACTTCAAAGTCAAAAGTTTTTACACTAGTAGGTGTAGTATCGCCTTTTGAAATACCTGTTTGTAAGTTTTGTGTTGTGTATCCTCTTACAAAGTCTTCAAGTAATCTAGCCGATACTAATGCGTCATCGTCGTTTGGTAAAACTAATTTTGTTGGATTACTGGCATTAGTAGTAATGTCATCGCCTGTGTAGTCATACACTTGCTTTTCGTAATCAGTGGTACCTGTAACTGTAACAATACCTGTACCTTCAGCTAGTAAAGTTAAATTGTTACTTCCTATAGTATCTGGTCTAATACTAGATGCAACTAATCCGTTAATAGCATTAGTTGAGTCTTGTAATATCCAACTACCTTGACGAGCTATTCCGCCACTAATACTTTGTACTCTTTCGTCCCAGAAGAAGTAAGCATCATTTGCGATTCCACGCTCAACAATTAAACCGGCTGTGTTTAATGTAACTCCGCTGCCTGTTTCACCTGCGTTGACAGTAATAGTATTATCTTCAACTACAAGATCACTAGATCCAATAGATGTGCTTTCACCTTGAACTGCAAGATCACCGGTTACTGTGACAGCACCTGCTGGTCCTACATCTAATTCAATGCTTCCGCCATTATCTACTTTGATTACATAAGAATCTGCGCCGATTCTATTGATACGTTGAGCCATTTAGAAACTCCTTAAATGGCTGTCAGTCTTAACAATGATTCGGTAGAGTCGTCCTCAGTAGTCCAAGTATAACGGTTACCGTCCCAATCAACTGCTGTTCTGTTGAATAGTTTCTTCAGAATAACAGGACTGCCTGCTAAGCCAACTAATGACATTTCTGCTGCTGCATTTGGAGCAACTTCATTAACAAGTCTGCATACGAATGTATCAGAACCGTTAGTTGTTACTGTAAATTTGTTTGTACCTTTTTGATTCACAATGTAACCTTCTACACTTGATGATCCGTTGTGATATCTAACTGGTATTGTTGGTGTGGTGGCTCCAGTAGCGCCAAAGTTTCTTTTATTAATAGGTCTTCCCATTTGTTTTCTCCTGTTTAGAAGTCCGATGCCCGTTCTATGAGCTACGCTGCGGGTACAGCATAAGTCCGCCTTGCGGCATACTATCTGACAATAGTATTTATCCTTTTCGAAAAAATGGGTTATAATGTTCGTAAAAAAAGGCCCACCGAAGTAGACCTTTTTCTATAATGTTGATAGGTTGGACTTCAGAATACCAACAACCCGGCTTTGCAGTCTGTTCTGCTAAATCACCAAGAGCCTAGTATCAAACAGTTACGTTTAAAGTCGCATCTTCGTGTCTCCACGCTCATACGCTGTCACTACAACTACTAGCCAAGTTTGAGACCTGCTATCTCTCTTCCTTGCACTATCTAACTAGGACCGTCGTCTTTGTTATGTACTTAATATAGCATATACAAAATAAAAGTCAACCTATTTTTACAATATTTTCTGCATATCTTCTATTATTTTTTTCAATTTGTTCATATTCAACACGATCACCAATAATTAGTTTATGTTGATTTTTATCAAACAGTACGTCAACACGTACTTGACCAAATGCATCTGGACGTACAACACCCCATTTACCTGTAAACTTATAAACCTGACCTTTGTATATCATTATATTACTCCTTGTGGGTATTTACTCATAAAAATAGGCCCCGTAGGGCCTATTTTGAACTTGTAAAGTTTAGCTTATGAGAAACTCAAGTTACCTGTGTTCACTTCAACTTTCTCTACGTAGTCAGCTGCGTTACCAAGAGACGAAGCTGTGTTTGACAACTCAACATATCCATAACGAGTCATAAATGATACGACTGGCTCAAATGATGTTGGGTCAAGTACAACGCCACTACTCATTAACGGAATGTATGGGCAGTAGAACGCTGCTGCGTCTGATTCTGAAGAACCTTTGTATCCAACTAATACATCATCATCTGCTGCATATGTGTTTACGTAGATTTTCATTGCACCGTTCAAAGTACCAACCATTTTAGTATTTGTTGGTGCTTCAAAAGTACCTTCAGTTGTTCTTGCGAACGCTGAAGTTGTTGCTGACTGAAGTACAGTCAAAATTGCTGGAGAAACAACAGCCCAGTTACCTGCGCCTCTACGTGTTCTCTGTGCAATTCTGTTTGCTGCTCTGTTAACTAGAACTGCTAAAGCTGCGTGTTCGTCGCCAACAAATGTAGCTGTACCAGATACTGCTGCTTGGTTATAAGTGTCTGTACCTGTTCCTGCTAAAGAAGCAAGTGATCCTAGGACCTCTTGATCGATTTCTGCAGTAATTTCTTGAGCAAGTGCTGCCATAATTTCTGCTTCTACATCGATACCGTGCTGGCTTTGAGCGTCTTGTGCCGCTTCAAATGTCCAACGTGCTGATAACTTACGTGATTTAGCTTCAACAGTCTGTTTCAAGATCTGAATGCTAAGTTTATTACCAGCTGCACCTTCTAGAGCTGCTGTTGCTGCTGCTTTACCACTGGTTGCACCAGAATATGCTTCAGCAATTTTGAATGGTGAAAGTGCTTCTTCTCCAGCTGTTGCTCCGCTTGCGCCTGAGCCTGCTGTATCAGAGTAACGTACTCTCAATGTGTGGATTTGACCCACTGGACCTGTCATTGGCTGAACACCAACGATTTCGTTTGCAATCACTGTTGGCATAACACGTCTGATCACTGGTAGGATCACACGGTTAAGTGTTGCGATATTGCCGGCAGAGGTAGCTCCAGCACCTGCAGTCTCAGCCAAATACTTGCGTGTATTCTCAAGTGTTGACGCCATAACTGCTTTCTTATTGCCATTTAGGCCTTCAAGAAGTGCTGTTTTAGTCTCTTGCCAGCGACTTTCTAATAGTTCTGACATTGTTATCTCCTTAATTCAAACCAGCTAAACGCTTGATATCAACTACGTTGCTATCAGCCTTTGCTGTTATATCAGTTGTTTCTGTTCTGTTGCCTGTTACTTCTTTTGCCTCTGCTAAAACTGCCTTCTTCGTTGGACTCTTGCCGTCGATAACTGCCGGTAAGTATTTCTCAAACTGTGATTGTAATTTTCCTGTTTGAACTGATTCTAACAAGTCCATCATTATTTCTTTCTGGTCAATGCTCAACGGAGCTACTAAACCATCAATACTTTCTTTGCGTGACACAGATTCAGTGATCTTTTTGTTCTCTGCTGCCTGTGCTTCTGCAAGTTTGATTGCTTTAGACGCTGCTTCTTTTGCTTCTGCAAGCTGTTGGTCTTTAGTACCTACAACCCTTAGTAGTTTAGAAGTTTCACTCTTCTCGTTAAGATATGAGTGTTGATATTCGTTAGCAAATGCTTCGAATAATTTACGTCCAAAATCATTTTCACGTGCTGCTTCAATATCTTCTTTCAGTGAAGAAATCTCTTTTGTGAGACCCTTTGATACTGTTTCTGATACCAACGCTGCACTTTTCTTAATAAACGTTGACTTAACGCTACTAAGATGTTCTTTGGCTTCACGTACTAAACGTACTTTTGTTTCGGCCAAGTCTTTTTTGTCTTCGTAAAATTCTGCAAGTTCTTTCGCAAGTGATTCTACTACAAACTCTTCTAGAGCAACAAATTTATCTGCCATTGCTTTTTGATCGGAGTGCAGTTCTTTAATTTCTGTAGCAAGTTGCTCAGAAACAAAAGATTTCATTAGATTAGCATTTTTACGCTGAGCAACAGCAAATTTTGCTTTTGCTTCTGCTAGTTGTTTACGATCGTCTTGGAATTCTGCGATTTCTTCTGCTAGTTTTTCTGTAACAAGACTATCAATGGCTTCTACCATTGTAGTTTTATCGTGTTCATACTTTTTAGCAAATTCTTCGCGTAGTTCACTAGTAACTTCAAGTCGATTTTCTTTAACTTTTGCGTTCCACGCTTCCTCTAATTCAGAACGTACTTCTTCTGATAGTGCGTCATTTTCGAAGAGATTTTTGAGTGCATCTAACATTAATTTCTCCTCGTTATTGGAGCCTGTCTATTATATTCAATAGACTCTCTTTTAAATACTTTTGTGCCTTTTTGTCGCCTTGTACTTCTCTTGAATTTAAAAATGCCTTGTATCCGCCTCTTTCGTTCATTAAATGTTCGTAAATTGGTGTTGGATACGCACCGGGGGCGCTGGGCTGAGCCACAACGTCCACAGTTATTATTTCGAATCCGGCGACTTCTCCGCCGCCGTCTACTTCGCCACTACCTCTCGATGAAACACCAAGTTTGACGCCGCTTTCAAGCATTGTCTTTACTAGTTGTCCCATCGGAGTTGGTAGTACTTTAAGTTTTCCGTAACCATTAGGTCCGTCCATCCACATTTCATTAATCATATGGCTAACACGGTCTAGGTTAATATTAAGTCCTTCAGGATGATCTACTTCGCCTAACACTGAGTAGCCGCCACTAATTTGTTCGTTGAGTGTGGTGACAGCCCTGCTAATCTCATTTACGGGATAAACACGCTGATTTGCGTTTTTGACTCCGCCTTGAATACAAATGCCTTTCATAAAAAGGTCTTTGCCGTCATTAGCAGACTCAACTACAATCTTAGCCTGGTCGAAACTCAAATGTTCGTTTAAGTGTTTCATCTTTTAGTCCTTAAGCGCCAATTGTTGATTTAGTATTAGCGCCGTTGTCTCCCTTTGCAGGGGCTTTTGCTGAGTTCATTTTCCCAGCTTTTCCACCAGGAACGTTTACGTTACCAGCGGTATCTGTTTTTGGTGCGCTTGCGCCAGTACCTTTTTCATCAGCTGATCCACCTTTTGCAATATTTGCAGATGATCCGCCCATATTATTTGCACCAGCAACTACTGATTTTGCATTAGCACCGTTGTCACCCATTGATGCTGTTACTTTATCAGTATATTCACGCATCACTTCTGTGTTTGACTTGGCAACTTTTGACTCTTCTACTTCTTCGTCACTTGCTTCATCAACTTCTTCATCAGTTGCTTCGTATGCAAATGCTTCTTCTTCAGCATCGTCGTCGTCGCCTTCTTCGGAATCCATATCCATTGGCATTTCGTCACCTGCTTCATCGTCTGCTGGTGCTTCATCGTCCATCATAGATTCAAATTCTGCTTTTAATGCTTCTAATTCATCTTCTAGATCCATTACACGATCTTCGATGTCGCCGTCGGCATCGTCCATACCCATTTCGTCGCCTGCTTCATCGTCGCCGGCGTCCATATCCATATCTGGCATTTCGATGTCGCCTATCATAGCGTCTGCTGGGTCAGCTTCTACTGCTGGTTCATCAAAGAATCCTTCTTCAACTTCTTCATCAGTAGCTTCATCAACTTCTTCGTCAGTAGCTTCGTCAACTTCTTCATCAGTTGCTTCGTCTAAATCTTCGTCATCTGATTCATCGACTTCTTCGTCAGTAGCTTCATCAACTTCTTCGTCAGTTGTTTCATCTACTTCTTCTTCATCTTCGAGTAATGATTCGTAAATATCTCTTGATTTTTCCACTACAATTTCGTGGAAAAGTTCTGCTGCTTTTTCGCGATCTTCATTAACAAGATGCTCAAGCATTTCTTCAAACTTATTGCTGTCAGTCATTGTTATCTCCTTTAGTTATCTTTACAAGGCTGTCTATTATATTTACACTTTATATAAAATATACGCTTAAAATGGGGTCAAAACAGCGTATTTTAGGATTTCATTGGGGTTAAACCAAAAAAATCAATAAAATTATCAATTGTGATGTGTTTTAAATTATTACAATCTTTTAATGTGTCCGGTATATAGCTTTCCTCATTTGCCGTAACTCTAACGTATTTAGTACGGACAAACTGATTTATACAAGTCATTGTTTGCCTCTGCCAATTACCGTAGTATGTAGCTCTATCTTGTGTATTTTTATAATTTTGGGTGCCGGCATATATGTTGTTTACATACTCTTGTTTTTCACCAAGCCCGGTATAATCAAACCCTAAAATATATATTTCTGCATTATCGTGCATACTGGCCATATGCAATGCAGTGGGTCCGCTACTCCATCCTTTATTAGGATTAAATTTATTGATATTAGGATCTTGCTTGGTTAGTTTGTTTGGATTACTCCAAACTTGGTGCTTATGATGATAGTTTGTTTTTTGTATTTCCATTATCATTTTTGTGTCAACAGCAACAAGATAATCTGGTGCAAACGTTCTATATAGTGCATTGCAACCATATATTGTTCCGTGTTGTTTTAAATCAAATGGATTAACTTTTTTACGACTTATGCCATTTCCTAGCACAAACGCTACTTTTTTGCTTGACATTTGTCACCTTTTGTTAAACTGCGGCTTGTGCTTGTGCGGCCAGTCCGTACATTTGTTTAACAAATTCTAACTCTTTTGTAGTTTCTTTTTGGTGATTTTCTGAGGCTTTACGTGCCTTGTTGATATCTTTTAAAGAAAGTCTTGTTTTCCTTGAATCATCAACTTTCATCACACTGGTATCATCAGCCGGACTATAAGTAAGGTCTTCAATTGGTTCTAGGTTGTCTTTGTCAAAGTAAAAAAGTTCTCTAAGTATCATAGTTTTATTTATACAGTTTGGTCAGTTGGTGCTGCCTCTGCTCCTCCGATATCGTCACCTGTTGCAGTCTCAGGCGGAGTGCCTTCTCCTGCATCTATTGCATCACCTTCGTCGCCAAGCTCAGTTTCTAAGCCTCCAAAGTCGTCGGTAATACCTGCGCCTGATAATCCTGCTGCACCCATTTCGGGCTGCTGTGCTGCTGCATCTAAGTTGTCTTGATTTTCTTCTTGCCATAGACGTTCATTTTCTGCTATTTCTTCATCGCTCATACCTAAAAAGCGTTTTAATGCAAATCTATTTGACATAAATGGCACCGATTGGATAGTACTAAAGGTGCTGATTCTATTGTTGTCAAGTTCGGCTTGTCTATATGCAGCAAAGTTTTGAGGTGGTGTTAGATCTAAATCAAACATTGAATAATCAACATTAACACCTTTGTTTTTAAGATATAATTTAAATTCTAAGTTAAAAACTTCTTCAAGCATTCCTTGTAAACGTTCGCAATATTTGTTAAATCTTAGCTCTTGAATGTATGCTGTACCTACTCGCCCATCGTTGTATTGACTTGCCCCATCGTCTGCGCCTGTGGGTAAGTAACTGCTAGGAATACGCAATCCGCGAACCAATTTGTTAGTAAAGTATCTAAGGTCATCAATCTCTCCTAGGTTTGTACCGCCTGGTAGTGTTTCAACTTTTGATCCACGTCCTTCAGCAGTTTGAGGGAAAAAGTAATCTTCGTTGATTGACAGTGGATTGTATGAGCTGTCTATGACATTTGTTCCGCCACCTGTCTTGGATGGGATGCGTCTTTGATGTATTTCCGTTTTTACACGCTCCACAAACTGCATAGCAAGGTGCGAAGGCATATTGCCCACATCAACGTAGAATACTCTGCGCTCCGGCGCACGTTGTACTCGATAGATAATAATAGCATCTTCGAGTAATTCTTTTTGTTTGTATACTTTAAAAATACTTTCAAGTAAACTATTACCAAAAGGAAAGTTTTGATCCAATCCTTCACTCATCGATAAGTGAACTACATTATTTGCATCAACAAATGTTTCGCTTTGGTCTGTTTGCCATCTACTTGTTCCAGATGGAGGTGTTGCTGATCCTGTAGCTGCTTTTTGACTAACAGTCTGGTAGCCCGATGTTCCGCCTGGACCGTAGCTGTTTTGCTGATTTAAAGGTGTTGCTTCTAAAGCACCAAATGCAAAATTTAAATTCTTTACAACATATTGTTCAGGACGTTTTCCTTCACTTTCGTTTACAATAATCTTTGTTACTTGGCTAGGATCAACGTGGAACCATTTTTGTGATTCAGGATCTCTGATAAAAAATTGGTCTCCGTATTTAAAAGAATTACGTATAATACGGAACATACGAGTATCAAACTGTTGAATTTTACACCATTGTTTTAGATACTCTCCTAATATTTTTACCTCTGAATTATTAGCTTGTTTTTTAAAATTTATATTAAAATGTGTATCGTTGTCAGAAGCTTTTTGTGAACAAAACTCAGCAAGAATATCTAATGCTGCATTCACTTCGCTGTCACTATCCATTGTATTATATTGATTGTATCTTTCGATACGGTTAGGCGAACCTACATAAACATCAGGTAAATGGGAACTGTAATTAGAAGCAGCTGGTCCCGGACCTGCTTGTCCTTTCATAGTAAATGGACTATAACTTCCATTTGAATTATTACTTGTTGGGACTGGTGTAAAAAATTTCTTCCAACTCACGTGCCTATTCCTTTTAGCATATTGCCGCTTAAACCTTTAGTAGCTCTAAATTGTCTCTTACCTGTATCAGCTGCACCACTTTCTACTCTTAGTAAACTTTCTAATAGCGAATTTTGTGTGTTTAATTTTCCTTCAAGCATAGAGACCATTGTTTCTGTAATACTATTACTTATCGTATCTGTATCATTATTATACGACGAAGTGGCATTATTGTCAATCTGTGATCGCAATCCTCGCATCATAGTAAGTAAATTACGAGTATTTTCAGTGCTTAAAACATTTCCTGGCCCGGTAATAAGTTCAGGACCCATTTCTCCTGTAACTCCTACTTCGCCTGATCTAATATATCCTCCTGATGCAAACCCTCTTCCGGTAAATCCACTCCTTTTATAGTCAGCAAGTCTACTATTTGTAAATGCTTGTCCTGTCTTTTGTATAGCAGTCGAAAGTTCGGATTTCATTTTATCTATTTCTGCACCGATACTATCTGCTTGTTGTGTTTGTCCTGTAAGCATTGCTTCAGTTTGTCTTGCACTAAGCTGCGCAATTTTTTGTTCAGTTTCTGCAACTTGTGCTCTTGCATCGCTTAATTCTTCTGATAATGTTTCAGCATTTGTATTTGCATTTTCGTCTGTTGCTAGTTCAGGTACACCTAAATCATTTACTGTCATATTTTCAACATCACCGACTTCCATATTAGGCAAATTCTCGATTGCAAAACGTCCCTTTTCGTATACTCCTGCAACGTTTTCTGATGCTCTAAATAAATTATCAACAACTCCGCCAAGTTGTGTTGTAATCTCTCCTGCACTTGGCATTGCAGCTTGTACTTTTTGTAATGCAGTAACACCCATTTCTTCTAAGTTTTTAAGTGCAGTTTGTTGTGTTGCAAGCACCATTTTTTGAGTGGCTTCGTTTAATTTAATAGTTTCATCTATGAGATTTTTTGTATCTTCGGCACCCATTTGGATTTCTTGTTGACGTTCTATTTCAGCAGTAATTCTTTGCAATTTTACAAGAGTGTCTTCTGCTGCTGCTCCTGCTGCATTTAGTCTGTTTGCAAACACATATGAATCTTCTCTTAATTGATTCTGTGCTTGGCTTATACCTGTCAGGTTGCCTAACATACCGATTTGTCTAGCTTCTTCGGTTCCTAGATAATCTGTAAATGCTGCTTGTGTTTGTGATATACTTTGATCAAATGCATCAAAGTTATTTGTATTCATACCCGATCTAAATGCATCTACTTGTGCTTGAAATTCATCAGCACTATCGCCTAATGCAACAAATGCCTGTCTAGTTTCGTCTGTAGTAGGAGCACCACGTATTAACAAGTCTTTAAACAATTCAGAAAATTGTGGCCCCATAGTAGAACCAATTTTTGTTAGTCCTGTACTAAGTGCTTCGCTTGCATCAGCACTTTGTCCAGTTAAGAATGCTTGCACATCGCCTTGACGTCTTGCCTCTTTCATTTGGTCAGCAAGATCCTCACGTTGCTTACCTGTAAGTTTACTAAGTGCATCTAACTCTTTTGCAAACTCTAATGCACTTGCATTTCTATCTCTACCTACACTGCGTTCTAATTGATTGTCTTGTTCAGCAATTTCTGCATATGTTAACAAGTTTTCATTTATGTCTTCAACAGTAAATCCTAATCTACGTAAATTAGTACCTACATCACTTTGTAACACACTGGTACTAAATTGTCTAAACCTACTGATTGCTTGATCAGTTGTACCACCAAATGCGCTCAACCCTTCTGTGTTGTCTTTTAACATCTTGGTCATATCTTCAACAGTCATACCAAATTCAGCAGCAGCAATTTTTATCTCTGTCATTTGCTTGCCAAAGCTTGCACCAATTCCTGTTAAACTTTGATATTCTGCTAAACTGTTTTCAGCGAACATTGTTAAAGCATTTACAACTTTACCAAGGTTACCTAATATTTTTGTATTTTTATCTAATGCTTTACTGTAGTCAGATAGTTTCATACTACCTGATAACAAGTTACCAGCTAAACCAACAACTGAATTTGCTGCGCCCTTTGCTTCTCTACCTAAGAAACTTAAGGCGTTGCCACTACCAGTTAAAAATTCGTCTATTTCCGAAGCCAAAAGACATACTCCTGCATTTTTTTGTTTATAAATATTCTATACTAGTATTTACCTAGGGAATAATTATGGAAAACGAAAGCCCTCTCAAAAAATATACAAGACAGCCAAAAATCTATATAGATTTGCCAAGCAAAGGCAAATACTATAGCGATAGTGTGTTATATGAAGATTCGTATTCAAATTTAGCAGTTTTTAGTATGACTGCCAATGATGAAATACTTTATAGAACACCAGATGCTTTGATAAACGGGCAAGCAACTGCAAAAAATATACAAAGTTGTATTCCGTCTATTCTTAAACCATTTGACCTAGTAACTTTAGATGTTGACGCATTACTGCTATCAATACGTTTAGCAACGTATGGTACAAAAATGCAAATTAGTCAGCGTTGTAAAAAATGCAATGAAGATAACACATACGAAATTGATATTTCAAGGTATATCGATTATATGAACAAATTAGAATTTGAAGATACTATGTTGTATAACGATTTCAAAATTAATTTTGTTCCTTTATCGTATTCCGACTATACAGATTTACAAAAAGAATCAGTCGGTTTTCAAAGAGCATTATCTGTACAGTTACCAAAAATCATAGACGAAGATGAAAAAAATAAATTTCAAGACACAGTATTGTCTTCAATAGCTAAAATGAATATGAAATCAATTTTACTTTCTATTCACAGTATTGAAGTTGATGGTGAGGTTGAAAAGGATAAAAAAGTAATTTATGATTTCATAGAGAGCTATGATGTTGATATGTTTAAAGCAATAAAAGCACATATAGATAAGCAATACGAAACGTGGTTGTTACCAAAAGAAACTGTTCAATGTTCTGCTTGTGAAGAAACAAATGAAATACGCATAACCATTGATCAAACAGATTTTTTCGGAAAAGGCTAATCTACTTAGATGATAGTGCTGTAGAAGTATTAGCCAATGATTTTGAGAACGATATTAAAAGAATAAAAGACACTATCTATAGACTCAGTTGGTATATGAGAGGCGGTGTCTCTGTGGAGACATTGCTATACGATACCGATATGGAAGATCAAGAAATTATATCTAAAATTGTAAAAGATAATATAGAAAATACAAAAAATTCTAAAATGCCGTTGCTTTAATTGAATCTATTTCTGTCTGCTGCTATTGCATCTAATGCATTCTCTTCGTCACCTGGTCTAATATTTACAGGTCGTCCAACTGATCTACCGCTGCCTTGTCTAGCTGCAGGAACTACTGGAGAATTACTTCGTCCAGTATTTTGTGTTCTAACAGGATTTTCTGCACTATCAATTGCATCGCTTGCACGTTTAATTAACTCATCATTATCATTTGAGTTTTCAGGACGTTCTATCTTAGCACCGGTTCTTGTAAGTACACGATTGTCAGGCATTGGAATTGGCTTACCACTTCTAAGAGCTTCCGGTGTTGGAGCTAGATATAATTCTTGATTCATTCCACCAGGTCTTGCTCCCATCCTATCACTAACAGCAACAAGCTCGTGCGTGTCTTTTAGTTGGTCGGCCATTTCTGGCGTGTAAGGAAATACATAATCACTTAATTGTCCAAGTTGACCAGATGACATTGGCTTCGGGTCAATGCTTTCTGCTGGACGTTCGCTTGGATCAATTTCTAATGCATCAAAAATTGCACCTGTTCTATCTCCTAACATCAAATAAGGAACTTTTACTTTTTCCATATCTGGCGGAAAGATCATATCCTGGAAAGCTAGTTTTGCCCATTCACTGGATGCATATGATGTGCCTGTTGGCATTTTTGTTACACCACCTTCAAATGTTAATGCATCTCTTAATGTGCTTCCGCCTAATGCACCATTAGTCATTGTATCCAATCCTAATGCTGCTAAATCAGCTACATTACCCACGCCTTCAAACACTTTTGCGGCTACAGTTCCTGCTACAAATTCTGCTAATTTCATCTGAAAAGCAGGACGAGTAAGCAAATATGTTGCACCCCAAAATGCAGCTTCAGTTATAATCATAGTGATCAAACTAGGAATAGTACCAGCGCCTGTGGCTGCTGCGCCAATTTGCATTGCTCTTATAGGCGAACGAATTAAATTTATAAGCGTTGCTATCCTTATTACTCTAAAAGCCATAGACAGCATTAGTATACATTGTGAAACAAATAATCCTGTAATGATAGATTTTAATTCTTCTTTTTCTGCTTGTCCGCCAGGAAATTCACTATCAGGCATTTCGCTAACTATGTCATAATTTATTATGAAACTTTGAAATAAACCAATGCCAATACCTAAAACACCTAGTAGTTTAAAAAATCCAGACATAACTGTACCAGCAAATATTTTAGTTAATGTAGGTCGATTTTTCATTGCAGTGCTAATTTGTTCCGGAGTCATTACCGAACCAATTTTTAGCTTGTTATATAAACCTCTGCCTATTTCTCTATAAGCACCTTCAAATCCACGCAATGCTCTAGTTACTGACGATCCGTTGCGTAATCGTTTCGTAAACGTGTCTGCATCAACCTGCTTTGCAAAACTAAAGTTTTGATCTTTTAAATTAACAATATACCTATCACCTACAGCAACAGGTGCTGCTTTTGCAGGATCAAACATAGCAGTCGGAGGATTTATTGATTTCCAGCTTTTTGTAAGTCGAGATACAACACTAGGTTTTGCAGGAGCATTATCTGTAGCCCTGACCCAAGTTGATCCATTCCATTTATAATCTAAATTGTCAATAGACAAAGTAGTTAGCTTTGGAATATCTACTGCTTCTTCTTTAATAATAATTTTTTCTTCAGATAATAATTCTACTAATTTCATTCACAAGTGTTCCAGCTGTATAATGTATTTAGTTTATATGAGTTGAACTAAGTTCAACTGTGTTTTCGTTATCACTCAACACGAATCATTAGTTCTTGATAACAATATTAATAAGGCATATGCAAAGCATATGCTTTTAGTATTATTCAGATTGTGAAGTCATAATTCGCCCGTTGCCGGGCGAAGGTAGCTTTTGAGCATTATTCGAGTTGCTTCAGCCATCTTATTAAAAGAGATTTTAATGTTATTTCAATTTAACACTAAACAAGTTAATGTTACTTTGACTTAACATTAAGTGGAGGCGGTTGACCTGTATCCTCCTACTCTAGCTTCGTCATATCAACGGAAGGCAGTTATTCCCTAACAAGCGAAAACACTTACCTTGTGGTTGCTTTTTCTCAGAGCCACAATCCTTTAAAACCTATCGTATGTTTCTTCACGCGAGCATACCACACCACCGGCGACGAGCATTACCTCGGCTGGATCTTGGATTTTATTTAGAGCTCGTTATATAGCCTATTTTTGTTCTAGTAGTGCCTGGCGTAGTTTATTTGATCCACCAACTCTAACATTGATGATTCCGTTGTAGTATTCGTCTGTCTCTAAGACTCGCCTATCAAACTGTTCTCGTGCTTCAATGTAACTCATTTCAGCTCTGCTTTTGCAGTAGTAAAGTATTTCACGAGTAAAGTTTTTTTCGCCTAAATTTTTTACATCTTCGTTCAGTCTATCTGAACTTCCCCAGTATTCACGCCAATCACTTTCTTTATGACCTCTGCGTTTGTTTTTTTTGCCTTTTAATGGTGGCTTAGTTGTCTTAAATTTTGCTAACTTCTTGCCTACGTATTTTTGTTTTGTCTTTTTGTTTGTTATTAGATATACAAAGCCTTCGTATTCGTCTTCAATAGTGTCTACTTTTTTACCTTTGTATAACCAACTCATACTTTATGTATACGGATGTTTTCTATTAGTCTGCCATTTCTGATTTTCTCTGTAGCCTCTAAGTACTTCTTCGTATTTTTTTGCAACTTCTTCTTGCCTTGTTTTTGCTAGTGTAATAAGTTTTCTAAGTTCTCTTCTAGCTGTGCGTTTGTTTGCTTCACTAGGACTTTGTTCAAACTTTTCGTTTGCCCTAAAATATTCTAAATATGTTTGTACTAGTTTGTCGTGTGTGTCGTCTGTCATTCTATAATTTCTATGTCGTTTTCGTAAGATGTAAAACCATTTTCTTTGATAACTTTCATTACATTGTTCACCCTACCAACTAATTCATCTTTGTGTGAAATAAGGAATACATTTTTTTGACGTTCTCTACCCATCTTTTTAAGTACAGCCAATGCACCTTCAACGCCAGCAGTATCCATACCACTGTCAATAAGTTCATCAATGAACAGCAAGTTTACACCTTGGTACAATGATTCCCAAACGTCTCTAAATGCAAAACTCATTCCTAGTATTAGCCTGTTGCGTTCGCCTCTACTCAAGTTATCAAAATCTAAGTCTTGTCCTAGTTGTGTAATCTCAACTGCTAAATCGTTTTGGAATTCAACTTGATGTGGTAAGCCTAATCTGTCTAAATAATATGTGAGCCTGTTGTTTAAGTATGCTAAGTTTTGATCAATTATCTTTTTGCGTATGAAACTGTCTTTGTTTGTTAACAATTTCAAAAGAAACTCTTGGTGTTCTTTTACATTAGTCAAGTCATTTACATTTTGCCAATCAATAGTTTGAAGAGCTGTATCTGTTAAATCGTCAATTTGTGCTTGATATGGATCGTCTTCCTGCTGTTTACTTACCAAACTTTGACGAAAGTTATCTACATTGTTTCTATGTTCGTAAGCTTCTTTTGCACTTTCATAAAATGTATTTGGACGTCCGTTAATATCGCCTATATCCTCTAACAAAGTCATTGTACTTTCTAGTTTATCGGCAACTTCTGTTTGATATGCTAATGCATCGGTTAGTTCTTTTTGTTTTCTTGTTTCTATTTCTGCTTTTTTATCCGCGTGTAGTGCTTGACCACAAGTATAACAGGTTGCATCGTCAAGTTCTTTTACATCTTTCTCTGCTTTGTCAACACTTTTAGTTGCTCTCATTAATGCACTCTCAAGTGTTGCTTTTTCCTTGTTTAAACTTGTTAAACGATTGTTTAGTTCAGTCCAATTGACTAATTTATCGTGTGCATCTAGTTCAATATCAATATCTAGCTTTTCTAATTCTTCGATTGCGTTATCTAGCCTTTCGATATCTTGTTTTTGCTTTGCAAACCAAGCTTTTTGTCTTCCGGCTAGTGTTTCAATGCTTTGTTCAATCTTTTTATTGCTAGATTCGATAGCATTAATTTTTAATGTTTCTTCTGTGATATATTCTTTTGTTTGTTTTACTTTATCTTTTAGCAAATCTGCTTTTTCGGTGAGAATAGTAATACCAAGTAACTGTTCAATGATTGCACGTTGGTCATTTGCTCGCATACTAAGAAAAGGTTCTGTATATGTGTTCAATGCAACAACGTGTTTGAACATATCGTGGCTCATATCAAGTAAACTGTCAATTTCTTTTTGTGTTTGACGACTATCTCCTTGAGATTCGTCTATATCTTCTTTTTGTTCGTGATCGTTTATGTAAAACTTAAGAATATTTGGAGATCGACCACGTTCAATGCGGTATTTGTTACCAGCCTTCTCAAAATTAAGTGTTACTAACATACCTTTGCTGTTAGTTTTGTTAATTAAGTTGTTGCGTTTAATATTTGTTAAAGCTGTACCATATAATGCATAGCTTAATGCATTAATTATAGTTGTTTTACCGGTACCATTACGTGATCCAGTATCGTCGCCGCCTTGATCTAAGTTTTCGCCGAGTACTAAAGTCAGTTGTTCTTTGTTAAAGTCGACTGCTTGGGTCACATTACCCACACTCATAAAGTTCTTTACGGTTAAATCTTTAATTTTTATCATACTAACTCGTTGTAAATGTCTAATAACAGTTTCTTATTAAACTGTTCGCTGTCGATTGCTTGAATCTCGTTGCTAACAATTTGATCTACACTTTCAAACTGTTCGATATCCAAGTCTGTGTTAATTTCTTCTATATGTTTCTGTGGAATTAATGTAATCTCTCTACATTCAAACTGTTCCATAAATGTTTCTTTAATATAGCTTGCTTCTTCGTAGCTAATATCAATGTCGAGTGTAACTCGCAAATACATATTCGGTTTGATCAGTGTATCTTTCTCGTCGATCAGCTTTGATAGCTTGACTGTACGATACTTAGGACACTGCGGCCAGTTGATATATTCCGGTTCTGCATTGTTTTCGCGGTCCAGTATCATCATACCACGTGCATCGTCCCACGCATCAGCGTAGTTATGAGGAAATGCATTACCGATGTAATGCACCTTGCCTTGTTTCTGACGCTTGTGGAAGTGTCCACTGAACACATATTCTTGATTCTTGAAGTGTTCGGCTTTTAGTTCTCCGTGGTCTGGCATCTGTACCATAGCGTTCATATAAAACGATGGGAGTTCGAAGTGACCAAACAAGTATTTTGCTTTTAACTTTTCGATCTTCTTCCACTCTTCACCAACTAACCACGGAACCAGTGCAACATCGTCTTGGACCATCATTTGATCTATTACGGTAATGCCCGGTATGTGTCTTGCAAACTCAGTTGAACTGATATCACGCTTGTCTTTGTAGTACAAGTCGTGGTTACCAGCAAACATATAAAAGTTTTCAAAGGCAGCACCTAGTTTTTCTAGCAGCCTAATAGTTGTATCCATAGTTGTAAGGTTAAGACTGTTTCTATTATGGTGCCAGTCGCCACAAAACAAGCCAGTTTCACAATTATTAGCCTTAGCTTGTTCAATATACCACTCGATATAGTCCTCACAGTCCTGATTGTGGACACGTGAGTTACCCTTCATACCTAAATGTATGTCAGTAAACACTGCGGCTTTGTTAAACACGAATATTCTCCATTTCTCTAGCAGTATAACGTAGATTGATCAGAAAATCAACCTTATTTCTTCTCTGATTCTCTTTTAAGTGCTGCTTCCCATTCGCCTGAATGTTGTCTAGTATGCGAAGGATTGAGATTATTCATTTCTAATATATCATCTCTTATATTTTGATTACGTTTTTCTAAATTAATAACACGAACAAAACTATTAGTAACAGCAGCAGTGTAGTATGCAAAAGGATTATTAGATTTACTTTCATCAAATTGTAGTCCTATTTGTGATAATTGTAGTATTGCTTGGCCTTTCATTTCGTCGTTATATGTATAACCACGAACGTTGCCTCTTGTTGCATATCTATCAACTAGTTTCATCCACATACGTGCAAGCTCATTAGTTGCTTTTCCGTGAGTTTTATCAAAATGCCCATTTTCCATACCACCTTGCCAATGACTTTTACCTATACATACAAGTTCGTTATTTTCATCAAACTTATAATGCTGAAAAGGAGGAAAGTTAAGTTTTGTTTTTGTATCAGCAACAGTTTTTGGAGTTTTTTTGCGTCCAGGTTCGTCTGGGATATGATCAAACATCATTACTCTAAAAATTAAAGAATTTTTGTTGATAGTTTTGTAGTCAACTTCGTATTCTGACATTTTAACTTTTTTATTAACTGCTTTACCTGCTTCATATGCTTCGGTTGACATTTTTTTAGCACGATTTCTTTTTGCTTCTGCTATTGTTCTAACATTAATTTTGTCTACACTAGGTAGTATAATATCATATAAAGCGTAGTCTGGGTCAACATAACTACAAAATGTAGCTTTGCTTTTATGTATTTCTTTTAACATATCTTTATTATTAAGATAATTTACTCGTTTTGCCATATTTGTTCCTTTACTATACTATTATAAACTACGCACTTATTTTTGTCAACTAAATACATTATAGGAGTATGACAATGGCAATTGATCCAATCACAGGTATTGACAGTAACATTGGTAGTCAAAATAATATACAAAATAAACAAGGTATATCAGATTTTCTTACTAATGTAAACCAATTTATGAGTAACCTGCGTAAGCGTAATTTATCACCAGGTGCAGAACCAGCAAGTGCAAAATATGCTACTGCTAATTTTAAACCTAGCAACGAATCTGTAGGCGAAGATTGGCGAGTGAGAATTAGTGTTCCTGACATTAGTACATTTAGATCCAGTCCTATTCTAGCTCCTCTTGTACAAACAGGGAATAATGTTGTTTTTCCTCTTGTACCTAATATTACATTTCAGCATACAGCGAATTACAGTTTAGCAGCTCCTACACATAGTAATTATCCTTTTCCAATATATGAGAATAGCAGTGTTGAACCTTTTGTAATTGCAGGCGAATTTCCTGTACAAACAGAAGAAGATGGAAGATATTGGATAGCAGCAGTTCATTTTTTTAAAAGTATTACAAAAATGGCATTTGGTGATACTAGTAATAAAGGATCTCCGCCGCCACTTGTTAAAGTAAATGGATACGGACAATATGTTTTAAATAATGTGCCTTGTGTTGTGCAAAACTTTAATTATAGTTTGGAAAATGGTGTAGATTATATTAGAGTCCCTGTAAGAACTAATTTTAGGGGAACTAATCAACCCGCTGGTGTTGAAGAATACTCTTGGGTGCCAACATTATCAACAATAAGTTTAACATTACAGCCAACATACAGTAGAGCAAAAGCAGCAAATTTCAGTTTAGATAGATTTGTAAATGGTGATTTGAATAGTGAAGGGTTTTTATAATGGTAGCAACTTATGCAAAAACAAGTCCTTGGAATAAAACTACTGTAACCGAATCGGGCGAATTAGGAATATTAGAAATAGTTCCTATTCCTGCTGAAGATGATGATATTTTATACGAAGTTGAGCCTCAATACAATCATAGACCCGATTTACTAGCATATGACTTGTACGGAACACCAAAACTATGGTGGGTATTTGCGCAGCGCAATATGGACATAGTAAAAGATCCAGTATTTGATATAAAATCAGGACTTAAGATATTTTTACCAAAACAAAGTAATCTCAAAGATGAATTAGGATTGTAAATGGCAAAAGAAATTAATCCGTTACACGTTTATTCTAGTTATAATTGTATTTTCACTTTGGCTGTATTAACAAAAGAAGAAATAAATTATCCTGACGAGACATATATCAATGGCACGCCGCAGTTAGAGATTTTACGTAGTGGTGGTAAAAGCGAATCTTTTGTTTCAACAGTTTTTGAAGAGCAAATTGGCGGCAAATTAGAATATTTTATCGAAGATGTCAACATTGAAGCAATTGTTGTACCAAATACAAAAACTAGGCTTACAAATGCAACAAATATTGAGTTTCAAGTAATTGAACCATATAGTATGGGATTATTTTTACAAACTTTGCAAATTGGAGCACTACAAGCTGGATATACAAACTATATTCAAGCGCCTTTTTTGTTAACTATAGAATTTGTAGGATTTGATGACGACGGTAATCCCGTTACAGTTGATACAAAAAATTTACAAAGGAAAATACCATTAAAATTAGCAAATGTTGAATTTAATATAGCTGCCCAAGGCACAACTTATTCTGTTACAGCTATTCCGTGGAACGAACAAGCATTAATAGATCAGATAGACAGAACATATAGCGATATTACTGTTACAGGAAAAAATGTTGTAGAAATATTACAAACAGGACCTGAAAGTTTAACAACTGTAATAAATGGAAGATACGAAGAACTGCGAGCAGAAGGAAATTTTCCCGTTGCTGACGAAATTGTAATATCATTTCCAAGTGATATTGCATCGAGTATAAGTAATTCACAAAAAACTAATACAGTTGATAGAGGAGCAACTATTACTCCTAAAAAATCACGCAATCCGCTGTTTGGAAATTTAGCAAAAGGTGTTATAGGCGGTGTAGTAGCAGGTGCAATTGCCGGAGAAAAAAATCTTGGCAGGGCTGCACTTGGCGGTGGTATAGTTGGAGCACTAGGAGGAGCGTTCGGCGGAGCAAATTTTGGTGCTCTTAACGGAGTTTTAAATGCATTTAGGTCAGGAGATATCAATAGTGTATTTCAAAGTGTTACTGGTTTCCTTGGAGCACAAGCACCGCAAGATTTTGATGCTTTTTTAAGTAGTGTTACAGGATTAATTTTTAGTAAAAGTAGTATAGGCGAAGGATTAACTCGAATTGCGCAAGATGCGGGTAGTATAAACTTAATTGGTAATGCAGATATTGCAAAAAGTTATAATGATGGCGGCAAAGTACCTATGGGAAAAAGCGGACAACAATATGATAAGAAAAACAAAGTTTATACTAGAGGTAAAAATGTTATAGATCCAGTTCAAAGAAGTTTTACTTTTGATAGCGATACAAAATTAACAAGAATTATTGAAGAAGTTGTTACTACTTCTAGTTGGGCCACAGAACTTAAAGATAAACCTGCAGACGAAAACGGTATGATTGATTGGTTTAGAATAGATGCTCAAACTTTTGTGAAAGACGGTGCTACTAGAGAACAACAGGACGGAACAACAGCAAAAACTTATCATTATAGAGTAGTTCCGTATAAAGTTCATAGTAGTGCATTACAAAAACCATCTGATCCTGGATTAAATTATGAACAACTTAAATCACTTGCAAAAAGAGAATACAATTATATCTACACAGGACAAAATGTTGATGTGCTTGGATTTGATATACAAATAAATGCAGCATTTTTTAAGAGTATAATGTCAGATTTAGGACAAAATAACCTAGATAGAAAAGGTGGCGGCTTACAACAAAATATTACTGGACAAAAGACCGATGCCTTTATCATAAATCAAGCTACAAATAGTCTAAGTGGAACAGGATTTGCACAACAAATTGCAACAAACAGAAGTAGTTTACAAGGCGGTGGCGGCGCAGGCATAGATAATAGTAAAATACGGATAGCAAAAATGTTTAATGATAATATTATTAATAGTTTTACTGATTTAGTGATGTTAGACTTAGAAATTGTAGGCGATCCGTATTATTTGTTTGATAGCGGAATGGGCAATTTTACATCTACAACTATAAATTTTAATGAAAACGAAAACGAATCAATGGAATATCAAAGAAGTGAAGTTGATGTAATTGTAAACTTTAGAACACCGATTGATTATAATGAAAACGGTAGTATGATATTTCCAGAAGAAACTATTCCAGTTGATAGCTTTAGCGGCTTGTATAGAGTAACAACTTTACAAAGTACTTTTGATAAAGGACAATTTACACAACGTTTAAAGTTACTTAGAAGACCTAATCAGCCAGAAGACTCTAAACAAGCTGGCACAAGTGATCAAAAGACTAAAGTAACAAATGCTACACCTAATCAAACAAGTTATACTGCATATGGATCTAAATAAATGAACAATAATCCAAATCAAAACGAAGTAACACGTATTAGTGACGACGGAAGTTCAACACGAAATCCCGGCCCGTATATTGCAAGAGTAATTGAACATTTAGATAGTTTATATCTAGGTGGGCTAAGAGTTGAATTATTAAAAACTTCAGAAGCTGGAAATATTGGAGAAACATTAGGACAAACAGTAGAAGTTTACTATGCAAGTCCTTTCTATGGAACAACTAATACACAAAATGGTCCTCGCAAAAACGAAGATTATGCAAGTACACAAAAAAGTTATGGATTTTGGGCAGTGCCGCCAGATCCTGGCAGTTTAGTTTTAGTAACATTTGTTGAAGGCAGTAGAGACTTTGGCTATTGGTTTGCTTGTATTCCAGAAAAGGGAATGACTTTTATGTTACCCGGAGGACAGCCTGCTACAGAACAGCTCACAGGCGAAGTGCCAAGTGAACTAAAAGGAAAACGTTTACCTGCAGGCGAATATAATAAAGCAATCACAAAACCTAATACTAATAATGTAATAAAATACAAAAGACCAGTAAATGATGAATTTGTTGATAAACTTATTGAACAAGGATTAGTTGAAGATGAAATTAGAGGTCTTACTTCTACTAGTGCTCAAAGAGAAACACCTAGTGCAGTAGTTGGCTTTAGTAGTCCAGGACCTTTAGACAAAAGGGGTGGAAAACCAACAGCACCAGTAGGCTTAAAAGAATCAAAAGCAAATATTCCAGTTAGTAGGCTTGGAAGTAGTAGTATTGTTATAGATGACGGTGATGACAAACTTATTAGAGACGGATCATCAAAAGATACACCTTTAAAATATCTAAACAAAGAAGCAAGCGAAGGTGGCGGTGATGTAACAATACCGCACAATGAATTAATTAGATTACGTACACGAACCGGCGCACAAGTATTAATGCATACAAGTGAAGACTTGATTTACATTAACAATAGTGAAGGAACTTGTTGGATTGAAATGAGTGCAAATGGTAAGCTAGATGTGTATGCAAAAGACAGTATTAGTTTTCACACAGAAAATGATATGAATTTTACAGCAGATAGAGATATAAATTTTGAAGCTGGTAGAAATATCAATATGATTGTAAATGAAAACATTTATCAAAGTGTAGCAAAAAATTATGAATTATTAGTAGGCGTAGATGGTAAAATAAAATGCAAAAATAATTTAGAAACAACTGTAACTACAGATTTAAAAACAACAGTAGGCGGAATAATAAATCAAAAAAGCGGCGGCAATACTAGAATACAAGCCGAAGGCGAAACACATATTAAATCAACACACCACAAAGAAACTGCTGACAGAATTGATATGAACGGACCGGCAGCTGAAGCAGCAGAAGATGCTACATTGCCTTTAAAAGCTAAGTTTCCTCAGCGTATACCACAACACGAACCTTGGAATGGACACGAAAATTTAAATCCACTAGAAACTGCACCTGATAAAACTGAAGCAGTTGATACAGAAAGCCAAGATAAACATTATGAAAATAGAACTGTGCAAACAGATAGAACACCTATGAATGATTTAGTACCGGAAGAGGAAGAATAAAATGGCAGATACTTGGCCTGTAAATAATGGAGCAGTTGGCACTAAAGGCAGTGCAGATAGAATATCTTCTCGTACTAATCAACAACAAGCAGATGCTGCAATGGGTAGAACACGTTCGCAAGTAGATCCAGATGCAAACGATCCACGAGGTAGAGATCAAAGAAATACACCCCCGCCTGCCACAACTGCTGCTGCTGCATCTCCAGTTGCTCCTAACAATGACGAAACACCTCAAACTTATTCAGGAACAACACCTGCTCCTGAGGAATTTTTTCTTACTGAACGTACATCCATAGAAGATATATTATCTGGAATAATTCAACCAACAGTAGATAGTTTTTTACAAGGATTACCTGGAGGATTAAGTTCAATTATAGGCGGTGCTTTGCAAGGTATTGCAAACTTATTGCCAAATGTAATGGGCAATCTTTTAAGCACAACAAGTTTAACTAATGTGTTTGGAAATGTTGTAGGATCTATTGGTAGTGTAGTTGGCGATGCATTAGGAGGATTAGCAAATGGACTTGTTGATGTAGGAAAAACATTATTTGAAGATATTGGCGGCGCAATAGGCAGTATACCAGGATTGGGCCCAATTGTACAAGATTTTTCAGGGGCTGTGAAAGGCTTAGGTGATACATTAAGTACAGCTTATAAAGGTTTAAATCCTGAATTGAAAGCTATCGTTGATGGATCTATTGCTAGTGTAGGTGCTCGTGTTTTAGATAAAGTTGGATTGCCTAGTATTGATCCTACTACTGCTGGACTTATCGCTGGAGGCATAAGTTTTGCTACTAATCCTGCAAATAATATTAGAGCAATAGCTGGAACATCTCGACAGATGGATTCAAAAATATTTCCGCAGACAGGAAATAATGTATTTGGAAGTTTAGCTGCAAGTGCTGAATTTGCCGCAGCAGAACTTGATAAAGTTTTAACAACAAATAATGGCATTAACTTTGGATTAACTAACTTGCCAGTGGATATAAACAATGATATTAGAAATGTCACAAATGGCATAGTACAAGATATAATACCACAAGGTGCAAGATTATTTAATGGAATTATATACGGAAATGAAAGAGTAAAATCTATAAATGGTAAATCTTACGTTTTACCAAGGTAAGTGGAAATAAATACAATATGTCAGTAAACGAAAAATCTCTTTATAAAAATATTACAGTAGGTGCAGAATCTACAAATGTTCCTGTGACTAGTAAAAAATATAGAGGTATTAGCACAGTAAATAACAAAACAAATAATTTTGTAAAATACGATCTTGCACTTATAAAACAAGATATAATAAATCATTTTCACATTCGTCAAGGCGAAAAACTTGAAAATCCAGAGTTTGGAACAATTATATGGGATGTGCTTTTTGAACCGTTAACTGATTCTTTAAAAGAAGCAATAATAAAAAATGTTACAGATATTATAAATTACGATCCAAGAGTAAGTGTTGATAATGTAACTATACAAACATTTGAAAGTGGCATTCAAATTGAGTGTGCGTTAACATATTTGCCATACAATATATCTGAAAGTTTGCGTTTAACTTTTGATGAATCTGCAGGTCTCATTTAAAGTGCGTACTTTATTTTTCAGCTAAATATTATATAAGTAAAGGAATGGCAAATGTCAAGTACAGAACGTCAAAATAGACTTCTTTTAGCAGAAGATTGGAAGACAGTTTATCAAAGTTTTAAGTATGCCGATTTTCAAAGTTACGACTTTGATAATCTTCGCCGTACAATGATAAACTATATTAGGCAAAACTACCCAGAGGATTTCAATGACTATATTGAAAGTAGTGAATACCTTGCACTAATTGATCTAATTGCTTTCCTTGGACAAAATATTGCATTCCGTGCAGATTTAAATGCACGTGAGAACTACATAGAAACAGCAGAACGCAGAGAAAGTGTTCTACGTCTAGCAAGATTAGTAAGTTATAATGTTAAAAGAAATCAAACAGCTAACGGATTATTAAAGTTTGACAGTATAAGCACTACAGAAGATGTTATTGACAGCAACGGCACTAATCTAAGCGGACAAACAGTAATATGGAATGATAGTACAAATGCAGACTGGTATGAACAATTTGTAAAAATATTGAATTCTGCATTGCCAGCTGATAATAAGTTTGGTAAAAGTATTAAAAAAGAAACTATCGATAGTGTTCTAACAGAACAATATAGATTAAATTCAATAAGCAATAGTGGATTGCCTATTTACAGTTTTACAAAAAATGTAGATAGCATAACAACACAATTTGAAATTGTTAGCACTGATATAGATGCAGAAAAAATTTACGAAGAAGAACCGTTGGCAGGTAACAGACTAGCATTTTTATACAGAGATGACGGTCAAGGAGCAGGTTCTAACAACAGCGGATTCTTTTTACATTTTAGACAAGGTAGATTAGAAAATAATGTTGTGACTGTTGACAACCCTACTCCAAATACTACAATTAACATTGATACAGACAATATAAACAACAGTGATGTTTGGTTGTATCAATTAGATAGTAATAATTTAGAAAATAAATTGTGGACCAAGGTCGATAATATTGAAGGAAACAATATTATCTACAATAGTATTAATAAAAAAGTGCGAGATATTTACGGTGTATTAAGCCGAGTGCAAGACAGAATTAGTTTAATTTTTAGTGATGGCACGTTTGGTACATTACCTAAAGGTAAATTTAAAGTTTATTACAGAACAAGTAATGCTAGACAATTTAAGATTGTACCTAGTGATATGACTGGCATAACAATTACTGTGCCTTATACAAGTAAAGCCGGTAAAGTAGAAACTCTTTCGTTAACAATGGAGCTAAAAACTGTTATTGATAACAGTGCGGCTGCAGAAAGTAATTCTTCAATTAAAACAAATGCACCTAGTACCTATTACACACAAAATAGATTAATCACAGGCGAAGATTACAATATAGGAACACTAGGTATAAATCAAAATATCATAAAAACAAAAGCTGTAAACAGAACTAGTAGCGGAATCAGTAGATATTTTGATTTAAGAGATGCAAGCGGCAAGTACAGCAATACTTTGCTTTACAGCGATGACGGAATACTTTTTACTGAAAATTTAGATTCTAAATATAGTTTTGATTTTGTAACTAGGAATGATATAGAATCATCAATAAACAATATAATTATACCAGCAATAAAAGATACAAAATTATTAAACTTTTATTACAAAAACTTTCCAAGAAATACAAGTGTAAAGAATTTAAATTTTTCTTGGAATTTTACCACTTTTGATACTAATAGATCGACTGGATATTTTATAGATACAATTAATAGTACTCCTATAGCTGTTTCTAGTTTTACAAAAAGTATTATGAGATATGTCACTCCGGGTGCGTTGATAAAATTTGATGCTCCTAATAATTATTATTTTTCATCAACCGGAGATCTTGCTTTAGGTAGTGCAACGACTTCCGGCTCGTCGACTTATAAATGGGTAAAGGTTATTAGCGTAGAAGATAATGGCACAGTAGTAAATGCTGATACAGGATTGGGCCCGATTGTTTTAAATGATAAAATACCGCAAAATGCAGTCCTAGCTGAAATTATTCCAGTGCTTGATACAAGTATAACTGATGCAGTTAAAACACAAATTATAGATCAAGCTTTTGCTTTTAAAACATTTGGTTTGAGATATGATTTTGAAAATAGTCAGTGGCGTGTAATTATTTCTAATAATCTTGACACACGTACAGAATTTGGATTAGGAAAAACTGGCGATAGTACAAACACACAAAGTGATAACAGTTGGCTATTATTATTTGAAACAGATGGGCAAAAATATACTGTCACTGCTAGAGGACGCAGATATGTATTTGAAAGCAACGATCAAATACGGTTCTTTTTTGATAGCACTAATAAAATATATGACAGTAAGTCAGGCACAATAGTTTCGGATGTTATAAAGGTTTTGAGTATCAATACAAAACCTGATGCACTTAATCCGTTTACTGTGGATTGGCCTTGGCAAATTACTAAAGAGTATAAAAATGATGCAGGGTATATTAATAGCAAAAAGATAGAAATAAGTTTTTTTGATACTGACAATGATGGTGTTGTTGATGATCCAGATTTATTTGAACATATTGTTGCACCCGAGACTAACAGTAATACAAAATACATTTACCAAAAAAAGACAACAGTAAATAAAACTGAAACATTTAATTATATTGATGCAGATAAAGAGCCTATATATACAAAAACTAGTCAGGGCGCAGTTGGCGCATTAAGTCAGTATAACAATGGTGACGTATTTTACTTAATTGATAGAGACGTATTTTTAAAATACAATCAAACTGCAAACGCATTAGAGTTTACATCTGATTATCTTGCATATTTTGGTAGGACTGATATTAAATTTGAATATTCACACGCTGCTGATGAACAAGCTAGAATAGATCCTAGTAGTAGTAATATTATTGATGTATATTTGCTTACAAAAAGTTATGATAACGAATATAGAGATTATATAAAAGGCAACACACAAACTAAACCCTTGCCGCCTAGCAGTGATAATTTGTATTTAGACTATAACTCTAGTGTACAAGCAATTAAAAGTATAAGTGATGATGTAATTTATCATCCTGTAAAATATAAACCTATTTTGGGCAGTAAAAGTGACGTGGATTTACAAGCAACAATTAAAGTAGTCAAAAATAGTGACCGAGTAGTAAATGATAATGATGTAAAAAGTCGTGTTATAGATTCGGTTAATGCTTTCTTTGCATTAGAAAACTGGGACTTTGGCGAAACATTTTATTTTAGCGAATTAGCAACATATATTATAAATCAATCAGCACCGGATATTGTTAGTGTTGTTTTAGTACCAAAACAAGAAACACAAAGTTTTGGTAGCTTGTACGAAATTAAAAGCGAAAATGACGAAATACTAATAAGCAGTGCATCAGTGGATGATGTAGAAATAATTGATGCGATTACGCAATCAAGACTTAAAGCATCGGGGTTAGTTGTAACCAGCGATGACATATTGAATGTTGGAGTACAAAGCTCTGATGTAACTTCTACCGGAGGCGTAAACTACTAATGTCATATAATGATGATCAAAACGAATTTCCGTTACCAGCAGGCAAAAATGAAAAAAGAAGTAGTGTAGAACATTTACCTAGGTTTTTTAGAACTCCACAAAATAAGAAGTTTTTAAGTAGTACATTAGACCAGTTGACTAATCCTGGAGTAATTGAAAAAATAAATGGGTTTGTTGGAAAACGAGAAGCAAAAGCAGCAACTATTTTAGATAATTATTTAGAAGATGTTTCTAAATTAAGAACCGATTATCAGTTTGAGCCTGTCAGTATATACGAAGATTTTTTAGGTTCTACAAAATATTATAGTGATTATAATGACTATATGGGATTGCTTAAGACTTACAATGCAAACACAGAAAATCATAGTAATCTTAATGAACAAGAGTATTATGCGTGGAATCCAAATATTAATCTGGATAAGTTTGCTAACTTCCGAGAATACTATTGGTTGCCTAATGGACCGCAAGAAGTAGCAGTCAGAGGTCAAAGTAAAGACGTTGTTAGCACATATAGGGTCGAGGTATTAGAACAAGATAATGATATTAGTTTATTATTTCATCCAGATGGTTTAACAAAAAATCCAAACTTAAATTTATATAGAGGACAAACTTATAGGTTTGAAATAGATTCTCCGGGTAACCCTTTAAGTATTGCTCTATATAGGGGAGTAGATCCAAACGAAAAACTTGATGATAGTTCTATACTAAATCAAACTTACACACAAGGTGTAACACTGTCACCAGACGCCGATGATGTACTACTAAATCAAGATGATTTCGTTGCACAAGATTATATCGAAAAAGGTATATTAGAATTTACTATTCCTGATGATGCACCTGATACATTATATTTTGTAAGTCAATACGATTTGAATATTAGTAGTAGAATAATTATATCAGATATAGATGCTAATAGTATAATTGATATAGACAATGAAATAATTGGCAAGCAAACTTATACCACATCGGACGGATGGGCATTAAGTAACGGAATGAAAGTATACTTTATTGGTCAAGTTACACCTGCAAAATATTCTGAAGGGCTGTGGTATGTAGAAGGTGTTGGCGATGAAATAAAACTTGTTGCAGCTGAAGATTTACAAGTACCTGCTATATTTACTTCTGATAGCAAAGTACCGTTTGATAACAATGGCTTTGATAGAGTTCCTTTTAGTGATGCAAAAAGTTTTGCTGGAACAAAAGATTATATAGTAGTAAACAAAGCAAGTCCAGACAGAAATCCGTGGGCTAGATACAATAGATGGTTTCATAAAGATGTTATTACACAGAGTGCAGCATTAAACGGACAATCATTTGATCTTCCAGAAGATAGCAGAGCAAAACGTCCTATTATTGAATTTGATCAAGGATTAAAACTATTTAACTTTGGTACAAAAGCAAAAAATAATATTGATTTGATAGACAATTATACCGATGATGTTAAGTCAAAAATAGAAGGACAACCCGGTTATAGTGTTGACGGCATTGAATTATCTGACGGTATGAGAGTAATGTTTATTAATGATACAGATTCTTTTGTCTATGGAAAAATTTTACAAGTTAAGTTTTTTGATTTTAAAGGTAATAGACAAATTAGTTTAGTTGAAACAACTGATACTTTTCCTGATACAAATGACACTGTGCTTGTTAAAGATGGTAACCGAAATGCTGGCAAGATGTATTACTACAACGGTACGACTTGGAATGTAGCACAAGAAAAAACAGGTGTTAATCAAGCACCGTTGTTTGATTTATGTGATACCAATGGTAACAGTTTTTCCGATACAATAACATATCCTTCAAGTGATTTTAAAGGCTGTAGAATTTTTAGTTATGCTATTGGAGAAGGAGTAAATGATCCAGAATTAGGATTTCCTTTGTCTTACAAAAATATAGCCAATACTGGTGATATTTTATTTGATTTTAGTTTATTAAAAGATTCATTTACATATGAAGTAAACAATCAAGTATTTCAAGTTGCTACCTCAACTGGATTTTTAAAGAAATTTGAACATAGAGGTGTAGATTTTAATTATGTTAATGGCTGGGTAAAGGCTCCTTCATTAAGTAAACAATACGTTATAAGAAAATATACTGGACAAGAACGTACAAATAACTTTATTGTTGATGTTTTCAAAGAGAGTGCTCTTGTTGCTGATTTAAAAATTATAGTCTATGTAAACAATATTGTAAAAAAACAAGGCGTTGATTTTAATTTTGCCACTGATGCAAATAACAGAATAAATGTACAGTTTTTTACTGACTTAAATGTAGATGATATTTTAATAATTAAAGCTCATTCAAAAACAGCAAATAAAACAAGTAAAGGATATTATGAAACTGCTCATAATTTTGAAAGAAATCCTTTAAACGAAGACATTACACAATTTACTTTAGGTGAAGTCAGCGACCACGTGGATAGCGTTGCAGAAGAAGTACCTAACTTTGTAGGAACACAACCTGGCGCAAACAATTTGCGTGATCTAGGAAATGTAAAAAAATACGGTAGAAAATTTGTACAACATAGTGGACCGATTAATTTGCCATTATTTACTATCAGTAACAAAGAAAATAATTTAGTTGCTGCACTAAACTTTGCCAAAAATGAATATAGTAAATTTAAAAGGGCGTTTGTACAAGAAGCTGAAAATTTAAATTTAGACGGATCAATAAAAGAACAAGTAGATCAAGTTTTATTATCATTAGTAAAAGATAAAAAATCAAGTATGCCTTTTTATCATTCAGATATGACAGGTATTGGCGCAAATAAAAAAATAGAACACAAAGTTTTAGACCCTGATATTAAATTCTATGCATTATCAAATGTGTTTACTCTAGATACATTAAGTGAAAAAGCTGTAAACGTTTATGTAAATGGTGAGCAAGTTTGTGTAAATTTAGATTATGTTTTTACTAGTGAAGGCTTTGTGCAATTCACTACAGAGTTTAATTTAGTGCTAAACGATATGATTGAGATATACGAATATGAAACTACTAATGGTAGCTATATTCCTCAAACACCTACAAAATTAGGATTGTATCCTGCATACAAGCCAGAAGTATTTTCCGACACAACATATCAAGAAGCGCAAACAGCGATCAGAGGACACGACGGAAGTATAATAATTGGTTATAACGATTATAGAGATAATTTGTTATTAGAATTAGAAAAAAGATTTTACAATAACATAAAAGTTTCGTATGACAAGAGTATATTTGATATTTGGGATTATGTAAGTGGTGAATACAGAAATAGTAAAGTAAAAGTTGGTGATTTAAATAAAATTCTTATTAGTGATTTTGTAAACTGGTTAACAAAAGCAGGTAATGCTGATTATACTGATAATAGTTTTGTATCTGAAACACAAACATTTACATATAATTACGGTTTTGGAAGCAATAAAAATAATTTACCGTTAGCAGGATTTTGGAGAGGCATTTATATTAATGCTTATGATACTGATTCGCCAAACTTACGTCCTTGGGAAATGCTTGGATTAAGTGTAAAGCCTTCGTGGTGGGAAAGCAAATACGGCCCTGCACCTTATACACAAAATAATCTAGTACTGTGGAATGATTTAGAAAAAGGTATAATTAGATCTAGCAACCTAATACGTACTGATAAAAGATTTATTCGCCCTGGATTAACAAAACATATTCCTGTAGACCAAAACGGTAATGTACGTAGTCCTTTAAACAGTGGTTATGTAAATGAATTTAGTTTTTCAGTGCAAAATGGCCAAACATTTAAATTTGGTGATCATACACCTACTGAAACTGCTTGGAGACGTAGTAGCGAATATCCTTTTGCATTATTAAAAGCAATTATGATTAATAGACCGGCACAAGTATTAGGTGTTGGGTTTGATAGATCAAGAATTAGCAGAAATTTAACAGGGCAACTTGTATACAACGGAGAAACTAGCCAAAGAATAAAATTATCTAACTTATTGTGTACCAACACACAAAAAGATGGAGAACAAATTTTGACTGCAGGCTTTAGTAACTACATTTACGATTATATGGCAAGTGACGTAACTAGTCAATATGAAAATTTTACAAAAAAGTTAAAAAATCTTAAACACAAGATTGCATTCAAGTTAGGCGGGTTTGGTGAAAAACAAAAATTAAAACTTGTATTAGATAGCAAAAATCCTTCTAATAAAGGAAATGTTTTTGTTCCATTTGAAAATTATAAGATAGATTTGGTACAAAGTTCTCCACTTACAACTGTAACATATAGCGGTGTTATTATCGAAAAACGAACAAACGGATTCAAAATATCTGGATATGACAAAGAAAATCCTGTATTTACTTATAGCACTCCGATTTTATCTAGTAATGATATTGCGATTAATGTAGGGGGCATAAGTGAAAGCTTTTTATATTGGACAGAAGATAAACAATATATTGCAGGTAAAATTGTAAGATATGAAAATACATATTATAGAGTAAATGTAAACCATACAACAACTGATCAATTTGATCCAAGTTTCTATAGTCCGTTACGTAATTTGCCTATTATCGGAGGAGCAACTGCAACTCTTAGAAAAAACTTTGGCAACGATACTAATACAATTAATTACGGTGCAGTATTAGCAACTGCACAAGAAGTTGTAGATTTTATACAGGGTTATGAAGATTACTTAAAAAAGCAAGGATTTGTTTTTGACTTTTTTAACCGTGAAACTGAAGCCGTTGAAGACTGGACATTAAGCATAAAAGAGTTTCTATTCTATACAACACAAAACTGGAGTGTAGGAACAATAATTACACTAAGTCCGTGTGCAAATAGTTTGACTTTTGGAAAAGATTATTTTGTTATAGATAATGTTAAGGAAAATATATTTGGTTATAAAATACTTAATTTAGACGGAACTGCGGTCAAAGATTATAGTGTTAATATTAGTAGAGATACCGGTAATAGTGTTACTATTTTGCCAAACACTGCTGACAATGCAATTTACTTTTGCAAGTTAGGTTTGATACAAAAAGATCATTCGGTAATTATAGATAATAAAACAGTGTTCAATGATACAATATATAATCCATCAAGTGGGTATAGACAAGAACGTATAAAAGTTGTAGGTTATAGAACAGATAATTGGAATGGTAATTTAAATATTCCAGGATTTATTTACGATCAAGCAAATATTACAGAATGGGAACAGTGGCAGGATTATGCACTTGGCGATTTAGTAAAATATAAAGAATTTTATTATTCAGCCAATATATTTATAAGTGGAGATTCTGTATTTGACAGCAGTTTATGGAATAGATTAGACGATAGACCAGAAAGCGGTCTCAAAGCAAACTTTGATTACAAAGTAAATCAGTTTGCAGATTTTTATGATTTAGATACAGATAATTTTGATACTGAACAGCAACGCCTTGCGCAGCATTTGATTGGTTATCAGAAAAGAGAATATCTTGATAATATAATTGAAGATGATATTAGCCAATATAAATTTTATCAAGGATTTATCCAAGAAAAAGGAACACTGAATAGTTTAACTAAATTCTTTGATAAATTAGGAAGTACAGATCAAGAAAGTTTAGAGTTTTATGAAGAATGGGCAATAAGAAATGCTCAATACGGCGCAACTGATACATTTGATGAACTTGAATATAAACTAGACGAAACAAAATTTAGAATTGAACCTCAATTAATTGAACTTGTTGATGCTGTGGACACAAACAGAACAGACTTAGTTTATGAAATTCCTGAATCAAAAGTTTATATAAAACCGCAAAACTATACCAAAAATCCATTTCCTTACAAATATAGCACAGATGAATATTCTAAAACTGCTGGCTATGTTAGTTTAGATCAAATAGACTTTCTTGCTAAAACACCAAATGATATTTTGGAATTAGATATAGCCAATGTCCCGATAGATAATATAATTTGGGTAACGTCAGAAAAAAATAGCTGGAACATATATCAACACACTCTTATTTCAAACAGAGTTGAAACATATACTAAAACAACTACAGGATTTGATTTAAAATTTGATAGTATTCCTGATTTAGCTATAGGTGAAATATTTGGTGTACAATTTATTGACGATAATATCGACGGATTTTATAAAATAAACAATATTTCTGGTACTGTTGTCAGTGTAGTAGCTGATATTACTTTTAATGAAGAATTTTTAGACTTGAATGATAGTACTACTGGTATTATTACTAAATTACTTTCAAAACGTTACGATACTCCTAGTAATGTAAATGCAGATATTAATAAATTTGGATTAAATGAAAACAATACTATCTGGATAGATAATGTTGCAAATGACAAATTTGGTGTATTTAAAAACAACAAAATTTTCTCAGGAAAACAAGAATTGTTTAACATAGAAAACGGAGACGGCGGATACGGATCTAGTTTTGCTGTAAACGACTTTAATAGTATATTTGCAGTCGGTAGGCCAATAGATGGCAAGGTTTATGTTTATACTAGGTCAAGCGAAACACAAACGTTAAACTTTATACAAGAAATAATTGTACCTACAAATTTACATAATAGTGCAAGTGCATTTGGCCAAAAAATTAAATTTTCCGGAGATGGTCAGTTTATGTTCGTAGCAGCGCCTCTTGCAAGTAATGTTAAAACACGATACAGGGGCGAAGCTGAATCATCATTCAACATTTTAAAAGATGATATTGTAAGCGATAGAGGCACGTTATGGAGAGCAAAAAGGGCTACAGATGATGATAGTAGTAGCATTAATACAAACAGTAGAGATTGGGAACAAGTCTACAAAATTCCTGCAGACGATGAAGGATATGCAAGTGGATTAACCAACCAAGGTATTGTTTATGTATATAAGAAAAATCTAGATAACTCATATTACTTGTTAGAACAATTTGTTTCAAATGAACCTACTGGCGATGAAAAATTTGGTATTGGCTTGGAAACTGCATTTACTACAGATGAAACATATAAACTTTATGTACGCAGTGAAGGCAATAACGGTAGAGTTTATCTTTACGACACAACTTATTCTATAATGGAAATGAGAGGAACAATAGATGTTACATTTAGAGGAGACTGGGATAACTTCCATTCATATGTAACTGGTGCTATTGTTCAAGAAAATGGACAACTGTATAAAGCAAAAGTCGATATTCCAAAAGGCGGTAACGGCCCAACAGATATTGCGTTATGGGAAAGTGTTGATAATAATGTAGACAGATTTGGTTATTTGCCTTACAGTTCAACAATTCAAGGCGATAATGACAGCACTGCATTTAACAATACGAATCAAGCAGGAAAAAATATTGATGTAAGCACAAACGGTGAAGTTTTAACATTTACTGCTTTTAATACTAGTACAGATGAATTTCAAGTAAATGTATATAGATTACAAGAAGGACGCTATGCTTTTTATGAAGCTATCACTACGCCAAATACAGATATCTTATGGGGAACAAGTGTAGCATTAAGTGACGATGGAAATTATATAGCAGTAGGTGCTAATTCAGCAGATATAGAAACAAATACCGATACCGGTATAGATAAAGGACTTGTCTATATTTACAAATATAATTCATCTTCGCTTGCTTTTGAAAACACACAGACGTTACAAGCTCCTGCTTCTAGTAAAAATGAAAGATTCGGATATAAGGTTGAATTTAGTAATAATAAATTATGTGTAATTGGTATTAATGGTTTAAATATTGGTGGTACACAATTTGATTCAAATGCTACTTCCTTTGATAATAATAGTACAAAGTTATATGATTTTTCAAGTAGAAGACCGCAAGCATATACTTACGAACTTTTGAATGAAATTTACACTGTAAGTGAAGTTATTGATTACGAATCATATTATATAGACAACGGCCTGACATTACAAAGAGACTTGTCAACTGCCGATGATGTAGAAATATTATATCAAAATAATCACTTGTATCTAGGATTTGAAGGATTAGACACAGGTGATAGTAAATTTGGTTTAATTTTTGATTTACGTCACGACAAAGATATTACAAACTGGAACACGCTTGGCGAAGCAACAGATTTTATTAATTATGATAAAATGCGTGGAGCCTTTTTATACGATAGTGTAACAAGTGATTTAATTACATATATAGATTTGATAGATCCTATCCAAGGTAAAATTGCTAATGCTGCTGAAAGAGAAATAAATTATAAACTTTATTATGATCCAGCAGTGTATAATATTGGTAATACAAATACCGGAGTAGTTAATCCTTGGGGCGAAGAACGTGTTGGCGAGTTGCTGTGGGATTTGAATGCAGTCAAATGGTATAATCCATACCAAAAAAATGCTGATTATAGTTCTAATGTTTGGAACAAAATTATACCTGGTTACAGTATTGATATCTATGAATGGGTATCTTCAACATTATTACCAGACGAATGGGACGCTATTGCAGATACCACAGAAGGTTTAGCAGATGGTGTAAGTGGTGTATCTAGATACGGCAATCAACGATATGTAAGAAAAAATGTTTACGATCCAATTACTGGTTTGTTTTCGGCAAAATATTACTATTGGGTAAAAAACTCAAAAGTTTTACCAACAATTACAAACAGAACTATTACTGCTAATGCTGTTGCATCGTTAATTGAGGATCCTGCTGCTAACGGATATAGATTCTTAGGTATGTTTGGAAGAAATAATTTTGCAATATACAATTGTACAAATTTAGTAAAAGACACTGACACTGTTTTGCATTTTGAATATTATAATACTGAAGAAGTAAAAATTAATAATATACATAGAGAATACAACCTTCTTACAGAAGGTCTTGCTACAAGTCAGCCCAATGATAGAGTTGTAAGTAAATGGATAGATAGTTTAGTAGGATACGATAAACAAAGAACATTGTTACCTGTAACAACTTTAAGTCCGGCTAGAAGATATGGAATTTTGGATGATCCTTTACAAACAATGTTTGTAAACCGTACAGAAGCATTAAAGCAAGTTATCGAAAGAATAAATCTTGTTTTATCAAAAAAATTAATTGTAGATGAATTTGATATAAGTGGACTATCTTCTAAAGATCCACAACCTACTAATGTCTCAAGAGAATACGATACTGTTGTAGAGAATGAAACATTGTTACGTTTTATCGGTACATCTAAATTAGACCAAGCACAATTAAGTGTTGATATTGTAGATGGCAGATTGACAAAAGTCACTATTACAAATGCAGGTAGAGGCTATATTGATCCTGCATTTAACAGTGCAACTGATACTAAACGTAGAGGTCCAAAAGTTACAATTACAGGTTCTGGCATAGGAGCTGAAATTGAAACTGTTATTAATAATCTTGGTCAAGTTATAGAAGCAAATATTATAAATGAAGGTAAAAATTATAATTCAACAACTACGACTGTTACTGTAAGGCCATTTACTGCATTAATTACAACTGATACTACATTGTTAGGTTTTTGGGCAACTTATATCTGGAATTCAACCGAAAAAGAATGGATACGTATTAATAATCAAAGTTATGATGCCAGCCTTTATTGGAAATACATAGATTGGTATGCAGAAGGCTACAGTAAAGAAACAAATATTGATTACTTAGTACCAGGAAGTTATGCTCTCGGTGGGCTAAAAGACAATTTAGGCGATATTATAAAAATAGAAACTATTGGCTCTGGTGGTTGGTTATTATTGAAAAAAATAGATAATCAATTAGAAGTAGATTATACTGTAAACTATGAAACAATAGGAAGACAAAACGGAACTATAGAATTTAGTAGATTGTTATTTAACAACGAACGTTTTGGATTCGACAAAGCAGTTTACGATAGCGCATTGTATGACAGAGATGCAGGCGAAGAAGTAAGAATAATTTTAAACACAATTAATCAAACTATATTTGTAGACGAATTGAAAGTAGAGTGGAATAAACTTTTCTTTAGTAGTGTGAGATATGCACTTGCTGAACAACCGACCATAGATTGGATATTCAAAACTGCATTTATAAAAGCAAAACATAACGTAGGTGGATTAGATCAAAAAACAACATACAAGAGTGATAGTTTAGAAAGCTACAACGACTATGTAAATGAAGTAAAACCTTATAGCACAAAAATTAGAGAATTTGTTAGTGCTTATGAAAATATTGATCCTACACAAACAAACGTAACTGATTTTGATTTACCTCCACGATATGATTTAAATGCTGAAAAAATTGTATCAGAAACTGCACAAGTCTTAGATAGTCAAATTAGAAATTACAGTGAGTTTGTAACAACTTATCCTCAAAAAAATTGGTTTGACAATGTAGGATTTGAAGTAAAAGAAGTTGTATTGACAGATGGCGGAACTGGCTGGACAAATGCACCTAGATTAGTTATGAGCGGTGGCGGCGGCCCAACAGTAATTGGTTCTACCACTATCAACGAAGGCAAAGTTACAGGTATTGTAATTGATTTTGCAAACTTAAAATATATAACAGCTCCTACTTTAACATTTGAAGGTGATCAAGAAGATTATAGTACAGCCAAGCCAGCTAGAGCAACTGCTATCATTGGCAATTCTCCGGTTAGATCAACACATATGTTAATAAAGTTTGATAGGATTACAGGAAGTTATTTTGTTACTGATTTGGATGTTACGCAAACATTTACAGGTACAGGATCACAAATTGATTTTATCTTAAAATGGCCAATTGATGTTAGGCCTTCTAAGATTACAGTCACAGTAGACGGAGTTGAACAACTAGCAACAGATTACAGTATTAGTAATATACTAGATAAAACTGTAACCTATCCAAGATATTATGGTGTAGTGAGTTTTGCAAATGCACCATCAAATAACAAAACTATCGTAATTGAATACGACAAAGATGTGAATTATCTAAGTGCATCAGATAGAATTAATTTTTACTATAATCCAACAACTGGTCAGTTTGGTAAAGAATTATCTCAACTTATGGATGGCGTAGACTATGGCGGTGTGCAAATTGATACAGCAAGCTTTGGAGCATCACAAGGTTTTAACAACGGAGATTTATTTGGTTCTACACCATTTGATAGATTTAGTGGGAACCTAGAAGATGAAGTATTTGTGCTTGATGGTAGTACAGGATCAATAACTGTTAGTGTGCCATTTGAAGCAGGTGTAAAATATAATGTATATTATAAGGCTGCAACAGCAGGTATTAATGATAATCCTGTAAGAATTGATAGTGAAGCTTACGGAACATCAGAAGCACCAGAAGATTCAATAATGTTGACTATTACAGGTGACGGAATAACAAGCACATTTATACTAGATGAAGATCAACTAGTAACTAGAGACGGCGATACGATAATTGTTAGAAAAGAAACAAGCGATGGTGCAGTTACACCAAGTGGCGTAATCTTTGATACACAAATAAATGGCGGCGATTTAACAAATGTTGCAGGACAGTTTAGTACAGCAACAGGCATTGACGCAGGCAATATTGTAATTGACGGTGATGATTTTGTAAGTCCAACAACAAGTAAAGGTACCGAAGAACAAGTACCTGGACAAATTTTAGATACACTAGATCTACAAGTTTACGAGCGTGTAAATGACGGACAAGGCGTAATTACTGTACAAAATTTTAGAACAGATGGCGGCAGTGCTGAATACTATTTAGAAAATTTACCAGCTACACAAGATAGTGTAATTGTAAAATTAGATAATGTTGTTTTAGATCCTGCACAGTATGAAATAGATTATTCAGAAAAACTACTTAGGATTTCGGATAGTAGTTTATTACCAGTTGGAAAGCATCTTTCTTTCTTGACAATTGGTACAAATGGGTCTAACATAATAGAAAGTGATACGTTTACTGGTGACGGTAACACTGCTAACTTTGTAACGTTTTATAAGTTTGAACAAAACGTAACGGCAGTAGTAAGTGTTAACGGAGTCATAAGTACATCTTTTGGATTAGATGCATCAGGACCTGAATATGGCGATAATGCAAATAAGGTTATGCTTGTATTTGGTGAAGTGCCACCGGCTAATAGCATTATAACATATACTCTTTATAAAGGTACAGGAAAGCAATACAGTCAACTTGCAATAGATGATACGTTTGATAGAACTGTATCTACACAAAGATCACACACTTTTGGATCAAATGGTGCAGTACCACTGCCGTTTAACAAAAAACCAATTAGTCATAATATCCTAGTTAAAGTAGGCGATAAATTTTTAGATGCTGGATATGTCAAAAAGCACACTATGACAGTTGATAGAGCATATGAAATAGACAATTGGCAATTATTAGATCAAACTAAAATTTCTCAATTAGATATTTTAGTTTATATAAATGATCAATTAGTTGATCCTATAAATTATATATACAGTACTACAAACGGCAGAATAGAATTTACAACCAGAGAAATTGGAAAATCTGGAGATATACTTAGAGTATATTTAATAGACAATGCAGAATACTTTTTTGTAGATACAGTAATTAAATTAAGCAATGCAGGCACGTTAGTTGATTACGCTCCATTAGATCAAATTAATTTTACACTCAATGATAGCACTAATGTAATTGGTACTGTACAGGAATATACAAAGACTGGACAAGAAGTTACAATTAAGTTACAAGGATATGTTAGGGATCTAATAGCACTTGCTGCTAAAGACGATACGCCGTCGTTATACTTTGACGATAGCACTGATTTTAAAATTGATAGTATCAGAGTTGTAGATAGTGAAAGATTAAGTTTAAAAGATATTCCTACACAAGATGTAAAAATTTATGTATTTTCAAATCACGATACAAATGAATTTGAAAGACTAAGTTTACGTGTTTCATATGAGGATACAAATGCAGCAGAAGGATCTGCTAATTATCTTACAAGAAACTTACTTAGCAGAGGTGAAATAAAACTAGACAAGAAAATACCCGGTCCTGAATATGCTTGGGTATTTCTAAATGGCAAGTTTTTAACTTCGCAAGCAGATTATACATTATCTGATAATAGACAATCAATTATTTTAAGTGAGCGCCCAATAAAAAATGATAGAATTGAAATATTATATTTTACTGCTGATGTAAGTAAGCAGAAATTTGCATATAGAATATTCAAAGACGTTCTCAATAGATATCATTATAAGAGAATTAACAGCGGAATGGAATATGATTTAGCAGTTGATTTAAATTGGTATGATCTAAGTATTAACTTAAAAAGTTCAGATGGTTTAGATGAACCTAATAAAGAGCTTGCAATTCCTGGTATAATTTTTATAAACGGTGAAAGAATTGAATATTTTGTAAAACAAGGAAATGTATTAAGACAATTAAGAAGAGGAACACTAGGAACTGGTGTAAAAGATGTGCATTCAGCTAATAGCAGAGTTTTCCATCAAGGTGTAAGCGAGACTATTCCTTACCAAGATACTACATATACACAACTATTTACAGGTGATGGTGCAGCAAAAACATTTAATTTAAATTGGACACCAACAAGTGTTAATGAATTTGATGTTTTTGTAGCTGGTACAAGATTAAGAAAAGCTACACCAATTGATCCAAATAATTCTACTGCTGATACTAATTATTATCAGTACAACGAAGCATTAGATCAAGATAGTCCAGGAGGAGATGTAGTAGTTCCAGCAGAATTTACTGTTGAAAATAATATTTTAACATTAGTTACTGCACCTCTTGCTGATACTGAAATTAGAATAATTAGAAAAACTGGTAAAATTTGGAATGATGACGGAATAAGTCTTGCAAGCAGTAAGAACACTATAAGCAGATTCCTAACAGATAGCACATATAAGCTCGCCCGATAAATACAATAAGGATAGTATTATGATAGAAAAAGAACATAACGGTGTACACATAGAGGGTCATATTAAAATATATAACCCTGAATCAGGTTTTGTGTTTGTAGACAAACGCAATGCAATTCATTATGAAAATATGAGTATCAGTCTTGCTGAAAGTTTAGGCAATATTGGACAAGGTTTTATTAGTGAAATGAGTTTTGGTAATGGAGGAACAATAGTCGATCCAACTGGAATCATAACATATCTTACTCCTAACAGCACTGGTACAAACGCAAGCTTATATAATCAAACCTACACCAAAGTTATAGATAGCAACAATGTAAATAATACTGATCCTACAAGAAATAAAATCGAAACCAGACACGTAAGCGGAACAAATTATACAGATGTAGTCGTGAGTGCTCTACTTGATTACGGCGAACCAGATGGACAAGATGCATTTGACACAGCAGCAGATACAGAACAACAATTTGTATTTGACGAACTAGGTTTAAGAGGATATAGTTCAAGTGGAACGGGTAGACTTATTACACACGTAATTTTTCATCCTGTGCAAAAATCATTAAACAGACTTATCCAAATAGACTATACTGTAAGAGTTCAGAGCCTTAGCGGAGGTAATAGCTAATGGCATATGAAATTCCATTTACAGATGAGGCAAACAAAGGTACCATCACTGTAGAAGATAGTAGTATTAATACTGATACAAGTTTACAACTTATAGGAAGAAATTTAACTGACTATGGAAGTAGTGTTAATACAAACTTCTTAAATATGTTAGAAAATTTTGCTAATCCAAATCCTCCAGGTAATCCTGTTGAAGGACAGTTATGGTATGATACAACTGCCGGTATAGACCAATTAAAAATTTATGACGGCACCCAATGGGTTGCTGCAGGCGGCGTTAAAAAATCAGCAGTACAACCTGCCGTTGATAATAGTACAGTGGGCGATATTTGGGTAGATACTGAAAATAGTCAAATGTATATCTACACAGGTAGCGGGTATGTGTTAGTAGGACCAAGTTACAGTAGTGCAGCTATAACCGGCGCTTTATCGATCTCAATTGATAGAGCCGACGACACTCCTGCAAAACAAGTTACAGCAATTTATAGTGAAAATGTGATTGTTGCATTAATAAGCGATGAAGAATTTGCACCAAAAAGTAACATTGCTGGCTATACTTCATCTTATCCACTGAAAATTGGTATTAATTTAAATAGATCTTTAACAAGTGTTCTAAATGGTACAGCCGAACAAGCTAATAATCTTGTTATAAACAACTTGCCAGTGTCTGGAACAAGTTTTGTAAGGAACGATGCAGAAGCAGGAAAACAAACTATCAATGCTCCTATTAGAGTAAGCGATAACAGAGGTATAGAATTTGGTCAAACAAAAACATTAAGTGTTTTTGTAGAGGATTCAGATAGCGTATTAGAACATTTTGGAACAGGTACACTTGATATTAGATCAACTGTTACACAAACACCTGCTATCAGAGTGAAGCCAACCGAAAGTGTAAACACAGTTGGTATTAACAATGCGAGTCCTACTGAAGCATTAGATGTTACTGGAAACTTATTAGTAAGTGGAACAATTAAAACTGCTGATACAACAAATTCAACTAGTAGTATTACAGGATCGATTACAACACCCGGTGGTATTGGCGTAGCATTAGATGCACACGTCGGCGGTACACTCACAGTAGCAAGTAATATTACAGCAGAAAACATTATTCCAGAAAACAATAATACACATAATTTAGGTACTTCGGCACTTTATTACGACAATCTTTACGCCAATAGACTTAATACAACATCTATTCAGCCTAAAGCAGGTAGTAGTTTAAGTATAACAGGAACGCTAACTGGATCTGCAACTAGTGCAGGAAAATTAAATAGTGCAACAACATTTAGACTTGAAGGTGAAGTTTCGGCAGATAGCTTTTCGTTTGATGGACAAACTGGCGGATTAACAAAAACACTAGCAAACAGTGTTATTGATCCTACATTTGTAACAAACAAAGGCGCTTTACCTAGTGCTATTGTTGGATCAGACGAATTTTTAGTTGCTAGAGGAAGTAATTTATATAAAACAACACAAAGTGATATTATTGGAAGCATACAAACAATTCCAATTGGCACAGTTACACCATATGCTGGAACAACTGCTCCTTCGGGATGGTTAATATGTAATGGTGATTCGTATATTACAACTACATATAATTTATTATTTGATGTTATTGGCACAACATATGGCGATGCAGGCGGAGGAACATTTAGAGTTCCTGATTTAGCAGGTAGACATCCTGTAGGTTTACTCGGAAGTCCATCAAATAATAATAATAGAATTACTTCAGGTACAGGCACAATAGGTGGTGTAAGTGGTAATCCTACTTCAACTATTGCAGAATCTAACTTACCAGATCACACTCACTCACTAGACAGTGACACAGGCGATCAATTTTATGCAACTACAACTATTGCATCACAGACAGGTTCGAATACAAGCGCAGGCGGCGGTGCAGCTGATGGTGCAAACGGTACTAAAATATCAACTACAGGTAGTATACCAGGTGCAACTAATACTCCGTTAAACACAACTGATCCATTTGTAGCAATGAATTATATTATATATACGGGGCAGATTATATGAGCTATAGATTAAACAAAACCGACGGTACATTATTAACAGAATTAATTGATGGTAAAATTGATAATACAACGACTGATTTAACTTTTATAGGTAAAAATTATCAAGGATTTGGTGAATTAATAAACGAAAACTTTATTAAATTATTAGAAAGTTTTGCAAATGTTTCTGCACCTGCAAAGCCTATAAAAGGACAAGTTTGGTTTGACACTGTTACTGATAGATTAAAAGTATACGATGGATCTACATTTAGAAGCACGGATAGCAGCGTTGTAAGCGGCACTGCACCGTTGGAAAAAGTTGTAGGCGATATTTGGATAAACAGTGCAAATAATCAAGTCTATTTTTGGGACGGAACCGACTGGATATTAATAGGCCCTCAATATACAAAGACACAGGGATTGAGTGGAATAAAAGTTGATACTATAAAAGACTCATTTAGTTTAGATAAAACAATTGTACTTTTTTACGTAGCAGGAACACCATTAGCAGTATTAGCAAGAGAATCATTTACCCCAGGGCTCGAACTTGCAGGTTTTCCTAATTTAAGAATGGGATTAAATATTAACAACTCGTATAGCTCATTTATATTTGATGGTGTTGCTGATAAAGCTCTTGCAATTACTGACGAATTTGGTACTTCTTTTACGGTTGATAGTTTTGTAAGTGCTACCGATACTAATGGCGATACAATGGTAGGCCCGTTACTTATAAACAATGTTGAGGGATTAAAAGTAGGTACTGTTTCATCAGGACAAAATATACAAATTAAAGCAGCAGGCACTGGTTCAGAAATTATAAATTTACGAAACGGCGGCGATTTAGAAGTAAAGCTTTCTAAAGTAGCAAGCACATACTATTCAGCATTAAAATTTGATGCTACAAATAATAGATTAGGAATATTTAACAATGCTCCTGATCCAACAATATCAAGAATAGACAGTGAAGGCGATCCAGTAGCTGCAATTACACAAGGTGTTGTAATTGGTACTAACGGAGATCAACACAATCTAATAGTAAATGGAGATTTGCGTGTTGCTGGCGAACTACGTGTTGGCACACAAACAACAGAAGATGTTAAATCCTTAAGAATAGCAGATAAAAATATTCAACTTGCTATTCCAGAGGATAGTACACTGTTAGATAGTTCTAGCGAATTTATTGATGATGCAGGGTTGTTAATCGAAACTACAGGTGGCAGTATAAAGTGGACATATAGAATTGGCACACTAGCCTGGACAACTGAAGATAATATCGATATTGCAGATATAAATGGTGCTTATATGATGGACGGTACACCATTATTAACTAGAACTGCACTTGCTGCAACTGTCACAGATGCACCCGGACTTGTTAACATTGGTACATTAGGAAGTATCACAGTTGATAATATTGGTATTGATTCAAACAGAATTACAAACACAGCAGCAAGTATTGAATTAGCATCCAACGGACCAATTGAAGTGGTAGGCACACCAGTTGAAATAAAAGGTGTAAAAACTCCAATAAGTCCGAGAGCTGTTGCAGAAAACCCGGCACTTACAGAATCAGACGCTGATGCGGTAGCAACAAAACAATATGTTGAAACTGAAATTGGTGCTAAAACACTTGTTTTTGGTCTTGATCTTACTGGACTAACAATAGCAATTAACAATGGCGCAGGTGTAAACAATGATGTATTATTAATTTTAACTTCATTAGTTGATCCTTCAACAATACCTAATGGTACGCAAGCTGCAATACACGGTAGTAGTATAGCACCATCAGGAACTGATACTGCGGATGTGAATGCAGAATTAAATAAAAGTTTTACGGCTGTGGATAGCGGCGGTACACAAAACGTTAGTGTATTACAAGACTTCAACATTAGTCCTGTACCGATAGCGCCAACATTTACTGTCACAAGGTATACTATTAAATTTAAAGTAGTTGCCGGAACTTGGGAACACGTATCAACAGTAGCGTATCCATAAAACAAATAAATATACTATATGAGGAACAAAGATGGCATACATAATTAACAGATTTAGCGGAGAGCAATTACTATCGCTTGAAGACGGCACAGTTGATAATACAACTGACTTAAAATTAATTGGTAAAAACTATAGTGGTTATGGAGAGGCGCAAAACGAAAACTTTTTATTTTTACTAGAAAGTTTTGCAGGTTCGACCAGTCCAAGCAAAGCACTTAGCGGACAAGTTTGGTTTGACAGTTCAACAAACAAACTAAAATATTACACAGGAACAACTTGGAAAACAGCAGGTGGAGCAGAAGTAAGTTCTTCACAACCAGCAGGCCTTGTTGAAGGGGACCTATGGTATAATAGTAATACAAATCAATTATTTGCAAGAACAAGTGCAAATGAATTTATTTTAGTAGGACCTCAAGCAGCAGGATCAGGAACAACACAATTATTAAGTACAAATGTTGCATCAGCGCCATCAGATGTAACTGTGCCAGTTATAATTGCATTAATCGATAACAATCCAGTTTATATGATTAGTGATGCAGCATTTACACCTAGTAGCAATCAACCAGCATCATTAGATGATTATGATATTCCGGGACATTTTCCGGTAGTAAAAAAAGGTATTACATTAATTAGAACACCTAGTACAGGTATTACAGGTGTAGACGATGACACAGTTTTGCCTTACTTTTGGGGATCAGCAAGTAATGCTCTCAAATTTGATGGTTTAGATTCTAGTGAATTTATTAGATCTGCAGGCGCAGGCACAGCCGTTAATTTTCAAGACGATGCAGGTATAAAAATTGGAGATAGTTTAGACTTCCAAGTACACGTAACTAACGGCAATGAAGCAACATTATCTAATTTAATTGGCGATGAAATAAAATTTCAAACATACACATCAGGTACTGGCTTACTAGAAATTGCTAGATTTACAAATGGAACAGATATTGCACTAATCCCAGGTATTGACAATGCTTATACAATTGGAACATCTAGCGCACGTTGGAATACAGTACACGCAACTACATTTAATGGCACAGCTACAAAAGCCAGTGCATTAGTTGTAGATGGTGTTGATAGAACTGGCTCTATAAACGCAGATGCTAATACAGTAGCAGTCAGAGATGCAAACGGTAACTTAGTTGCAAATATTTTTACTGGTACTGCTACTCGTGCTAGATATGCTGACCTTGCAGAGAAATATACCACTGCTGAAGAATTGCCAGCAGGTACAGCAGTTGCAGTATGCGGACATCCAGATCACGAAGTAGAACCAGCAAAAGCAAGTGATATGTGTATTGGTGTAGTATCTACAGATCCAGCTGTAATGATGAACAGTGATGCAGACGGTCAATACATTGGTTTAAAAGGAAGACTTCCTGTAAGAGTTAAAGGTCCTATTGCAAAAGGTCAGGCAGTATATGCTTGGGAAGATGGTGTTTGCGGCACTATACAAACAACCGCACTTGTTGGAGTAGCATTAGAATCTAATGACAGTGAAGACGAGAAATTAGTTGAGTGTGTTTTGAAAACATAAGTATATAAAAGGTGAAAGTATATGGTAAATCAAATAATTTCTGCTGCAAGGTACAATTTTTTACAATCAAGAATTGGTAATCTTTTAGGAGTAGGCGTTGGAACTAGCGGATATAATCAAGCAGTTAGTTCATCTCAAGTTCCTCAAGAAAATGTGGTATTAGCAACTGAAATGAATGCATTATATGCAGACCTTATAAAAATTAGAACTCATCAAATTGGTACCGAACCGACATCATTAATTAAGCAAGTTAAGGATAATACCACACAAATTAGTATCGCAAATGCATCCATTAACACAAGTAACTCTAATGTTGTAACAATACAAACAAACGAAGCACATCTTCTTATTGAAGGAATATGGGTAGACTATATTATTGGTGTGCAAGGAATGACACAACTTAATGGTGTCTCAGGCTATGCAAAAGTTTTAAGTGCAACTGAATTTGAATTATATGATGCATATGACCGAACATCAGGTACCCCATTAACATCTCCAATAGGCGATCCTAGTTGGGGAGCATACATAAGCGGAGGTGCGTTTTTGCATACAATTGGTGAAGAATCATATCAAACTTATGAATCATTAACCACAATATGTGAAAATGCGAAATTTAATGTAGATGCTACACAAGCCGATCCGGCCATCAAAGACACAGCAACAAGAACAGATTTATGGGGCGGAACAGCAACACCTCAGCAAGTTATACACGAATTTCAAGTTACATTTGCTGATAGTAATGCACGTAGAGGATTTTTTAACGCAGGTGGCGAATTAAGATTTACAAGTAGTTTAACAGGACTTCCTAACAGCGGTACAGTGAATTATCAAAAATCAGTAGATTGGGCTGCTATGCTTTCAAATATGGGAACTATAAAATTTAATTTTGCTGATACAACAAGTTCTAATAATAATGGAACAGGCAGCACTATTGGTAATTATGAGTTGACAAGCACATATCAAGTAGTGTATACTAAAACAGGTAGCGGAGTGTACATCGAAAATGATTATATTATATACGCTAAAGAAAATAGTTCAAAACAAATACAGTTTAAGATTGAATTTACTGATGATGCAAACGGTTCTGGCGGAGCAGATGAAAGAGTAGAAGGCGAGTTGAGCAGTGTAATCTCTGAATATCGTTCAACAGGTCCATATGTTGAAAATTCATCTCCTACAATTACAAGAATACAAATGTTATAAGGAATACAAATGGCAGTCGGAACACCAATATTAGCATCAGACTATAACGGCATCCATAATCTGATGTCGCCGATTGTTGGTCCTACTACTAGTAATGTTGATTTAGGATATGGACGTACACTTTTAAGTGATTTAGTTGTCGGCGGCAGTACCCCTGGCGTTAGCGATGTAATTACAAGTTTACAACAATACGATTTATGGAAAGATTTGCAAGCGGGACATATACATCAATTTGCTACTGATAATACAAGAATAGCATTGAATAGGGTTGATGTTGGCGATATAATTCAGTGGGCCAATATAACAGATTTTACTTTGTTTGTCAATGATGTAATATCTTTCAACAGAGATACAACAGAATTTCCTTCTGCAAATTTTGACGAAGCAGGTATGCTAACCAGTAGTTCTACAACTGTAACAAGCACAAGATCAACTGCTTGGGGCACAGGCGGAACTTATAGAATCGGACATAGAGTTACTGTAAGTTGGAGTAGTGCGAATGCACGTAATCATTTTTTTAATGCAGGTGGACAAATAAGATTTGATGCTAGTCTCACAGGAGGAACAACTGGTACTACAAATAGTAAAGATTGGGACTGGAATAGAATACTAGCAGAAATGGGTAAAATACGTTTTTGGAAAAAAGCAACAAATTATTTTACAGAATCATTAGGAACAGGCGGAACTGGTAGCGAATATGCACTAGGTTCAATAAGCACAAACAGTGCAACTAGTGGTGGGTTTTTTAATAGTGCTACTAGGTTATATACAAAAGTAGGCGGCGGTGTCTCAGGAGGCAACACAGGAGCAATTCCTGTAGAACAAATTTATGATGATAACGAATATCAAATTAATTTAGTTATCCCAAACGACAGTCAAATGATATTTGAAATTATATTTGATGACAGTGATACAGGTACAGGTTATCAGGTAGAATCAGGCGAGCAAGGTTCGCCCACTGATGAACAAGTCGGCGGCACAGTGACAAGTAATCTTTATACTTTTACTCCTAATAGTACATTTAATATCGGTGCAAGCACATTTAATGCTATTGTACAAACACCACCAACAGGTGCAGTAGATAGTTCACTTTAACCTTTGACATTTATCAAATTTTGTTATATACTATACTAGGTATAGTTAGGAGAAAATTATGGACGAACGTCTTGAAAAAGCCCTTGAGATAAGCAATTATATGGTTACCTTGAATAATCAAACAAGAATCTTAAAAGAACAATACAAAGAAAATCTTGTTTTGTATTACAAAGGCGGTCAATTTTCCATTACTCGTGAACTTATAAGTTTTTGTCAAAGCTTACTTTCATTAAAACAAGAGTCAACTATTATTATTGATGATAATGATATACCTGTTGAATGCGAAGACTTACAAGAATTTACAAATGCAATTCTTAATAATTATCAATCATATTCAAATAGATTCCTAACAGAATACAATAAACTTATGAATGAAAGATCTGTTGAAAGTATTATGAATTTATGAGTCAAGGTGTACTATTATTTGCATTTAACAATGAAAGTATAAATTACGTAAACCAAGCTATTTTTTGTGCGAACCGCATACAAAAATATCTACAATTACCTGTGAGTTTAGTAACCAATGTTGACGTTGACAACAAGTGTTTTGATCAGATTATAAAAGTAGAAGATGGATTAACAAGCAGAAAAGCATACCGAGATGGTTCATTAAACAAACGTGTTCTTAATTTTAACAATTACGGCAGAGAGCATAGTTTCGACTTATCTCCTTATGAAGAAACTATTGTAATGGACACTGATTATATAATAGCAAATGATAAATTGTTAAATTGTTTTACACAGCAAAAAGATCTTTTGTTATACAAAGATGCAACACATTTAGGAATACACAATGGCACACCTGAATTTAAATCTATTAGTGACGGCGGCATAGATTTTTATTGGGCTACTGTAATATATTTTAGAAAAAACAACACAAGTGAAGTTTTTTTTAATTTAGTTAAACATATAAAAGAAAATTATATACACTATAGAGGTGTGTATCAATTTAAAAATACTGTGTACAGAAATGATTTTGCATTTAGTATAGCAGTGCATATACTATCTGGATACACAGAAAACAATTTTGTTGGTACAATACCTGGCAAAAAGTTTTATGCAATTGATAGAGACATACTTCTATCAATAAAAGACGATGCATTTGATTTACTAGTAGAAAAACGAGACAGACTTGGGGAATACACTTTTGTAAAATTTAAAGGCAGTAATTTACACGTTATGAATAAGTTTAGTTTAGCGAGAGTTATCAATGAGCAATAACTTTACAATGCTTGCACAGAACACAGATGTTGATTATGTACAACAAGCATATTTAAATGCTATGAGTATTCGTGCTACTAACGAAAATGCAAAAATATGTTTAATAACCAACGATACAGTGCAAGACAAATACAAACAAATTTTCGATGATATTGTAGAAATACCTTGGGGAGATCACGCTAAAGATAGTGATTGGAAAATAGAAAATAGATGGAAAACATATCACGCAACTCCATATGACGAATCATTAGTTATGGATACTGATATGCTTGTTTTGCAAGATATTAGCAGTTGGTTTAACTTTTTAAAAAACTATGATTTGTTTTTTACAAGTAATGTTTACACTTATAGAAACGAACTTGTAACAAATGATTACTATAGACACACATTTGCAAAAAACAAACTACCAAATCTATACAGTGGATTACATTATTATAAAAAATCAGATACTGCACACGAGTTTTACACCTGGCTAGAAATGATAACAAATAATTGGCAACAATTTTATAGACAACACACCGGCGGTAAAATGTATCAACGTAAATGCAGTATAGATTTATCAAGTGCTATTGCTGTAAAGATTATGGGCATAGAAAGTCAAGTAACAAACCCACGTGCTAAATATCCTAGCTTTGTACATATGAAGCCAAGAATACAAAATTGGCAAAACAGTGTAGTTGATAAATGGCAAAATCGTGTAGGCACATATTTAGGTGAAGACTTGCAACTTAAAATAGGCAATTATACACAAGCTGGAGTTTTTCATTATACAGAAGATGACTTTGTAGTTGACCGTATAATTAACATATATGAAAAGTATTTAGGAATACAATGAGAATTACAATTAGCACTGATAGATACGTTTGTTTTGATGAAAACGGTGTAATTGATAAAGTTACACGCAACCCTGATGAAAACTTTGAAAACTTATTAGTAGATTTTGAGCAAGTTCGTCATTTTGCAGAAGGCAAAGAATCACTTCGTGATTATAAAGTTGAATATGACTTTATTGAAAAAAGATATGTATTAAAAAGCAAACAGCAGTATAACGAAAGTTTTAATACACAAAATTTTGTTTACGAAATACCAAAAGAAATCAAAGACACTTACGAAGTTAAAATAAAACAAAATAACAAAAGTAAGTGCTGGGAATTAGAACTGAACAAAGACTTTGAAAATTATGTGCAATCTCAAAAAATCTCTATTAATCCTAGCAATCAGGTATACAGTGTAACAAAGTTATTCGATCCTAACGTTTTGTATAAAACATTAGATTTCTCTAAAACAAAAAAAATACCTTTTACCAGTAAGTTTGAAATTGACAATATTAACGTAAGCCTTTATACTATAAGAAAGTTTTCTACATACTACCACGAGGTTATAAATGGCTAATACATTCCGTGTAATTGATTATGATATTGTTTATCTTAGTTACGATGAACCAAATGCAGAAAAAAATTATGCAGATCTGTGCAAAAAAGTTCCGTGGGCAAAACGTGTACACGGTGTCGAAGGATCTGATGCAGCTCATAAGGCTTGTGCTGAATTAAGTGAAACTGATCGATTTATTACTATTGATGGCGATAATTGTATTAGAGATGATTTCCTTTCACAAGCAATAGACTTTGATGAAAATTTAGATTTAACAGATAAAGTTATAAGTTGGACTGCAAAAAATGTTATAAATGGCTTGAGCTACGGTAATGGAGGAATAAAATGTTGGCCAAAGCAATATGTTCTTGATATGCGTACACACGAAAATGCACCTGCAGATAATCAACACGCTCAAGTTGATTTTTGTTGGAATACACAATATGTACAGATGAACGGAACTTTTAGCGATGTACATAATAATGCTACACCTCATCAAGCGTGGCGTGCTGGGTTCCGTGAAGGCGTTAAGATGGCACTAGATCAAGGACTACGTGTAACAGTTGACGAATTTAAAAATAATCATTGGAAAAACTTGCATCGTTTATACATCTGGCAAATGATTGGTGCAGATGTAGAAAATGGACGTTGGGCTATTTACGGAGCAAGAGAAGGTTTATATAAAACTATGTGTACAGATTGGGACTTTGTAAATGTACGTGATTTTAAATGGCTAAACAATTATTGGGACAACAAAGAGTTAGATGAAGATCAAATGGAACAGGACACAGTTGACCTTGGATATTCGTTAATAGATGAACTAGATTTGCCTATTGCTGCCGAACCATTTGATGGAAATCAAAGCAAGTTTTTTAAAACAGTATATCAAAACCCTGCACGTGACAACAGCAAACAATTCTTAGATAGAGAACAGTAATGGAACGTAGCGAAAGCGAAGAAATCAAGCGTATCGATAAGATTACGCAGGAAATATCTCCAACGTTTTGTTTTGCTAAATGGTATCACGCAAACATATATTTTCAAACAGGTGAAACACACAGTTGTTATCATCCTGCTCCTCACAAGATTGATACAGCACCGCTACTGGAAAATCCTAGTGCTATACACAACACAGCACAAAAGAAAGCAGAACGTGCTGCTATGATGAAGGGCGAACAGCCCAGTGGATGCAACTATTGCTGGAAGATTGAAGCAATGGGTAAAGACTATGTTAGTGACAGAAAACAACGCAATCAAACTATTTTCTTTAAACATAGATTAAATGCTGTTAAAGAAGGTGGTGCAGAGTTTGATGTTAATCCAGAATACTTAGAAGTTTCGTTTGGCAACGAGTGCAACTTCCGTTGCGGATATTGTCATCCAAAAGCAAGTAGCAGATATTATCAAGAGATCAAGCAACACGGTCCTTATGATATGGTAAAAAATCATAGATGCGACATTGATTGGTTTCAAATATTTGAAGAAGAAAATAATCCATATTTGGATGCATTTTGGAAATGGTGGCCCGAACTTAGTAAAGATTTACATATACTACGTATTACAGGTGGCGAACCGACTATCCAGCAAAGTACATATAGATTATTTGATATGCTTGATGCAGATCCGAAGCCAGAATTAGAACTTAATTGTAACAGTAACTTAGGCGGCAAACCGAAACAATTAGCAAAATTTACAGATCGTGTAAACAACTTGTTAACAAATAATAAGATTAGACGTTTTAAAATGTTTACAAGTATTGATACTTGGGGCAAACGTGCAGAATATATTCGTGATGGATTAGACATTGAAGTGTTTGAACGCAACTTAGATTACTTTATGCGTAATTGCGAAGCACCGATGGTTTTAATGATTACATTTAATATTTTTAGTGTAACAACATTCCGTACACTGTTAGAAAAAATATTAGAATGGCGCAAAAAATACAATAATGTCGATACACATAGATGGCAACGTTTGGGGTTTGATACTCCACATTTAAAAGAACCTTTACAATATGATATGAATATTTTGCCAAAAGAATATCTTAGTTATATGCGTGATCATTTGCAATTTATTAAAGAAAATGTAGACGACGAACGTAAAGATGCGTTTAGTACAATTGAGTATGAAAAGTTTAGACGTGTGGTTGACTATATGGAAAAAACAGAATATCCATTAGAAAAGATTATACAAGGAAGACAGGATTTTCATAAATTTTTTAAAGAACAAAATCGTCGACGCGGAGTAAATCATATTGAAGTTTTTCCTGAAATGGCAGATTTTTTTGATTTATGCGAAACTTATGTTTGAAGTAAAATTATACAATAACGATATAGACCTAACTGATTTTTTTATTGAAGCACACAAGAAAAAATTCTATAATAACAGCAGCCAAGAAATGCTTATAGATTATATTAAAAAATACGAAGATGCAAAACTTTGGTTATTACTTTTTAATAATAGAGTTGTAGGAACAGTAGTTGCACATAAATTAGAAGAGTTAGGAATACTAGGAAAAAATGCATACCGTATCGGTGCAAGAACTTGTGTGTTAACTCATTTAATCGGAAAAGATAGAGTAAAGAGTCTTAAAGGGAAGACCGATATACATTATTCACACGCTTCGCAATTTTTGTTGCCTGCTTGTATTGAAGGCATCGGTAGAGATAAACCTTTATATCTTAGCACACACACCGGTGATGTCGGTAGTCAAAATAAAGTGCATAATTTTTGGGCAAAGTATTTTCACAAAGCAGGTGTTCTTCAAAATCCTGTAGAGCTTGAATACAAAGGAACATTTCAAACTTTTTGGAAAATTAATGTTGATAAATTTTACGAAACTTTATCTTCGACTAGGTGGCCAGAAGCCGAAGCAGTTATTCCTATCCTAAATCAACCCAACTAGTTCCATTGTATCCTTGAAACTTTTTGGTTGATTTATTAAATATAATCATACCTTCATCTGCATAATCAATATCAGTTTTTTCTGCTTCTGTAAAACCTTTTGACTTCATAATTGGCACTGCTAAAACACCCTTACCGTCAAAATTTAATCCTGTTGGATTATCCCAAAATGCACTAGGCAAATTTTTTCCATCGCTTAACGTAATTGCAAAATCTGTTGGATATATTTCTAAGTCTGGATCTGGTGTTACGTCTGTGTTTGCATAAAAACCAAAGCCGCCTCCGATTTTATATGACAATCCGTCCCAGGCGTGACAAGTGTTTACCATCAAATGATCTCCAGGATTAAGTGGAAGCATATTTTCGTGGTCACCGTTGAAAGCAAAATAATTTACTTGTCCTAAATTAGAAGTGTTAACCGGGTTTGATTGAAGTTTATAACTTATATTGTCAGCATATACTTGTATTGTTTCTGTGCTGTTGTAACCAATATTGATTTCACCTGTCGAACCGCCTTCGAGTCTAACTTGTCCTTCATTTACAGTCAGCACTGGTGCTCTATTTTCATCAATTACTTGGCCCATTACACAACCATTAAATTCTGCAAGTATACTTGGTTTATCTGTACCATCATAATCTAGCAATGTAAGTACAGGAGAATCATCATACCAATTTATGTTTCCTGTATACATAGTTTCTCTGTCAGTATTGCCTAATTTTAAAACAGATTTGTGCGAATCAGGATGTTCTAATCCTGCTCTAATAACGTGATGTCTTAGTGTAGAATTCCACGTTAATACGTGTTCATCTGTGTCTGGAGTTAATATACCACCTTTTAAATTTCCATTTAAAGTACCGTTGGAGCCATTAAGCATAATGTTGCCTTCGCCGTCAACTACATCACCACGTAGATCACCTGTTACATTACCCATTACTTCGCCCGAGTGTGTACCATTACTTGATCCGATTAGATTGCCATTAACTGTTCCGCTAATAGATCCTACTAACTCAACTTCTCCGTGATGAGTTCCATATAAATCTCCTACTATTCTATCTACAACCAACGTATTTGTTGACGCATCGTAAATCATATCGCCGTTAGTGTTAACTAAATTACCTTCAAAATTTCCTTTTAACAAACTCCGTTGTACATCTACTACAACGTTATTGTTAGAATCTTTTAAATTACCGACAACATCCATATGAACTGTACGACTACTAGCATTTACTAGTACATCACCTTCTTCATTCTCAACATTTCCTACCATAGGACCGTATAGCTTACCAAATGTTGTATCAACTTGAATAACGCCATCTCTGTTAACAACATTTGCTTTAATTTGGCTTAGCCAGCTATCAATAATTAATGTGCTATCAGCACCTACAATATCAATTCGATACGAATCTCCGGGTATAAAATCAGTCATACTTTTCTCCTACAATGTATTTATTCTAATGTTGACAAGATTAGTTTTTCTTAGTATAATTAATGTATGTACGATGTTTATCTAATTGCAAACAAAAATTTGTATCAAGCTGAGTTAAAAGCTCTAAAATCTAAGATACCGACCCTTAAATGTGCTGAAACAATAGAACAAGCACAGGCAAGTTGTATTACTAACTTCTTTTGGATAGTGTATCCTGACTTGGTTATAAATGATGACTTTCATTTTGATTATGAACCTGACGAATGGAGTCAAAAATATGTGCATATGTTTTTAAACGGCGATGATTACGATGGCATAAGTCTTGTACCAAAAACATCAAAAATTTCACAAAAAGAAATTGATTATAGATTTTTTATTAATAAAAAATTTGTTGAAATTACTGCAAGTACACCAAAGTCATTTGATTATTTTGAAATAGATAGTTATGAAGAATATAGTGTTGCATTAGAAAAGTCTAAAACACAAATGTTTTGGATGAGTAGTAAAAATATACAAGCCACTAATCTAGTTAAAGACTTTTACATAACACATCATAAGTCAGATTTACGACAACAGAATCACGCATTTGTGCATCAAGTAAACGACAAAAAATTATATAATGGTTTATTTTTATGTAGTAAAAATCGGCCTTTAACAAAAAAAGAAGTTGATTACAGATTTCCTGTAGCACGTAAAGAATGGAGCCAAACAGGTTCAGGTCCTGCAAAATATGAAATTTATTTTGTTGACAGTTATGAAGATTATTTACAAGCATTAGAAAAATCAGAAACAGAACTGTTTTATGTAGTTCCTGCCCATATTGAATTAGTTGATGATTATACTTTTGATGAATATTTTACATTTGATAATGAATATGATAGGAAAATTAATCACGTATATCTTAATGGTGAATATCACGACGGTGTTGTATTATGTAGTAAACATTGTAAAATTAGTCAAAGAGAATGGCAATTTATGTTCATAGCAAATAAAAAAGAACATAATAAAGTAATTAGTAATCCTAAGCCGTATGACGTTGTATTCATAAGTTATCAAGAACCAAATGCTGATGAAAATTATAGTCTTCTCAAAGAAAAGGTTCCTAATGCAAAGCGTGTACACGGTGTCAAAGGCATACACCAAGCACACATAGAAGCTGCAAAGCAGTGTACAACATCAATGTTTTATATCGTAGACGGTGATGCTAATATAATTGAAGATTTTGATTTTAATTATCAAGTTCCTGTTTGGCAATGGGATCACGTTCACGTTTGGCGTAGTAGAAATCCCATTAACGGGCTAGTGTATGGATACGGCGGAGTAAAATTATTCCCAAGGCAAGCAACAATTGATATGGATACTAGTAAGCCAGATATGACAACAAGCATTAGTTCTAAATTTAGAGCAATACAACAAGTATCTAATATTACTGCGTTTAATACAGGAGAATTCGAAACTTGGAAAAGTGCCTTTAGAGAATGTTGTAAGCTAAGTAGTAAAGTAATTGATAGACAAAAAGATGTTGAAACTGATAGACGTCTTAAAATTTGGTCATCAATTGGGCGTGATAAACCATTTGGAGATTTTGCAATAAAAGGTGCAAAAGAAGGTACAATGTACGGAAGTGCTAACAAAGGAAATATTGAATTACTGAAAATGATAAACGACTTTGACTGGTTAAGAGAAAAGTTTAATGGAAATTTATAAGTTACTAGACAGATTTGAGCTATTGTACAAACACGATGAGCGTCTTTCAGATCTCCGCAGAGCATATATTGATCAAGATTTAACAAGCATATTTAAATTATCGGATTGTAATGAAGATTTGCGCAAAGCTGTAATGGAAGAAAATTGGCATAGTATATTTCGTGTAATTGATAATAAACGCATAATTGGAGAAACTGAAGATTTACGTAAAGCGGTACTTGAAGAAAACTTGCATAGCTTATTTAGATTATTACCTGGCACTGAAGATTTACGTAAAGCTGTACTTGACAAAAATATACACAGTATATTTAGGATTTTAAAAAGCAAAGATTTAAAAGGATTAGTGTTAAATGACAACTATTATGATTTATGGAGATTATTAGAACACTATACTAATAGTCAGTTTGTATATGCTTTTAAAACATTGCTGGAAAAAGAAATTAAGTTTGACGAAGATTGCTTTAGTAGAGGACAACTTGAAAGTAAGTTATGGTTAATAGACGAACTTAAAAAAACAAGTATGAGTTTAGGAACAGTTTTTTTGTGTGCAGGCTGGTATGGAACACTTGCAACAATGATGTTTGAAAACAATTTAGATGTTATAAAAATTAGAAGTTTTGATGTTGATAATAGTTGTCCTACTATTGCAGAAATATTTAATAAAAAATGGGTAGTGGATGATTGGAAATTTAAAGCAAGTGTTCAAGATATACACGATATAAACTTCAATGACGATCACGTTTATCGTGTTTATAAATCAAACGGTGAAGAAGAATTATTATGGGACACGCCGGATACTATAATCAATACAAGTTCCGAACATATACATAATTTTACAGAATGGTACAATAGAATACCAGATGGCAAATTAATTGTTGTACAAGGAAACGATTATTTTGAGATTGAAGAACACGTCAATTGCAGCAAGGATTTAAAAGAGTTTAGTGATAAGTTACCAATGACAACTGTGTTATATGAAGGCGAATTAGAATTGCCAAAGTACAAAAGGTTTATGAAAATTGGATTTAAGTAATTTGACATTAAGAGAAATGCAGAAAGAAAGTGCTAGAGCTTTGAGTACTATGCAAGCAACAAATGATAATATTTGGCAGTTTAATAAAAAAGCGCATCACAATAGTCAAAAATGGTACATAGCTGTAATAGAATGGTATATTGAACAATATGGAGATTTACCAAGTAAAGTTGGCCCCGGTAAGGATATAAAATTAATTTATGAAAGATAAAAATATTATTTTATTGTTTGACGAAGACCAAACAAGATATGCTCAACTAGATTTTACAGATGATTACTTGAAGGAAGCTAATACAGAAATCGTTTATACAAAACGTGATGATGATTATCCAAAAATTATTCCTATTTTTTATATAAACAGCGAAGACCAGATATACATTGATAAATGGGAATTTGAAATCATTGGATTTTTAAATAGACATAAAGATTTTTTAGAGAAAGAAAAAAATAAAATTGTAATATGCGATTTACTAGAATCAAATAAAACATTAATTGAAACTGTAAAACGCATAAGCAAATTTATTCAATCAAAAATTTATATTGTTTCCCCAGAAAAATGTAAAACAAACGACCCGAACATAATTCATATTACTAATCCTATATTTTATAAATTTTTAGAGCCAGTAAAAAATGTAGTAAAGTATAAACCAAAAAAAATATATATGAATTTAAATAGAGCCTATAGATATCATAGAGCATCACTTATAGAAAAGATTTTTGAAAACAATCTAGCAAAATATGGATATACTACTTTTGCTGATGCTTATGAACAAATGTATCAATATTATGAACAACATCCTGAAACAAATTTTAAAAATTTTAAATTCGACATTTTAGATGAACCGGATCTAAAAAATGTGAATCCTGTTTATAAATTTCCAAAACAATGCAAATATAGTTTTTTATTTCTAAATACAGAAACTTGGGTTGATAATAATAAAATGTTTCTTACAGAAAAATCTTTTAAAGCTCCTGCAATAGGAATGCCCTTTATCAATTTAGGATGCCCTGGAACACTGGATAGGATGCGAGATTTAGGTTACTATACATTTGCTCCTTGGATTGACGAGTCGTATGATTTTGATTTGCCGTTACAAACAAGGATACAAATTATAGTTGATAATTTAAAAAGATTTTCTACATACGACGAAAAACATTTAATTAAAATTAGAAATCAAATGGCTGAACGTGTAAAACATAATTTCGAGTTATATAATGTTCTTTACAATAAAAATGCCACGTACGATAATTTTAATTTAATTACCAATGGAGCAGTTTAATGAACGTTAGTTTTATAGGATTAGGAAAGTTAGGAATGCCTTGCGCAGAAGCAGCAGCTCAAAAAGGTCATTGTATTAACGGATACGATAAAATAAAAAAACATAGCAAGCATATAACGCTATGGCCTAATATACAAGGAGCTGTTTCCGGCGCAGAAATAGTTTTTATTTCAGTTGCTACACCTCATCAATCCGAATATGACGGCAGTCTGCCTATTACACATCTGCCAGCAAAAGATTTTGATTACACTCAACTTAAAGAAGCAGTAATTGAATGCAATAAACATATGAATCGTAATCAAAGATTAGTTGTTATTAGTACAGTGCTTCCTGGTGTTATGCGTGAACAAATTTCACCTTTAGTAACAAATACCAATTTAAGTTATAATCCTTATTTAATTGCTATGGGAACAGTCGCAAATGATATGTTGAATCCAGAAATGATTATGATTGGCACAGAAAATGGCGAGCCGGATGTGTTGCTTGAAGAATTCTACCAAAGTATTACAGAAAACGATTGTAGTATAGTTACCGGTACTTGGGACGAATGCGAATGTATTAAAGTATTTTATAACACCTTTATAAGCACAAAACTCGGTATTGTTAATATGATACAGGATGTGGCTGTAAAAAAAGGAAACATTAATGTGGATGTAGTAACAGATGCACTAGCAAACAGCACTAAAAGAATTATGAGTAATGCTTATATGAAGGCCGGTATGGGAGACGGTGGTCCTTGTCATCCGAGAGATAATATAGCATTGCGTAAATTATCTGAAGATTTAAATTTAGGTTATGATTTATTTGGTGGCATAGCACTAGCAAGAGAAAAGCAAGCCGAAAATATGGCGGTGCATATTTTACGGTACGGCAACAAGATTAAATTTAGTAGTAATTCTTATAAATCAAACACAGATTTAACTGACGGAAGTTATAGTTTGTTAGTACAGTATTATGTAAAAAAACACGGAGGCTGGATAGTAGATGAAAATCCTAGTGTTTATGTATTGGTTCATCCAGATGATCCTCCTATAGAAAAAGCCTATAATTTTAATCCTTGGCTAGATTATGGAAATAATAAATGAAAACAGCGTTTGTAATAATAGATCCTTGGAAATATTGTGAAGATGAAGATGTAAAACAGTTTCCTGATCTTCTTAGTCAATGTTTTGCATTTTCTCATTACTTAAAATCAATGATTCCGGAATTAGAAAGATATGCTGATATTTTTGTTGATGGTAGTGGCAGAGAAATATCCGATTGGTTTCAAGGAATTAATTCCTGTGATTTACAGGATTTGAAACATAAAAAAATATTGTTAGGAGGATTTCATTTTGGACGATGTATTCATAATAAAGCAAAAAAAGTTCTTGACAAATCAGTAGGAATAGTTAATAATTTAAGTATTGTATTCCCTGCAGATAAAATGCAATCTTTTCATAGAGAGATGAAAAAGTTTGATAACTATTATTTTACACCAGCAGGTGGTTTTGAGGAAATTGAATGTATAAGTATGAAGATGTAAAAGAAGTACATTTAGAAATAACACAAAAATGTCAAGCAGCCTGTCCTATGTGCGATAGGAATATGAATGGTGGTGACGACAATCCTCATTTAACAAATGCTGAAATAACTTTGCAAAAAGCAAAAAAAATTTTTAAACCTGATTTTATTAAACAATTAAAAACTATGTATATGTGTGGAAACTTAGGTGATCCTATAGTTGCAAAAGATACATTAGAAATATTCAAATATTTTAGAGAACATAATCCTACAATGTGGCTTAGTATGAATACCAATGCTGGCGCTAGAGATATGCCTTGGTGGATGGAACTTGCACAAGTTTTTGGCCGCAACGGTGCTGTAATTTTTAGTGTTGACGGACTAGAGGATACAAATCATTTATATAGACAAAATGTACAATGGGATAAAGTTGAAACAAATATGAAGGCTTTTATTGCAGCAGGCGGTAGAGCACGTTGGGATTATATTATATTCCAACACAACGAGCATCAAGTAGAAGAAGCAGAACGTCTTGCAAACGAATGGGGTTGTGAAAAGTTTATAAAGAAAAAAACAGGACGTTTCTACAGTACTAAGAAAATGACTGGTAAAGAAAAACATCAAGCTATAAATCGTAAAGGCGAAAAAACACAAACATTATCAAAGCCAAATGAAGTAAAGTTTGCAAATAAAGAACTTGCAAAACAAGAAACGATTGCTAAACAATACGGCACTATGATGGATTATTACAACGTAGCTAAAATAAAATGCAAAGTCAAAGACGCTGGAAATATTTTTATTACAGCAGAAGGGTTACTAATGCCTTGTTGTTGGACTGCTGGACGTATGTATAAATGGTGGCATAAAGATCCTAAAGTAGAACAAATATGGGATCATATTGATAAAGCAGGCGGCAAAGGCGGCATCAATGTAATAATGAATGATATGAAAAAAGTAATGGACGGACCTTTGTTAAAAAGCATCGAAGATAGTTGGAATGCACAATCAATTAAAGAAGGTAAATTAGGAGTTTGTAGTGAAAAATGCGGAGCAAAATTTGATCCATTTGCAGCTCAATTTTCATAAAGACAACGCAGCTCTGGAAATGTTTCTACAAAATTAGTATTTCTAAGTAAGTCAAATTTAGTTATTGATTTTTTAAATCTATTATGTTGTTCTTCTATATCTTCCCATTTGATGTTTAAAAAGTTTCTAAGTTCTCTAGTATTCCACGCAATATTTTTACCACCTTTGGCTAATATCATTTGCATTTCGTTAAGTTGGTCATTTGCTTTGTAAAGTATATCACTGTTAACTTGTGCTAGTGGAGCAGTAAACGGCTTAGGATTATACCAGGGACATAAACTTAAATCGCCTTTATGATTTAAATGTTTTGTATAGTAATCAAATAAATCGCACAAATGTAAACAATTAAAAATATTGTAACTTGTATGTATATTAATCATTATGTTTGCATCTGTAATACGTTGAAAATTTTCTTCCCATTTTTTAGTTACAAGTCCGTATCTAACATATTCGCCTTTGGCATAATGTAAATCGTGGCTTAAACTAATTTCGCAATTTTCTCCCCAATATTGTAAGTAGTCTTCTATAACATCAACGCCTTTATATTTTTTTACACTTCCGTTTGTATGTGACCATATTTTTATTTGTTTTTGTAAATTATGTTTTTTTAGCACGTCTAAGATTTCGTGAACTTCTGTCTGCATAAATGGTTCACCACCGTTGAAATGTATAAGCCTAATACTATCTTTATATTTTAATATATAATCTACAATATCTGATTTATTGTGCCAATTTTTTCTTTCATAGGATTTATCAAAAACTAGATCATATGCGTCTGTGTATTTGTCTGCAATAGTACTGCTAAGTGTAGGATCACACCCCATACAAGCAAAATTACATTTATTACTGAACAGTAAATCTAAAAACACAGGAGTTTGTTTTATTAAAGTTCCGTCTGATGCAGTATTATTTAAAAAATCTGTATTGTCTACTAAGCGATTACTAAATTTCCTTACACTTGCAATATCTCCTGTTTGTTTTTCAACATCTGCACAAGCAGAACATTCAGGCGGAAATTCGTTGTTCATTAACGTTTTACGCACACGTTTTGCAGTGGTTGAATTCATAATGTTTTCAAATGTGTCTTTATTGCTATTACCTATCGGGTCATACATAGCACAGCAGCTAGTCACTTTATGATTAGAGCCTGTATAAAAAGATATAAAAGGTGCAGCACACAATTTGTTATTCATAAATATATTTAGCTAAGTAAAGTGCGCATATTATGAAAATTAAAAAAGTAGAATTAGAAATCACAAGTGATTGTAATGCAGCCTGTCCGGGGTGTGCTAGAACACTTAACAAAGATCTATTGACTATACAAAGTTTTACATTTGAGGATATAAAACGTATATTTCCACCTGATGATTATACTGGAGTAGAATTTAAGTTTTGCGGTGTACTAGGAGATCCTGCACTGCATATCGAATGTGTTGATATGGTTGATTACCTATCAAGTATGGGAGGATACTGCGAACTTAGTACCAACGGAGGAATACAAAAAGCTGAATGGTGGGCAAGGCTAGGTAAAATCGCAGCCGAAAGACCTGGACTAGTGTTTATACATTTTTGCGTAGACGGCCACGAGCAAACTAATCACATATATAGAGTAAACACAAAATTTAATATTGTATCACGTAATATGCAAGCATATAGTTTTTATGCTCCTACAGGAAGTGCAAGTTGGATTTATATTATATTTGACCATAATGAACACGAAGTTGATAAAGCAAAAATACACGCTGAAAGTTTAGGATTTACTTTTGCTACAAGAACCGGTATGCGTAACAGCTATCACGACTGGATAGCAAAAATTTCTAAAAAAGACAAGGAAATTAAAAAAGTTGTAGTTGAAGAAAAGAAAATTACTACTACAGGGTCTAAGGAACATAGTAAGAAAAAAGATGTAAAAGATTTAGATAAATTTATTGCCCAATACAAAGCAAAAAAACAAAATAAAGATTTTGAAACAAAAAAACAAGAAATTTTAAAAACAGTTGTGTGCAAATACATTCACGAAGGTGAAATATTTATTGCAAGCGATTTAACATTATGGCCTTGTTGTTTTCTTTGGGATAGTGCTTTCAAAAATAAGGAAGGCATACTAGATAAGTTAAATAAATTTGAACCAAATTGGAATAGTTTACGGCACCATAGTAAAGAAGAAATTTTAGAACACACTTGGTATAAAAAGTTATTGTATGCAAGTTGGGATCCGGAACACGAAATGCATTTAAGTAGATGTATTAGAACTTGTGCAAAAAACAAAGCATATCATAATGAAATAAACTACATAGATAATAACATAAGTACAGTATGAATAAAGTAAGTGACACGTTTTGTATCCTTCCTTGGGTACATCTTAGCACAAGACCAGACGGTAGTATGAGAGTTTGTTGCACAGCAAATGCAAGTTCGGTTGGTCCTACAAATGATAAAGAGCACGGTGGACAAGTTGGTATTCTTAAAACCGATGACGGCAAACCTAATAATCTTAACGTAACAGATTTTCAAACTGCTTGGAATAGCGAGTATATGAAAAATGTGCGTAAGCAAATGATGAATGGCGAAAAGCCACCTAGTTGTTTGAAGTGTTATAGAGAAGAAGCAGCAGGACACAATAGTAAGCGTATGTGGGAAACTGAATATTGGAGTCAACGCACTAATGTAGATGAACTAATTGCTAATACTACTGAAGATGGAGAAGTACCTCCACAGTTGGCATACATTGATTTACGTTTTGGTACTAAATGTCAACTTGCTTGTGTAATGTGTTCACCACACGATAGTTCAGGGTGGATTAAAGATTATAAAAAAATATTTCCTGCTGTACAAAACAAAAGCCTTAAAGAAACAATGCAATGGCAGGATAAGGGCAGTACAAACGGCAGTAGTTATAATTGGCATAAACAAAATCCTGTGTTTTGGAAACAGTTTTATGACCAGATGCCTAATATGCAACAAATTTACTTTGCAGGTGGCGAAAGTTTAATAATTGAAGAACATTATGAGATTCTTGAAGAAGCAATACGACAGGGTATCGCAAAGGATTTAGAACTACGCTATAATTCAAATGGTGTAGAGTGGCGCGAAGATTTATTTGACTTGTGGAAACAGTTCAAGCTAGTACGTTTTCATTATAGTGTTGATAGTATTCACGAAATGAATGATTATATACGCTATCCTAGCAAATGGAAGCGCACAGAAGAAGTATTTCATATATTAGATAAACAAACAAGTGTAAATGTTGAAATTACAGTTGCTTGTGCAGTTCAAGCATTAAACATTTATTACTTGCCTGACTTTATAAAATGGAAGTTAGAACAAGGATTTCAAAAAGTAAATATGTGGCCATTTGGTGCAGGAGGAATAAATTATCATTTTGTATATCACCCTCCTCATTTAAATGTAAAAGTTTTGCCTAAATGGTTTAAGGCAGAAGTACGCAAAAAATATGAAGAGTTTTATCCTTGGTGGGAAGATAATTGGGAAAAGGGAGTACCTATATGGTACAAGCACGGTAAAAAAGCTGTCACATACGATCAATGGCGAGATGCAGGATATGGTATCAAACGTTTACAAGGTATGGTAAATTTTATGGAAAGTGAAGATTGGAGTAGACGACTACCCGAAATGAAAGAATTTTTATCCTTGTGTGATCGACAACGTGGAATAACATTTGAAGAAACATTTCCAGAAATGAAGGATATATTTAATGAGTAAGCCTTGTTATTATGCATTAGGTGGTTTAAATTTGAAACAACAATTTGCTACAAGTTGTCCACAGCAATCTGACAGATTACAATGGTTAGCAAAAGGACATTTACCTAGTCAGTATTTTAACAATGACGCATTTAAAAAACACAGACTAGATTTACTCCAAGGTAACTGGCCTAGAGGCTGTGATATGTGTCAAGTCGTTGAAGAACAAAATGCCGGTATTAGTATGAGACAGGAATCTCCGCCTGATACAAGCTACACTGATTATGGCACAGGTGCTACTAAATTTGAAGGCCTTAAAACTATCGAAATACGTTTTAGTAATGCTTGTAATATGGCTTGTCTACATTGTAGTGCAGCTTTTAGTAGTGGATGGATGACAAAACTAAAACGTTATCAGCCTGATGAAATTGATCGTGAACATAATTTACTACAACTTACACAAGATATGCATAGAGAACACATTGACGAAGATCTACGCATCGAGTTAAATACCGAAATGGCACTAGAAGTAGTTGATGATCTTATCGAAAACTTTCCAAATCTAGAAAGAGTAGACTTTGCAGGCGGCGAAGTATTATATCAAAAGCCATTCTTACCAACACTGAAAAGACTTGCAGAACATCCAAATGCAAAAAATATGTTTGTGATGTTTCATACAAATTTTAATGCACCTTTTGATCCAATAGCTCTTAGTGATTGTTTAGATAAGTTTGGTAGCAGTGAAGTCAAAATAAGTATTGATTGTAGCCCAGGAATGTATCAATATTTTAGAGGCGGCGATTGGGATACATTAGCAAAAAATATTGCAACTTTTAAATCTGTACGAAGTAAAAAAACAAAAATTGCACTAATATGTACAACTGGTGTATATCAGCTTATGCAGTTTAAAGATATTATTAAAGGGTTTATAGAATTAGAATGTGATTTTATTAACATTAGTATTATATACACACCTGACTACCTAAATCCTGCTCTTATGATGTTGCATTTCAAAGACGAAACCGAAAGAGAACTTAATAGTGCTATTGCATACCTAACAAAATTTACATCAAAAGATAGAAGTGATTGTTTTATTGCATATCAAGGCATTAAAAACATCTGGGAATATATTCATAATCATAAAGTAGAAGAAAAACATTGGACAGCATTTAAAGAATATATTAAAAAAACTGATGTTATATGGAAACAAGAATTTAACGACCATTTTACAAATTATCAATTTGATAAAAACACAAATAGGATTTATAGAAATGTTTGAAGCAAGCAACAAATTGTATGAAAAACTAAGTGACGAATTTATAATAACAAAAGTAAACCATTTAGATATACTGTTTAGTAAAAAGTGGAAACGTATTGGTGTAAATTTAAGTGGAGGTGCAGACAGCGCATTGTTATGTTACTTGCTAGGCAAGATTATAACAGATAATCAATTAGATTGTAAAATAGATGTTATTACATATCAGCGTTGTTGGGAAACAAGACCGTGGCAAGGATGGTGGAGTATACAAGTTTTCAATAAATTAAAAAGTCTTTATCCAGAAATTATTGAAAATAGGCATACAACATTTATTCCTCCTGCATTAGAACACGGAGTAAGTGGTCCTATAATAAATGGCAGAAGCGGAGATCAAATTATTGTTGGAGATTTTAACAAATTTGCAAGTTGGGAATATAATTTAGATGCTGTATTCAATGCTACAAGTAAGAATCCAGACGATTCACGTGAAGACCGTATGAAAAACAGAGACGGAAATGCCGAAGATGCTAAATTAATAGATGTTCTTTATTATAGCCCAAAATTAAAGGCACATTTTTGTCATCCTTTTAGATATGTAAAAAAAGATTGGATTGTTGCACAATATTATCTTTACAATGTGGAGGATTTATATTATACTACACGTAGCTGTGAAGGAGATATTAATCATAATCACGTTGTATCAGATGTTGTCAAGGATTTTACCAAGTACACACCTGGTATGGATGTACCTATATGCAATGAATGCTGGTGGTGTGACGAAAGACAGTGGGCAGAACAAAGAGTGCCTGAAATGATAAAGGAAATTAATGAGTTTTGATACTATAGACCTACTTACAGGTCACGTCTTTCAGGTTACTTGGGATACTGGACGCAGATGCAATTATGATTGTAGCTATTGTCCAGTACATAGGCACGATAATTTTTCAGCACACGCAACACTTGAAGAATTAAAAAATAATGTAGATTTTTTATACGAATATATCGATATACATCTTGAATACAGAAAAAGTAAAATAGCAAATATTGGATTTACAGGAGGAGAACCGACAGTAAATCCTAATTTTATTCCATTTGCTCAATATCTTAGAACAGAATATGATACAAAATATAAAGATAAATGGGAATGTGGATTTGCTCTAACAACCAACGGTGCAATGGGCGAAAAAATGGGTGTTGCGGTTATGCAAAACTTTGATCACGCCACTGTTAGTTATCATAGTGAAAGCGACCAAAAACTTAAACAACAAGTTAAGGATAGAATATTACAATTTCATTATCAAGGTCAAAATCATAATTTTACTGTAAGTGTAAACGTAATGTTCCACGCTGAATACTTTGACGAGTGTAAAGAATTATGTAATTTCTTGGAACAGCACCAAGTTGACTATGTTCCGAGAGTGATCGGCGAAGAACCGGATAGTCGTCCTAGTTTTGCACACAAGTATAATGATGAACAACTTGCTTGGTTTAAAGATTATTGGCGTGTAAAAAATGAAAAGAAAAATGATGAAAAAGAAATAAGCAAAGTTTTGAGTGCAGCCGGTGAAAAGAAAAATGAAAAGAAAAAACTTGGCAACAGTATTGGACGTCCTTGTTGCGGCAGCAGAGATATGTTGTTACACGCAGGTGCAAAAAGTCGCAAAAGTAATTTTGTAGACTTTAGAGAGTTTAAAGGCTGGAGTTGTAGTGTTAATTGGTTTTTCTTACATATCGAACAACAAACTGATAGTGTTTATCATCATCAAACTTGCCAAGCAAAATTTGAACACGGTAAACGTGGGCGTATTGGAAAACTTAGTGAAGGCAAAAAAATTATTGAAGATTTAAAACAAAAAATGAAAACTAACACTATGCCAACTATTATTTGTCCTAAAATGACTTGCGGTTGCGGATTGTGTGCTCCTAAGAGTATGCATAAAGATAGATATTTAGAAGTTCTTGGTAACCATTTACAAACAGAGGTACTAGATGATTATAACGGGTAACAAAGAAACAGGCATTTCTCAAGCCTTACACAAATTGTATCCGGATGCAGAATTTTGCAGCCAAACCACAGGATATGATTTAGCACGTAAACTAGATCAAGAAAGATTAGCAGAACGTGTATGTGAACACGATGTTTTTATAAATTGCAGTGCGTTATTTAAGTTTCATCAAACCACTTTATTGAATATCGTTTATCATAAATGTATGTTGGAAAAGCATTGGTGTCACATTATTAATGTTGGTAGTACAACTGACAGAGTAAAAAAAGGCGGCAGCTGGTTATACAATGCAGAAAAGAAAGCATTAAGAGATTATTCAAACACTTTAGGATTAAATGGTGTTTGGCACAGTGGACCTAAAATTAGTTATATAAGTTTTGGAACATTGAGTAATAATCAAGAAAAGCATCCTAACAGGACTGTTATAGACATTGACGAAGCTACAAAATATATTAAATGGGTTATTGATCAGCCTAAACAGTTATGTATTAATGAAATTAGTATAGACCCAATGCAACCGGATCATTGGAAAAGCTAATGTCGGATTTGCCAAAGTATGCGTGTCAACTTCCTATGCACCATATGGCCATTCGTCCAGACGGTCGTGTTATGCCCTGTTGTTATTTTAGACACGAACACGTTCCAACAGATTTAAATTTATCTTTAGAGGATCCTTTTAACCATCCTTTTATGCAACAAAATAGAGAAAGTGTTTTAAATGATGAAATGATTCCTGGATGCAGTAAATGTTACGAAGATGAAAAAACATCTGGTAATAGTATGCGTACAGACATTTATAACTCTCCATATAATTTTTTAAATTTACCTACAGATGATACAAGAGGTAAAGTTGCTAAACTTACAAACATTGATGTAACATTTAGTAATGTTTGTAATAATAAATGTAGAATGTGTGGACCTGAATTAAGCACACAATGGTACAGTGATGCAAAGAAGATGGGATATCCATTTGAAAAGCGTGGTATTATTGCCGAAAACAAATGGATCGAAACAGCTGACGTGAGTGATTTAACATTTATTAAGTTCCTAGGCGGCGAACCTTTGATGGAACAGGAAAAAATGATACAGCTATTACAAAAGTGTAATAGAGAAAAATTAGTTGTGCATATTACTACAAATGGAACTTTATTACCAAATGAAATATTGCATCAATTGTTAAAAGAATGTGAAGGCGTTTACCTGACAGCAAGCGTTGATCAGTTTGGTAAATTTAATGATTTTTTACGTAAAGGAAGCGAATGGAATACTACATTAAGTAATATGATTACAATGAAAGAACATTATGGTAAACACACAACTACTGTGCATAGTGTTACATCTATATATAATGTAAATCTGTGCTATCAACTAATTGACTTTTGCATCAAAGAACAGTTTTATCAAAAAAATGCTATTGTTGATGGTCCTAATTGGATGATGCCACGTAACTTACCTTTTGATGTAAAGCTCAAATTAATTGATTTGCTAAAAGTTAAAATTGCTAATGTTAAAATGCCTAAACATTTGTCATACTTATACGATGCAAAATCTCACTATGAGCTGTTAATTAAAGAATTAGAGCAAGATGGCGATTTTGGAATGTTTTTACGCAATGATACTCGTATGAATATTATACGTAATGAACATTGGAAAGAACATAACCCTTGGTTGTTCAATGAAATTCAGCCATACTTTGAAGATACACAACTAGAACCTGGACAACTAGATTACTTACGTAACCTCTGATAAATATATAAAACTATTGAGGATAAAATGTTCTACACAAAAAACATAAACTACAAAATGTTGAGTAAAGATTCTTTGGATGCTGTAAGAAAATTTGTCACAACAGAAAATCATCTTTTTGATAAGGGAATCTCGTATTTGCCACACAACCCTAAGAATCAAAGTCATAGATGGAAACCTTATACAAATTTACTTAGACCTATTACAAATTATCTGAAAGAAAAAGATTTAAACATTACCATACTAGGGTCAAATAGAATTGAAGGAAATACAAAAAGAAACTCATTTAAAACGGCAAATAAAGTTAACGGCTCTAATACAACTATTTTCATACCGTTGTTTGATTATTCAAGAGAACAAAAAATATTACATTTTGCCAACACTAATTGTGCATTAAATTCTACATTAGTGTTTGATAATTCTTTATATAGACGTTGGGTTAATGAATCTAACATAAAGTTTTGTTTTTTAGTCTATGGAGTGAGCGAGTCTATTAGTATAGTTACCGAAAGGTTGTCATAATTTGCAAATCGTATATGGAGAACCGAGGACAGGTTCTCATTTTTTAGCAAGGCATATTGCTAATAAAAATAATATGTTATTTTTGGGAGAATATTTTAAAACTCCAATACCTAATGCACAAGTAAATATTGAGGATAAAATAAAATCTATTCCGGAAAACTCTGTAATAATAATTCATCCAGATTTATCATATGGCTATTACACAGATACTTTTTACGATTGGTTATTTTCTAATCCATTAATAGTTACAGAAACAAACGATCGCTGGCGACAAGTTATAAGCTGGGGTATAGCAGCTAAAACAACAAATTATCATAGTTTTAATATTTCAAAGCAACTCGATCAATATATAATTTATAAAAGAGAATTTTTTGATATGTTAAAATATTCTATACAAAAGTTTGAAAGTACTAAACATCTTATTAATTACAAAGAAAGATATACTTTACAAGACCTTGATAAAATATCTTTTGTAAATGGAAAATATAATCCTACCAAAAAAACCTACAAGCAAAATACTCAACAATTAAGTTTAATGTACGAAAATATTGAAGAAGTAAAAGAATGGTATCAGGAAATAAGAATTAATAAAAATTAAATAAATACGTTTGTATACAGGAGACTACAATGGATCATAAACAAATTGAAAAAGCAGTCATTAGAAGCCAACACTGTCAGCGTAACTGGGATTTATCAAAGCAAATACCGCAAGAAGATTTAGATCTTATTCAACACGCTATAACACAATGTCCTAGCAAACAAAATGTTGCATTTTACAAAGCACATATGATTACCGATAGAAACTTAATTGAAGCAATCCACAGTAAGACAGAAGGTTTCACAACCAACTTTGTAACAATGGAAGGTGAAACAAACAGCCAAACTTTAGCTAATTTGTTAATTGTCTTTGAGGCATATAACGGGCATCTAAATAGAGATAAGAGTGTATTTAGAAATGACGAAATATTAAAGATGGATTTAGGAAAAGAACTTTCCGAATCAGAGAAAGAAACATTTAAAAGAGATCAGCAAATGGCTGTAGGTATTGCAGCAGGATACGCAAATGTTACTAGTGCTATGATGGGCTATGGTACTGGTTGTTGTGCTTGTTTCGATGGCGATGCTATTGAAAAACTTTTAGAGTTAAATGGTCCTGTTTTGCTTATGATGGGAATAGGTTACAAAGATGTAACTCGTAATAGAAGAGAGCATCACGAAACTGGTTTTATGTTTCCAACAAAGCCAAAACAAAAGATCAAAGTTAAAAAGCATTACTAATATTTCTATTAAATAATAGATGAAAGACACCTTCTGTCCAATTCCTTGGAATTTTCAAGCTGTAAGAAACAATGGCGATATTCGTATATGTTGTCAAGCAAACGTAACAGAAAATCAGGGAGTAATTAGACACAGCAACGGAACTCCTTATAATGCACAACGTGATTCTTTAGAAGATGCACGTAATGCAGACCTTATGAAAACTGTAAGAAAGAATATGCTCAATGGCGTATGGAGCAAAGAATGTGGAAGATGTCAACAAGAAGAAGAAGCAGGATTAAACAGCAGGCGTCAATACGAACAACAAAACTGGCCTACTTTTACAATAGATAAAGCAAGAGATGCTACTGACGAAGATGGTTCAATAAGTGAAATACCTGTAACATATTATGATTTACGTTTTGGTAATTTATGCAATCTTGCTTGTAGAATGTGTGGTCCAACTGATAGCCATACTTGGTTTGAACAATGGGTAGATTATCATAAAACAAATGATTATATTGATACACACGGTACTGTAACATTAGAACGTAATTCAAAAGGAAGACTATTTACTAATGATTATGATTGGCACGGCAGTGATGTATTTTGGAATAGTATTGAAAAAAATATTCCTAACATCAAACACGTTTATATGGCCGGCGGTGAACCAATGATGATCGAAAGGCATTACGAATTTTTACAAAAATGTATCGATAGCGGTTATTCAAAAAAAATTATTATAGAATATAATACAAATATGACAAGTTTGCCTCCTCGTGTCTTAAAAATGTGGGAACATTTTGGACAAGTTAGAATAGGCGCAAGTATTGATGGTTTTGGCGATATGGTAGAATACCAGCGTTGGCCTTTAAAATGGAGTCAAGCATATAAAAATTTACAAAAGTTAGATGAATTATGCATTGAAAATAAAAATATATTTGCTTGGCTTGCTTGCACTGTTACTGCATACAATGTTTTTCATATACCAGAATTTATGTGGTGGAAGCTTAAAGAAAGCGGATTTAAAAAAATTAATAGTTCAAAAAAACGTCCAATAATTACACACCACGTTGCACACGGACCAAAAAGAACAAATATAAAATTGCTAAGTACAGAACTAAAGCAAGAATTATTTCTCCATTATAAATTATGGGAAGATAAAATTATAAAAGACAACGAAATTGATCCTTTAGTAAAAGAAAAAGCAGTAAATATTTTAGATAGTATTTTAAAATTTGCCAACAAAGAAGATTATGCTAAAGATTACTTACAAGAATTTGTAAATTTTACTAACTATCTTGATAAAGCAAGAAATCAAAATATACTTGATGTTGCACCACAATACAGTAAAATATTTGACAAATAAATTAAGGAGTGTTATAATAAGTTATGACTGAAGACTTAAAGTGGAGTAACTATGATTTTACTAAGATACCTTTTGACGACATTGTTAGTGTCGGTCAGCGTACCCTGTTGTATCGTGACATATTCACTGTTAGTTGGCTCCTCGGAAGATTCTGCAACTACAGATGTAGTTATTGTTGGCCTTATGCCCGCAGTGACCGTAAAGACCACCGTCCTACAGAACTATGCTTACGGACCATAGATGAGATAAAGAGGCAAGCACGTGAAAACGGATTTAATAGTTATCATTTTAGTCTTAGTGGTGGTGAGCCTACTTTTCACCCTGGCTACTTGGACATTTTACAACATCTGGCTGATGACGTAGACAACACAAACTACACCAGTGTACATATGACAAGTAACTGTTCACGTCCAATGAAGTGGTTTGAAACATATGTTGAATATGCTAAAGCTTTTCACAGAGCAAGTATAACAGCAAGTCTGCACACAGAACACGTTAATAGCAAAGAGAAGATGCAAGAATTTGCAGACAAGTTAATTTTTTGTCAGGAGCACGATGTACAAGTTACAATTAATCAAGTTATGGTACCAGAATGGTTTGAACGTGATTGGGAGAATGCTCTCTTCTTTCACAACCAAGGAATCAACGTTACCCTTAAACCGCAATCCGATCCTACTGCGAGCAAGGTGGTTGAAGGATACAAAGAAAAAGACCTAAAACGTTTGTGGAACGGAATGCCACAGCGAGCCTACACAGAATCTAAAAGAAAATTTGTAGACAGACCTAAGCCCAAATTTGAAATACCTAAGGATAGTATGTATAAGCCCGATGCTAGTGTGCCTTGGCATATGCAAGTAGAATTTAGAGATTCAAAAGGACAAGCTTGGTATATGGATCAAGCTGAACGTTTTAATGCTTTCAACTTCAACAAATTTAAAGGCTGGAGTTGCAATGCTGGATACCAAGGTATAATCATACGTGAACCAGATGGCAGTGTTAAACGTAGTTACTCTTGCCACGATGTTCCGCTTGGCAACATAGAAACAGGATTTAAGTTATTTGATAAACCAATGCCTTGTATGACAGAAAGTTGTGTAAGTAGTGCAGATAGCAAAATTCCTAAAAGAAAATCAGATGCATTATAAGATTTACGAAGATGTTTTTGATCAAACTAGAATAGATACTATAGTTGAATTTTACAATAATAGATTTGCAGATACACATTTAACAAATGGAATGTACAAAATTGAAGATCCTTGGAATTTATCTATTGTACAAGAGAATATAAAACCTGTTTTATCAAATTACTTCAATACCAATTTAGAGAATATAGGCGATAATATTTACAAACACAATGATCCATATTTTCCACATTGTGATACAAGTATAGATTATCCTTGTTTTAATGTTCTTATTCCTTTAAAAGTACACAATGATTTAGAACAAAAGTTTTGTATATTTGATCAATATATAAATGATTTTAGCAGTGGTGCAACTTGGATGGGCAAATGGTATGCTGCTGCATCAGAGTTTGAACATAATAAAAAACGTAGATTTCCGTTTAAAGATAGCATAGTAGAAAATAAAACTGATGTTGATATAGATGAAGAAATGTTTACTAGGTGTTTGGAAGCACGTGGTCGAGATAGATTATTGTTTAAAAATTTATCAGGTATTGCTGTTGATTTTACTCCTGGTAGTTTAATAATTTTTGATAGCAAACATATTCATTGTACTGGTAGAATGGATTGTGATTGGAAAATGGGCTTGAGTCTAAGATTTAAAGGCGAGTTTGACAAGGAAGTAAAATGAAATATGCAATCACAGGACATACGTCAGGTATAGGCAAAGCTTTTAGTGAATTGCCCGAAGTAAAAGATAATTTTATAGGGTTTAGTAGGACCACAGGTTATAATATAAAATTAGCAGAGGACCGCAGACGTATTATAAAAGACAGCGAAGAGTGCGATGTGTTTATCAACAATGCATATAATCTTTATTATCAAACTGATATGCTGTATGAATTACATCGAAAGTGGAAAAATAAAACAAAAGTAATTGTTAATTTAGGTAGCAATACCACTGACGGTATGAAAGACTTTCCGCATCCGTATACAGCTCACAAAGCAAGCTTAGAAGCAGCAAGTTTACAATTAAGTAGTATCAAGTGCCACTGTTCCACTGTGTTACTAAAATTTGGGTATGTAGGATCTGAAAAAATACTTAAATTTTTACAACCACAATACTATATTCCCTGCCAAGAAGCAGCACAAATTATTTTTCAGGCATCAGAGTTGGCTAATAAATATAATGTAAAAACAATGACAATTTTACCGAGAGAGCAATGAGTTATTATACAGAATTAGATTTACCTATTCTTGAATTATATGATGAATTTAATAAGTTAATGGATAACGGAACCATACATTGGTTTCGAGACGATTGTCAGGATCAAATTTGTTTGAACAGCACCAAAAAAGATCCAGATAATTTTTTATTAGGCAGGGCAAGTTTGTGGTATGATTGGGATAAATCATACGAAGAAGATGGTAAAATAATTACTCCTTTACGTAAACCACCGTTACGTGAACAACAGTTTACTACACTTTGCACAGCATTTAAAGGCACATTGTTTGAAGAAGTTTACAATGCTCTTACAAAAAAATTCAATGTTGGCAGAGTAAGAATAATGAATAGTCAGCCAAAGACTTGTTTAACCTGGCATAATGATAATACAACTAGGATACATTATCCAATGAAAACACAAGATGGCTGTTTTATGATTATTGGAGACGAAGTAAAACATTTAGAAAAAAATAAATGGTATCATACAGATACAAGATACGAGCATACTGCTATGAATGCCAGTAAAGAAAATAGAATACACTTAGTAGGCTGTATCCTTGATAGTTGATTTACATCATAAATTAGTAGATGCAGAATCTGCTCCGGCTTTTGATAAATCCTGTCATCCTAGATGTGAAAGCAATAGAGCAAAAAATTCACTGGCTAAAAAATTATTATATGTGCCACATTTTAAATTATGCGATTTAGAGTTAAATCAAAACAAGATAAGTCAAGAAATATCTGCATTAGAAAATTGGCAAGGTTACAACAACGATGTAAAAAGCATACGAGGCGCAGGTATTAGTAATTATTGGAGTGCAAAGTTTTTAAGAAATTTCAGCAATGATCCAGATTTTGGATTTGGAGAAACATTAGACTTTATGGAAATATTAGGTAAGCAGCACTTAATTGAAAATGGCAGGGTTCCTCCTGAGCATCTAGTTGACACAACTTTATGTGACACTATTCCTTATATTAAAAGTATCATTGAAGAAATGTTTACTTGGACTATGTGCGATCGTATAATGATATCGAAAATAGATAATAAACAAAGAATAAATTGGCACAGTCATAATTATTATGAAACAGAATACACTCACGCATATGTGCATATTCCTTTAATCACAAATAAGGATGCTACTAGTATGTTAGTATATTTAGACGGAGAAATACACGAGCAACACTATGGTTTTAATGAAGCCTGGATAATCAATACACAACACAATCACGCAGTAAATAATAAAAACGGTGACGACAGATATCATATTTTAGCTCTAGTTAATTTTAATGATCCTAAATTGCATAAATATATTTAAGGAGATGTATTATGCAATTAGAACACAAAGATATTAAAAAGACTATTATTCGTAGTCAGCATTGTCAACGTAACTGGGATTTAGAGCAAACTATTCCTGACGAAGATATAGAATTGTTTGTACACGCAGTTAAGAACTGTCCTAGCAAACAAAACGTTGCTTTTTACAAAGTACACTTTGTAACAAATAGAAGCATTATCGAAAATATACACAAACATACAGCAGGATTCAAACGCCCAGAAGACGGTGTTGAAGAAACAAATAGTCAAACACTAGCAAATCTTTTAGTAGTTTTTGAATCAGTTGATCCAGCAACAAAAACTAATCCTAATGAATATGCAAATGACGAGTTGTATAATATTGAAAATAACAAAGATATTACTGCTTCTAAAAATGTACTAAAAAGAGATGAAAATATGGCAATTGGCATTGCTGCGGGATATCTTAATTTATTAGCAAGTATGTTAGGTTATGGTACTGGGTGTTGTGCGTGTTTTGACGACACAGAAGTTTCTAAAATTGTAAAAAATGAAAATCCTATTGCATTAATGATGGGTATTGGATTTAAAGACAGCACAAAAAATAGAAGAGAACATCATCAAACTGGATTTATGTTTCCTTCCAAAATCAAGCAGGATATAGAAGTTGATGTCATAAAATAATATATGCACTATAAAGAATACGAAGATGTTATACCTCTTGGAATAAGAAAAGAAATTTTAAATTTTTTTTACGAAAACCAAAATCTTGTTGTAAATTCTAATTATATGGAAAAGATAAACAATCCGTGGGAATTTGAAGTAGTGCGACAACTTGAAAGTATATTAACTGAATTTAACATAGACACTTCTTATAACTTAGGTGATAATATTTACAAGCATTCGTATGCATATTTTCCTCATACTGATGCAGATAGAATTCACGATACAATAAATGTTCTAATACCGTTATTTGTAGAAGGCGATAACTATCAACCTTTTGTAGTTTTTGATCAATGGTGCAGTGACAAACAAGCTAGAACTTGGATGCTAAATGATACCGATACAGAGTTTCATAAAAACAAAAGTATAAAAACATCAATAAACGATGACATTACTGTACAAGGATGTACCAATTGTGAAATAGACGATAATTTGTATTGCACGTCTTTAGAAAATAATTTTCGTCCAAAGGAATTGTTTTTTGGATTAACTGGTCAAGCCTTAAATTATAAACCTGGAAACTTATTAATTTTTAATAGTAAGTATATACACGCTACAGGAAAAATGTTAGCAAAATATAAAATTGGTTTATCTTTAAGATTTAAAGGAAAGGTAAACCAATAATGCAGGCTTTTAAAGAAATAAAAGAAATTAATCATAAATTAATAGCAAAAGAATGCAATAATATTATTGACCTAGTAGGATGGAATAATTGTCAAATTTGTTTACAATATTCTTCTAAAATATCTTGGCACGACGATGTAGATGCATATGGCAAAACTAGAATAGAACACAAATGTATTAATTTTCACCCTCACTTAGAAGGTACCTATTTAAAACAGGTCTTAACAACTTTAGACTTTACTGTAGCAAGTGCAAGACTTATGTTTCTACACGAACGAAGTTGTTACAGCACACACGTTGATTTGTACACTAGATATCATATTCCTATAATAAATAATTCTAAATTATCGTTTATGGTTTTTCCTGACATTCCATTTGTTGCCTATATGCCCAAAGGAAAAATATATTGGACAGATACTCACCAATTGCACAATTTTGTAAATGGCGATCACGAACCACGAATACATCTTATTTTTAACAATGCTAACGAAAGAGAAAATTATAGTAATCCGTATTTGAAGGAATTACACGGTGATAGATTCGAATAAACAGCACACTGGGTTTTGTTATTTTAATAGTGATACAGCAGTAAAAGAAAGTCCTGTCCACGGGTTGTGTCGTTATGCTACAAACCAAATTGAAAAAGGAGATATTATCTTTGTAATAGGAGGTATGGCTAGACGTCCTAGCGAGCAAGGATGGTATAAAGGATTGCTAATAGATAAAGATCTTGTTATTGATTTACCACAAGGAAATGAGTACGAAGCATATATAAATCACAGTTGTGATCCAAATTTGTATATTGACGGTCAAGTGGTTTTTAGAGCTTTGAGAAATATAGAGCAAGGAGAATTTGTAACAGTTGATTATGGTACATTTATGCTTACTAAGAAAGATTATATTCCTGAATGTAAATGCGGTAGTAGTAACTGCCGAGGAAAAGTAACAGGCGAAGATTACAAATTTTTAAAATTGCCATTGAGTTGGTATGCACAAAAAAGGAAATCCGATGAAGTTATTTGAATTATCTAATTTTATACCATCAATTCCTAAAAATTTAGTAATTACAGATATAGAGGAGTTGTATAAAAGACCTAATGCTTTCGATGATAGCGGTGAATGGGATTGGTGGTATTTTTCAACCAAAGTAGATAATGAATTACAAGATTTTTTACAACCTTATTTTAATTATCCTGTAGAAGTATATTACCAACTTTCAGGCAGGCAACTTACTCCCCATATTGATCAAGGCAGAACGTTTTGCTATAATTACACACTTTTATCTGGAGGACCGGATGTCAAAACAAGATGGTATGACGACAATATGGAAAATATTATATATGAAATTACAGCACCAATATCCACTTGGCATCGTCTTCAAGTTGATGTACCGCACGATATTAGTGAAATTGAATCTCATAGATTAAGTCTAACAATACAGGCAGCAAAACAATGAAAATTTTAACCACAGGAAATGCCGAATATGGATTAGCAAGTGCTATAAAAAATACCAGTTATGCAAGTAGAACTAATAATTACGATTTATCAACTGATGAAGGAATGATAAAATTTTGTCACGTTGCAATTCACTATGATGTGATAATACTAAATTGTTACACAGAAAAAATGAATAATTATAGTCAAGTTAGATTATTACATATGTTGTATGAATTATTTGAAGCTAATAAAAAGACTGTGCATTTAATTTGTATAGGTAGTATAAGTGATCACATTAATAAAGAGCAACCTTGGTTAAAATATATTAGTTATGGTGCTGAAAAATTAGCATTACAAAGATTATGTGAAACAATTAATCACAATAGAGAAGATATCACTCCTAATGTAAAATGTACATATATCAGTTTAGGACATATGCATACTCCTTTAGTAGATAGATATCATCCTGACGAAGTTAAATTAAATACAGAATATGTTGCCGATGTTATACAATGGATTATTGATGCACCAGAATGTATAGAAAGTATTACTTTAACAAAGGATAAAACTAATGGATGATTACATTGTCACAGTTGATATTGAATATAACAAAGAATATTTGCACGAATGTTGTCAAAGCATAACCCACTGGCCTTTATACTCAAATGATAGAGGTAAAACTTTATTCAGTGAACACAAAGATATAGTATTTCCTTTAAATGTAGAAGCAATAAAAATAAAAAATAAATTATTACACACAAGCACATACAGCTTTAGTTATATACCACCGGGGCACGAAACAGGATGGCACAGTGATTTTACTAGGGGCGCCACATTAATCTTACCAATAGATCCTAATCCGCACTTGATTAAATTTAAAATTGACGAGAAAGAAGTAGATTATTATTATAGTACACCGGTTATCACAAATGCAGACAGTATACACAACGGTGTAAATTATACCGATCAACCTAGGTACAATTTGTTGTTTCATATTGACAGGACTTATAGCGATATGATAGATATAATTAGCAACGATGATTTGATATCAAAGTGGAAACAAGATTATAATATTGGACAAGATTATAATAATGATATGGTGCAAAAGTTTTTTGACACACACGATAATTTAGACGATGCTACTATAATTATTACAGACAAAAATCACATTGCTGATTTGCATAGAGATAAATTTATAATCTTTATTGGCAATAATGAAAATTACACCTGTATTGACTTGAAACAAAATGTCAACGATAAAGATATTGTAAACGCAATAAAATATATTTTAGATAGTACGTGTAATATTAAAAAAATGGTATTAGGAAAATGAGTAATTATGTTTTCTTAAAAGAACTATATGTGGACTATGATGAGATTAAAGCCGTGGTTGATGACAAGTCAGGATGGGTAGAAATAGCACCAGAAGAAGAAAATAGAGGATATGTACAGTATTACAAGCAATATGAACCTCAATGGTTAAAAGATCAATTATTGCCAATCTGGAGTTATATGGGATTATTAGTTGCCTGTAGAGCAGGAGAGTATTTGCCACCTCACGTTGACAATGGCAGAACCTGTGCAATTTTAATTCCTTGCAGCGAAAGTTATAAAAACAATACACTGGATTTTTATCATATGCCAGATTGGAAAGGATCTGAAGGTGACTGGCAAGACTGGAAACAAAAACACAATGGTTCTATTATTGAAAGTGTAATGTACAAAGATCCTATTCTTTTTAAAAATATTCCTCACGGGGTGGATAATACAAAAAGCAAACATCCTAGAATAAATTTTAGTGTGTGTTTTATGCCTCCTTACACTTTTGACGTAGTAAAAGATTTGTATGATAAAGGAAATTTAATTGTATAAATTACTTAACGGTCCTCTTGCTGAAAATTATAATAGAAATTTACTTCCTGATTATCTTAGTATTCAAGAAAGAACTGATTATGAGAAAAATAAAACACAATTAGGATCACAATGGAATTATTATGATAAAGAAGTTTCTTACAAGTTAAATTCTAACTTTTATAGAGATGCCGAATGGAATGACATAAATTGGGAAGACTCTATTGTGATTTTTGGTTGTAGTCAAGTCTTTGGAGAAGCTTTAGCTATTGAAGAAACTATTTGCCAGCAATTGAGTGATATTGTAAAAAGACCTGTAATAAATCTTGGACAAAGCGGCACCAGCACAATTTTTAGTTGGCATAATAGTCTTAAATTTTTTGAAAATTTTGGAATTCCGCATACTGTGATACAATTATGGACAGATTATGGTAGATTATTATATTACGCCGATGATAAAATTAATCGTATAGGACCTTGGTCTGGCAGTCATTGGGATAATTACAACAATGATATGAAAGTTTTGTATAAAATATGGAATAAAAATCTTGTTCATTCTCAACAATTTTTTAAATTTGAAGCATTAGCTTGTGAACACTTTTGGAGTTCTAAAACAAATTATTATCAAGCAAGTTATTTTGAAGAAACTGCAAATCTTTTAAAGTGTGATTTTTTTCCTAAATTAGATGATGCAAGAGATTTTTTACATTTTGGAAAGTTAACACACAAAAATGCAGCAGAGGTTATAAATGAAAATTGCAATTTACGGTGATAGTTTTGGTGCAAACCCTATAGGTGTAAAAGACTATTCACAATATCCTTTTGTAAAGCAAAGTTGGTGGGAATTACTTTCTGAAAAATATGACATAACAAACTTTTGTGAATGGAGTGCTAGTCTTTTATTTTCTGCAGAACAGTTTACAAAAACACACGAGAGATTTGATAAAATTATTTTTTTAGTCACGCATCCTAGAAGAATAACAATTAAAGATACTAATAAGACTAGACACTTTGTAAACTATGAGTATAGCACATTTTGGAAAGAAGATGCTGCAAAACAAGGATGGAATGATATATTAGATGCTGCTTTATATTATTACAAGTATATTGAAAACACAGAATATTCAAATTTCCAACACATTTCATATCTCAACTACATAAAAAACTTACGTAAAGATATTTTGTATATTCCGGGTTTTAAAGACAGTTTTGATAACAATTTTTGCTTGTGTGATGTTTTTGACAAAGAACAAAAATATTGGAAAACAGATTATAATATAGGAAAACTAGATCTAAGAAAAGGACACTTTACAAATTCAAACCATAAAATTATGTACAACATATTGGATAATTATATAGAATATAATAAATTTGATATAGATTTGTCTATGTTTGTTAATCCTGATTTGCCAAAAAGAAAGTATATAATATGACGGTGTACAGTTTTTGTCCTAAACCAATAAAAGACGAATTAAAAAAAATTAATCTTGTTAATAAAGGTTCTGGTACAGACGTTTCTTTATATAAAAAACATTGGATGGACTGGATAAAAAATTTTAGTGGCTGCGAAAATAAAAAAGAGTGGGCAATGTGTAATGGTATACACGAGGCACTAACTCATCAATGTGCTCACATACACAGTAAATATGATCAATTTTATTATTTTGATACAGATTATAAATTTTATTACAGTATACTAGATCCATATAAAAACTATTGTATATCTCCAACTGATATAGATAATATCTTGCCAAATAGTTACATATTAGTAAGTCAGCCTAATCACGAAGGCGGTATTACTAATTGGTTTAGTAATTTAATAAATCATTGTATAACTAATAATTGTAAAATATTTTTAGATTGTGCTTTTTATGGATGCACACTTGATACTTTAGATACTAGTTTAGATGTGTTTGATGCAGTTGCATTTAGTTTAAGTAAAAATTTCTTAATGGCCGGTTTTAGAGCAGGTATTGTATTTTCCGATAGCCTTCCACAAACTCTAACTTTACCAATAGGGCAATACTATAGTTACAATTATTTTAATACAACAGCATCAGAAGTTGTAAAAACTATACTTCCTAAGTTTCGTGCAACATACATTACAGAAATAGCAAAACCCTTACAAGAAAAATATTGTAATGATAACAATTTAATACCTGCTGATATTTGGATGTGGGCATTTAATAGCGTAGGTGAAAAAATTTGTATAACAGATTACATTAAGGATTCTATAGAACAGCAGCTTTTACTGAATCGTCTATAGTGCCATTATGCATACAGTACAAAATAGTTTTGTAATCTGGTCGCCATACATAATTTTCATCTAATATGTTTGCATATACATATTGTAAAAAGTTAGATTTTTCACTTACTTTAAAAATCATATCAGGTTGTAATTTAAATGCACGGTAAGTATCGGTCATAAAATACGGAACAGATTCGCCTCGCATACCCATACGTTTTTTACCTTGATACATTGCATTTAATGCTTTGTTGTTTACATCGTGTGTCCAGTATAATACTTTTAGTCCATTGTCCTTTGCCCATTGTACTTGATTTGGCAACATACGAAACCCAGCATTACTATGCCTAAACTTTTTTAAAATATGATATCTACAAATACGTCCTGCAATTTTTGGATCTCCTGTGTAATGACTACGTTCGACGACACTTACACTTGCAAGCTCGTCCTCTACAAATGTCATCCAAGTTTGTCCATTTACTGTGTCAGGGTCGTATTTGTCGCCGGCAAGTGCTTCATTGCCGTCACGTTTAGCTAACATCCTAAATTTTTCAATTATATCTCTATCAGATGGATTGTATTCTCTAACGTTTATGTTTTCGTACACTTTTATTTCCAAATTTACATCTGTTTCTACATTTGACATATGCCATAATAACATATATTTAACCAAACGTCAACTAAATATTTTATGAATTATCCTATTCCTGATACCATATTAGCAGATGGTTTGAGTTATAACCGAGATTGGTTAGACAGTTTACAGTTTTTAAAAAAATATGTTTGTAAATCTCTTAATGATTTTTGGGAACACGATGGTGATATGTTTTGTGAATTAACATCAGATGAATTAAAAAGAGCCAAAGAAACTAAATTAATTTTAGATTGTAGTTGGATAAGTTTTGGCATAGAAAAACTATATGAAATAATTCATAACGACTGTATAAAGTATGAGGTGCCTGAATTAAATGTTATACTTTTAACGGCAAATCTAAATAAAGAATACGAAAATTATACTAATTGGTTTAACCGTAACTTGTATAAAAACAAAATTAAAACTTATCCATTTCCTGTTTTTATACAAATGGCGCAATCTATCAATAGCAGTGTTGTTGTATCAAAAATTAAGTATGATAAATTTGCTACTTTTAGTAGGTTTCCAAGAGAGTATCGTAATGTTATGAATTACGAATTAGTTTCTAGGCAACTTCCTGTAGATTTAAGTCAATCTAAAATTGACGATATAACTATGCAAGAACAATGTAAAAAATACAAAATAGATTATACACATAATGTGTTAAACAAAGATTTTGTAATGGATAGAAAAGATTTTACAAATCATAGCCAAGCAATAAAATGGACAGAAAGTTCTAGTAATTTTTTGTCTGAATATAAATTTATTTTAGTACAAGATACTAGCATTGATGATTTTGGTTTTTATATTACAGAAAAAGTATGGAAAAGTATGTTATATGAACGTCCTATAATAATTTGGGGGCAGCCTGGTGTTAATCACTACTTAAAAGAAATGGGATTTAAATTGTATGACAAATATTTTGATTTGCAATTTGACATTGAAAAAGATCACAGTGTAAGATTACAATTACTACTAAAAGAAATAACAAGTGCTTGCGAAAGGATGAAACAAAATAATTGGATAGAGTTGGATGTAGATACATTGAGATATAATAAAGAATACTTACTATCTAAAAAATCACTATACAAATGGATAGAGCCTTTAAAATTTATTTAAATAATAATTGTAGCCTTTCCACGTGCCTATATCTATCATTTTTCCTTTAGTTACTGTTTGAAACTTTTGTTCATTTAGCCAACAACCTATTTCTTTTGTTATTTTATTTTGTAAAGATGTTTTGGTAAATTTAATTGTACCCCAACCTGTATTACTATTTGTTTGCTTTTTTAAAGCTTTAACATCAAACTCTCCGTTATTCAAAAGACGGTCGGCCTTTGTAAAGTTTGGAATGTCATACATTCCGCAAACCACAATATCTTTTATTAGTAAATCTTTATAATGTGTAGCGGTGGTAATAGTATCAGGTAAGCAAAAAATAAAATCTTTGGCAGGAAAATTTTCAAATACATTATTAATAAATCTATTACCGCCGTCACTAGGACCTTTTTGTTCTAATAAATGACAAAAAATATTATTTTGATAATATGCAAGTATATCTTGTTTAAAGACACAACCGTGTCCAAAAATAATTTTATCTACACCAGTATTGATTAAATTTTGGACACAATGATTTATCACAGGATTGTAGTAATCAAACCCTTTTTGTGGAAGCATTGCTTTACTGTAAGGAATGTTTAATCTAGTTGCATCACCGCCAACAGGCACAAGTCCAATTATCATAAATGTTCTAAATCGCCAGTTCCGTCTAAACTAAACATTAATGCAATACGAGGCTTATCGCTGTTATTGTAAACAGCGTGAGGATAACCAATGTTTAAAAAGTATGCATTACCTGCTTCTAACACGTATTCTTCTACTTCGCCATTACGTTTAAATTTATTAATTACCATATTATCACTATAAATGGGGCATATGCAGCGCACAGCGTACCCTACATCGTAGTCTACGTGAAAAGGTATCTCTTTACCCGGAGCAAGTTTAGTGATGCGTACACGGCTTGCAGGCGCTTTACATTGTTCTACAATAGTTTGGATATAACTGTCATTGTAAGCATCTGTTGGTACATTGTACAAGTGTTCTTCTCTACGCTGTAAACGCTTTTTAATACTAGGTTCATACGGCAGTATTTCACTTGGTTCTGTAAGATTAATTTGTTCAAAGTTGTCATAAACATCTTTAACTAATTCTTCGTGATTCATACAAAGCATAGGGTTAGCACTTCTTACATCAATAAACTTTTCTGCAAGGTTATCACATTCCATTTGCAATCTCGGCAAATCAATATCCAAACCTAAATTGGCAATTGTCGGTAAATCGTGTTTCTTCATTTTATACTTTCTGCAAGGCATATTCTTGCTGTTTTTCCATCACGCATAAATTTTGCGTATTCTTTATTTTTAGTTGTAGCAAGCCACACACTATCGCTTGGTACAAAATCTAATTCTTCACAAATTGCTTTTTGTTTATTATATAACTTACTATGTATATAGTCAATATCAAAATTACTTATTACATTTTCTGCTATATTGTGCGCATAATAATTATAATATTTTGCACTGTGTGTTAATGATTCTAATCTTTCATCCGGAGTTTTTGTAAATATCCAACCTGTTCGGACATTGCGTAAACCGAACGCTTTTGACAAACTAAAGAAAACATACTCAACATTGTCTAATTTGCGTATATGTTGTATCTTAGTGCTTCCAACATACGCTATATCTAGTGCTATTGGAACATCAATTGGTAATTCTCTATAATTTCCGTTAATTGCACTAGGGACGCTCAAGTATACTATCTTGCCATATCGATCGGTCGGTTTAATCCACTGATAATCACCTTGTTCCATATGTACACCTCTGTACTCCTGATTATACCACCAGTTCAGTCCTTCTGTACATCCGTTCATAGGATATACACTATATCCTTCTAAATTTATAATGGGACGTAACCATTTGATTATATCTGTTTTGTAAGGAGAGATACTGTGTAAATCCAAAGTAACAGAATTCACAACTTTTTCTACTTCTGGCAGGACTGGAGTTCTAATTGCTAAACTTTGTTTAAGTAAAAAATCTTTCAATAACTACTCCTGCTATATCGTATTTGTGTAATTTATATGATTTCGGTTGCTTATGATGGTTTAAATGCCATCCTTCGCCTGGTGCAATTAAATTAAGCACAGGAATATTTTGCGGTTCTCCGTCTTTGTGGGCAAAATAATTCAACATTCCGAAGCCCAGCCAAGATAAAACAAACGGAACAAAAACAATTACAAAAAATAATTTTACACTTATAATAATTGTAATAAGTGTAATTAATAAGTGTAAATATTTTCCGTTTTTATGAAACCAAACTATACGTGGATTTTTTAATAAATTAGTAATATATTTACGAGGTATATATTCTACTTTCCAATTACTAGTCAAAACTTTCCAAGCACCTTGATATTTTGGGCTATGCGGATCTAGCAAAGTATCTGATTTTGCGTGATGCATTCGATGAACAGCAGCCCAAGTTAATGCACTACGACCGCCGCAGATTAATCCTAAAACTAACATTATTATTTCTACAATACTATTTGTTTTAAATGTATTGTGTGTAAAGTATCTATGATATCCTATACTTATTCCTACTAACGCCGCAAACAAATACCATATATATCCGTAAATAAAGACCATAATAAATTATAACACTATTTTAGTTATATGTCAACTATATACCAAAGTTTCCTGAAATATTACTTGTAAAAGGCTTACCGTCATTCCAAAGCGGACTATGTAAAACTCTACTTGGGCCATCCCAAATGCTATCTTGATTATCAAAATTTATTTCTGGAGCAACAGTGATAGTTCCTTGCATAGAACTATGGCTGCCACAAATATAATAATAAGTTCCTGGTAATGTCGGTGTCCATTGTACACCATTACCGCCATAAGATCCTTGACCTGTTGCAGCTGGCGTACTAACTTGATCGCCTGTGCCTGTAGTTGCAGCGTCTTTTATGTATAATGGATGTGAAACACCGGCATTATTAGTTATAGTCAATGTATCGCCTACCTGTATTGCTATACTATCATTATTACCTGATACACTACCATTTCTATCTGTTCCACTCATCACATATGCACTTGCTCCACTGTTTGTAGCAGTGATTGCATAAGAAGCAATAGTAGTTTTATCAGTGTTAATTAAATCTTGTTTAGCGTTTGCTTCTATATATGATTTAAATTGTGCAGGAGTCATTCCGGGATTAGCTTCTGCTAGACAGGCAATCATACCTGCTACTTGAGGAGCTGCCATACTTGTACCTGATATTTTCATTAATTTGTAATTGCTATCTAATGGTGAATCTGGTCCGCCATATGTACTATATTTTGCACTTGTACCACCGTTATCCGTTGAACCTATACTAATTATTTCTGTACCTGGAGCATATATGTTGACGCCAGGTCCTGCACAACTAGATTCTGCTTTTTGCTCTAAGTTATTAGTATATGTAACATCCATATTGCCTACTATAAATGCGTCTTCGCTAAATGGAGAACTACCTCTAAATATTGCTTCTTGACCGCTACCAAAGTCACAAGTATCATCATAATGTGGACCAGTAGCAATATCAATGTAATAGTAACTGTTTCCTGATGCTACACAAAAAACTATGCCTTCATCTATACATTCTTGTATATCTGCATCTACACTAGCAACCCGTACATTTATACGTCTTGTTAACCCTAGTACAGGAACAACACCAACGTTAGCCCAGGCATTGTTACTACTGCTACCATAGTCTGCCCAACTCCAGCTGTTACCTAAATACACACCGCCTGTCGGGGTACTAGATCTATTTCCGCCATACCCCCAACTTGCATTCACAATTGTTGGACGCTTATATCCAGTCTTCGGGTCGATTGGTTTATTTCTATGCCATAACTTAATGGTATCAAAACAATCACTTACACTAATTCCAGTTCCGCTGTCGCCTGTGCCTTCTAATCCGTTAACTTTCATAGAATAAATTTGAGCATCTCTTGCCCATCCTTGTGTGCGTCCTGCGACTGTTCCGCCACAATGCGAACCGTGACCGTCATAATCTCTGTTAAAATTTGCATTTTGAGTGCCAGCAAGTCCGCTTTCTGTGTACCAATTAATTTGGTTTACTCTGCTTAAACCTGCACTGTCAGTAAACTCGGGATGGTCAACTTGTAAGCCGCTGTCTTGTATTACAACATCTACACCTTTTCCTGTTAATGTATATTTAAAATCACCGGTAATAGTACCTGTTTGATTAAAGATATCAGTTGGGTTTGCACATCTAATAAGGCCCCAATTCAAGTCTGCTGACGCACCTGAACTTGTGCTTTTGGTCCAATTAGTACTATTTTGTACTGCATTTAATCCTATATCAATATCGTCTCTATCTTGGGGAGGAATTTGCACATCAACAACTCTATTATCACTACGTAGTGTTGTTGCTTCTGCATCTGTTAATGCGTAATGTGTATTTCTTTGGCTACCCGGTCTTGCATTTGCAACATCTACTGTCCTGTTTGGTATATCACCTGATCCGGTATTGGCAACCATTTCTGTATTGAATGCAGCATAATCTACACCCGATTTTAGTGTTACAATATACTCTTTCTCGCTCATTGAGGCTCCTTAGTGTAAGTCTACCCAAGCACCGTTTGCATATCCTTGGAATTTATTAGTAGTTGTATTGTATAACATATCACCGTTTTGGGAAGCCAGTGCATCACGTTCTGCTGTTGTAAACGTTGCAAATCTAACTGGCGATTGTGTTATAACAACTGCATTACCTGCAGTCAAGTTAAGGTTTGTTGCCGCTGTAATTTCTGGCGTACCAGTACTAGTGCTCTCAAATCTGTCTGCTACTACTTTATTTGTTACAATTAAATCGTTTTCAACTGTAACATCGCTACTAAACACTGTAGATGGTGTTACTGTAATAGCACCTGAATCATTTGAGTCTAGCACACTTGCTGTAAAAGTAAAGTTTCCTAATTCAGTTCCAATAACAACATCATCTGTAATACCGTATCCTGATAGTGTAGTTGGAGTAGATGTAACACCGCTCCAAGCAACTCCTCCTGCTGTACCACTTACATTACCAGTTACATCTCCTGTAAGATTTCCTGTAATTGCACCAGTAATAGTTATACCGTTTGTTGTTGTTTGCAGTTTTGAACTACCATTGTAATATAGTCTGACACCGGCGTCTTCTGTGGCATCGATTTGTATTTCGTTATTTGCTGCATTTTTAACTTCTAATAAATTAGTTAAAATTTGTATTCCGCCGTCGCCGTTGTCACTAATTACACTTGCTGTTCCTGTATGGTAAATTTGTAAATCGTCACCTGCACCAAATACTAAAGTGTCGTCTGTGCCTGGAATACCTGAATCACCAAATTTGAGATTAAAACCTCCTGAATCCATATTACCGCCAAGCACTGGAGTAGTATCAGATGAAACTTCTGTAGTACCTGTAACAGTAATATTACCTTCTGCGTCACTTGCAGTTGTTATTGTACCAGCGCCTTTAATTAAGAAACTTTCTCCGCTGTTTATTAATCTTACAGTACTATCGTCGGCACCAACACCAATGTTACCTATACCGCCGCCACCGCCGGAACCAGCAACATCTACATCATTTACCCACGCACTACCGTTGTATTTTAATACTTGTCCTGCTTGTGGAGTTGCAATAGTAACGTTACCTAAATCTGTAATATCGTTTGGTGCTAGGTTAACTTTACCTGCTACGCCATCTACTAGTATAGTTGAATCATCAGCTACAAATGTACCTTTAAATGCTGTTGCTTGTACTTGTCCGGAAAATAGCCCACCACCTGCAACATCTAAAGTTGCTGCTGGAGTGTATGTACCAATACCTAAACGACCAGTATTAGTGTGTGTTAGATATTCGGATTCTATATCAAAATTACCATTTGAACTTGTGCAAATTAATGTTTTGTCAGTACCAAAAGCAATAGAGTTATGAAAATATTCGCCATTTGTATCATCACGTCCGCCAAATATTGCCGATTCGTAATAAGTAGCACTGATATCTGAGGTTGCTGTTTTAATAAGAAATACCTTAGAAACATCATTATTGCCCTTTACTTTTAAGTTGAAATTACTGTTAGGATTTGTGGCATTTAAATCAAAGCCTTGTAACACGTTATATACTGTGTCACCGGAGTTTGTAATGTTTCCTGTACTATCGAAAGATAAATTACCAATTGTTGCCGATGATGCATTAATAGTATTGTTATTACCATCTACTATTACAGTTGAATCGTCACCGAATACACTACCAGATAAATCGCCATCAAAACTACCATTAAACAAATTCGCTGCCATTGAAGTAGCGTTTACGTAACCACCTGCATCAATATTTAGGTTTACATCTATGCTACCGGTTGCGTTAATATTGCCTGTAGTATCAATATCGCCCGTTCCAGTTATATCATAGCTATTTAAATCTAAATTGCCGCCTAGTTGTGGAGTTGTATCACCGACAATGTCAGTAATACCGCCGCCGCCGCCGCCTGACCCTGATGCTTCGTTGCCGCCAGCAGTTGATCCGTCACCTACCCAAAGCGGACCTACGCCTGCGCTCGAATAGTCAGTTACGTAAATTAATTCACCTAATTCTGGGGTATAAGACAAACGCTCAGCATTAGTGCCTCTTTTTATTCTCAAAGCCATATGAAACTTCTCCTACAGTATTATTTAAAGTATTTATCTCATATAGGATTATTTGTTAAGCTTTAAAAATCTCTTTGTACGTTTGTTTATATCTTTTTTGAGACGTTTTGTATCAAGTCTAAAATCAACTGTATCTATTGTGTCGTCGTATTCTTCTAAAAATTCGCCTATAACGTCTGCAGGGTCATCGCCGTTCTTTTTGTTTTGAACGTCGATTTCCCAAACTTTTTCATCTAAAAATGTTACAATAACTGTACTTACATATTCAATTGGAATATAATCGTAATTGACTTCATCTAAAATTTCATTCCATTCGTCGTCTGTTACAACATTATTATCTTTATTCGGCACTTTCTGTTTTCTTTGCGGCTTTACGTTTTGTAGGAACAAGTTCTTCTGCTTGCTCTCTAAGTGCTTTAGCTTCTTTAAACATAGCATCAGCCTGTGATCGATATTGTGCTGCCAAAACTTCATCAGTAACTATACCGTCTTGTACTTCAGTAGTTGCTTCGTCTGTATATACACTTGCTGGATCAACTGTTTCGGTTTTTGCTTTAACAGTTTCACCGTCTGGACCTTTAAGTGCTAAGTCTGCTACTGTGACACCTTGCTGATCAGCAATAATTTTATTTAATTCGTCTAAACTAATTACATCACTATTTGTTGGTGTCATTTCTACTTCAGTTGTTTTTACTTTACGTATCTTACCTGTTGTATGAAATCCTGCTAACATATTTCTGCCATCTGGCAACGTATTACGAGCCATTGCTTCGCCGAATTCGTATGCCTGTTGGCCAGCCGCAGATTCAACTGCTTTGATTAAACTATCGTGTTCATCGGCACTTAGATTCTCAGTCTGTACAATAAGACATTGATCCGATTCTCCAGGAACTACTCTGTAAGCTACTACAATTTTTCTTTTATTTGTTTTAATTCTACCTATGTGTTTAAGAGCCATCGTTTGTCTCCTTAGGTGTTGGCACAGGCTCAGCCGCTGCTTCGGCAGATTCTGCTGCTTCTTTTGCTTGTTTTGCCTGCTCTTCGACAGATTTTAGAAAACCATCAAGCTTGTTATAAAGAGCACCGACATTTGCGAGCTCATTTGCTTTGAATGTTCCTCTTTCGGTAGCAAGTTCAATTACAGCTCTTGCTAGTGCTAGATCTTGAATGTTTAGTTCATTTGGATCCGGTTGTGTTTGTTCAGTCATTACTCTTTTACTCCTTGTATAATATATATTTTCGTGACTATCTAGTATACTTCAAATGTGGACAAGCTAACATAAAGAAACTCATCTCTTTGGTTAATTCAAAACCAACTGTTGTAACACTTGAAATACTTTCATTTTTTAATGAGACATTTTCTCCTAAAAAATATCTTCCTGATAGGTTATCTTCTATCCAATCAGAAAGTACAGCTTCGATGTTATAGGTTTTTTCTAAGTCAATAGTTTCGAAGGTAGAAGGGCAAAAATTTACCCTTCTTATACCTAAAACATCTAATGGATTTGTTTTTAACTTCACGCAGCCTCCTCATAGTGAGCTGTAAATCCAAAAGGCCCTTCTAAGTTTTTGTCGTGATTACTATGAATTACAAATAATGTATCGCAATAATCTGGATCTCCCCAGCTATCCCAAGCATAGCCGTCTGTAAACATAATAAATTTCTTTGGTTCAATACCATTATCTTTCATATACTTCCAGTTCACCATAAAGTCAGTGCCGCCGCCGCCAATAACATTATATTCTGAAATATCTTCACCACCATCTGCTGTAAATTCTTGTTCGTTATACACCTTAGTGTCAAAGCACCATACAGTAATCTTATAGTCTTTGTATTCTTCCATAATACCTTTTACTTCACTTAAAAAGTCTTTGGCTTGATCATCACCAATTGATCCGCTCATATCAATGCTTACACAAAGGTCAATTGTTTCGTCGAAGTTCATACCAGGTAATATAGCACCACTTTGCCAACCTTTACGGTTAGGTCTACTAAATGTAAAATCACTTTTAATTGTACTTTGAATTTGTTGACGTAGCAACTGTCGCCAATTCATTTTAGGCTCAGTTAGTTCTTTAATCATACGCTGAACTTCAGCCGGTGTATTACCTGCACCTGCGGCTTGTGCCGCTGCCATTACAGCTTCTTTTATTTCGTCTTTAATTTTTTGCTTTTCGCTTTCAGATAATGTCTGACCTTTGCCTTTGCCTTTACCATCATCGTTACCATCACCATTGCTTGCCGGACCTTCGCCCCATTCAAAGTGTTCATCTAACATTTCGCCTAGTTGGTCAATATCAATTTTTTCTGCATCTTGATACAATTGATCGTATACCTCTTCTGAAGTCCATCCTTCATATTTAAAGTCTTGGAAACATTCAACTAACTTTGGCTTCACTCCGATTCTGTCTCTTACAAGCATATTGTTAACGATATAATCACACGCAACATTATAAAGATATGGATTACGTTCGCCTCTACGTGTTAAATGATCAAATACCATATGTAGAATTTCGTGTGCAATAACAAATTCAATTTCTTTATTATCCATAGCATTAAAGAACTGTGTATTATAATAAAGATTGCGTCCATCTACAGCCGCGGTAGGAATAATATCATCTGCTGCCACAATACGTAAACGTGTTGCCATATTACCAAAAAATGGATGTCTAAGAAGTAAACCAACACGGGCAGTGATAATACGATCTAATACTACCTTTTGCATTTCTTCTAATGCTTCTGGTGTAATATTAGGATCTGGTTCCCAATTTTTAAGCTTACTAGCTGTTTTTTCTGTAGACATTTTCATAACTACATATTGCGGCATAAAATCTAACATAATTGATCCTCATTTATCAGTGCTTATTACTTATAGCATTATTTAATGTTTTTGTCAACCTTTAAATAGAATAAGTGGACAGTACGAATACTGCCCACTTTTCCTTGACTCAAGCGTTTTGAGCAGCCTTGATGTACTTGCCGTAACGAGAATGGAACTCATCAAAACAAGCAACTTCGTCTGGATCGATTGGAAGATTGTATTGTGTAAGAGCAAGTTTTATACCCATTACAACCAATTCAGTCTCAAAATTATCCATTGCAAACCTTAAAAAGTTATTAACCTTATTGTCAAACTTTTTGTCGTTTGCATCACTTGCTTCTTTAAGCTCGTAGCAAAGAGACACAGTTAAGGAATACATTGCACTGATTTCCTGTGTTTTTATCTCTTTAACCTTACCCGCTAAAATATCTGTTGGGTTCGGCATACTTCCCGCAATTTTGCGATGAGCCATAAATTTTACAGCCAAACCTTCGCCTACCGAGCCTGCAACAAGATCTGTAGTAGTAGATTCGTCTGTATCTTCTTCGTCTAATAATTCGCTAACAAAACTCCACGAACGTGGTGTAGCAAAACTACGACTAGGCGATTTAGGATCAAAATCATAAAGATCCTGTTTAGCAAATTGTAAGTAGCCTACCACATCTGAATGTTGTGTGTTATCTACTGCCCACTCAAACCAGTCATCAAAATTAACTGCAAGCTCTAAGTGAACGAAACGATTTGCAAGCGGAGCAGGCATACGATATGTAACGCCTTTGTCTGCTTCGCGGTTACCAGCGGCAACAATAATAACGTTGTCTGGTAATTTATATTGTCCTACTCTACGATTAAGAATTAACTGGTATGCAGCCGCTTGTACAGCCGGAGCAGATGAATTCATTTCATCAAAGAAAACAACAATATTATCATATGCTTTCGCAAATTCTTCGTCTGGAAGTTCGCTAGGCGCACCCCAAACCATTTTACCTTGATTAGCATCAAAGTACGGAATGCCTTTGATATCTGTAGGTTCCCAAAGTGATAGTCGGATATCAATCAAGTGACTATTTGGCATACTGTCAGTAATTTGCCTAATAATATCTGACTTACCAATGCCTGGAGGTCCCCATAAAAATACAGGGCGTTTCTTTTTAAATGCCCGGTTAATGCTTTTCTTTGCACGGTTAGGGCTAACTGTTCTAACTGTAGTGTCCATTTTGTATTTCCTTATATTTGTATCAGTGCGTATACGTTATTATAACATTAAATCTTATAGAGGTCAACCTCAATATGCATCTTTGTATGTTACAATAGCGGCAATTTCTTTGATAAGTTTTTTGCCATAATCTGTAAACAAGATACCTTGCTGCCAAACAAAATGTTCAACATCTTGGATGTGGTAGAAAGTTTCCTGCCCTACAATCCACTCAAGTGCAGTAGTGCGGTTGCCAGCGCCGATTGCAATAACATCTTGCACACGGTCTTCGAACTTGGCAACATCTGCTGCCTCTTGTACTGCTTCTTGTATTGAATTAGCTTCTAAAGCATTGCAATACTCGTCCCAAGTCTTCTGCTTTTCAGCAGGAGTACAATTGTCCCAATCGGCCCAAAAGGCCTCACGTGGACGATAACCATACACATCTTTGTGTAAATCTGAAATAATATCATTGCTATATGTAAACATTGTATTGCCCTTTGTGTTTTTGCCCTATACACTTAATATAACATAACTTTAGATCTATGTCAACCTCTTTTCAAAAAAAATAGGCCCCATAAGGACCTATTTTAATAAAAATATTAGTTATTATGCGAAGATTTTCGCTCTTGAACCGTTTACATCACGAGAAACAATACTGTATCGTGTTGCACCAGTAGTAGCAATGTCAGTCTTAACTACTAGACCAGCCGCTTTTAACTCACTCATTCGAGCTGGAAGTTGCTGAATTCCAAACCTTGCTCTTGCATCTTTTGCAGTCAAAGTTTTACCTGTTCCACGAAGATATGTTTCGAGGAAAGTTTTTTGGTTAGTTTTAATTGTTGTAAATGCCATTTAGGCCTCCGTTTTTAAGTTACCTTAGAAATTAATTTCTAAGCAATAATAACAGTATACATTATTATAAAAGATTGTCAACCTTTTTTCTTTAACCTAATTAAAAAACTTCCTGGATTATATCTTTGTTGGTTACATTCTCTAACTAGTGGGTGATTATTTGCCCAGGTAGGAAACTCTACCATCATTGCACCTTGCCCAGTAATTACACTACATTGCTTATGTCCAAGATAGTATGCTCGATCAACTTCTCTTTTAAATCTTGCCCAACCTTCGTGTATATGGCATCCGTGTAAATCAATCCTCATTTTGTCTTTTCATTGCTTTTGTTAGGCCGTACTTACGCAAATCACCACTAAACAATGTTAATTCAACTGCTTTCTTTTCATTTGTAACCGTTATGCTTCTATTTGTCAAATAATAAGGGCAATCTATAAACTTATCTAAAAATATTATAATTTGTGTTGTTAAAGGCATTTCACGTGGATATGGAATATCGTATGTTGTTAGTCCTAATTCTTGTATTGCTTCATAGCCTTGATCTGTTAAACGTAGTCCGCCTACTTCTTTATTTCTAGTATTATACCACCAAATATGTAAGTATTCTTGTACTGAAATATCATTATAAGTTTTGCCTAATTCTTTTAGGAAAATTTTTGTGTATGTAATTTTATTAGACATTAGTCAATTTGTTCACCTTCGACTAATTTAACTACTGTAAATTCGTCTGTTTTGAACATTTCATTTAATTTTTTAGAAAGATTAAATGCGTGTCCTGGATTTGAAAAACTAGTTTTTTTGTATTTTGGTCCAGGGTAATTTGTTAAAGAGTTACTACTTTTTAAATTAAATGGTTTATTTTTGTAAAACACAGCCCAGATTGCATCCGCTTCTAAAACTTGTTCGCACTTGTATGTAATACTATTTGTGAATTCTAATAATACATTTGGCTTAGGTCTGCTCATATGCGTAATCCTTTAAGTTATATACGCATATATTTATCTTTTTAAACCTGTACTTTAACTATTTCCAGTCAGAATTGCCATCAAAAACTACTTCTATATCGCCGATGTCACCGCCGGCATTTTCTTTTACAAATTTTTCCAAGTCACCGTTTAATCTTGCCATTACAATTCCTAAGGTAAAAGCAAGATTTTTAGCTTGCACTATGTCTAATCTAAGTTCTCTTGCTCTACTTGTTTCTGCAGACTTTACTTGTTGAATAAATTGTTGTATACTACTGGTGTTTAATGGCTCTATTGACATTACTCAATGCTGCTTTCATTTCTATTTCAGTTTTAAATGGACCCATATATTCATTCCTTTGCAAAGTAATTAGTTTAGGACAAAAACTTTTTAACCAATTTACATTAAATTTAACTAGATAATATCCTGCACAATATAAACTTTTAGACTTTGGACTTTTTGTAAACAATGGTAGTTTGCTTTGTAAATCGTACATACTATTGAAGGGTAAAGATCTTGTTGTATATCCGTGTACGTCTTTGTCAGTTGGACTTTCTGTTGGAATCTTAGCAACAAAAAGATCTTTGCCTAGTTTTCTTTTTAGTGCATTTTCGCTTTTGTAAAAATCTATTTTACCTTTTGCACTTACAACAAAGCCTTCATCTTCTTTTGCTAATGTACCTACACGTACACCTGCATCTTCTACAATCCAAAATTTACCATCTAATATGGGTTTAGCTTTTACTGTCATACGTTATACCTTGCTTGTAACGGTTGTGAATATTGTGCAGCATTGTCTGCAATACGTTGTAAATCCCACTTTGCACAAAACTTCATTAGCCTCATACCTACTTGCGATACGTTTTTAGGATTTTCCATAGCTTCATCTATGTTACTGTTTATAATATCTCTAATATCTGCAGGTTGTGCAGTCAAATCACACAATGTTACATTGCGTGTATAATCATCTAGTACACGGTGCTCTATACCTTCGTGGTCGGTCCAACGCTGTAGCATCATATTATTCCAGTTGTAACCTTTTGTAGTCTTGTCAGCATACGCTTCAATAAGACCTACTTTGTTCTTAGTACCTTTCTTACGTACACCAGGGTAAGCACTAAACACGTTGTCACTAGTGTCGCCACGCATACACTTCTCAAATAACATAAAGTCAGGCTCAGGTGCAGGCTTTGCCTCTTTAGTTTTCTTATCAATTACACGATCACCTTTGTCTGTAAAGTAGCCTTCGTGTGTAATTGTTGTATTACTTACACCGTTATACTGGCGTACATTGGGTGCAATTAGTTGTGCAAAGTCACCATCGGTGCTAACAATAACGTGATCGTCATCTGTATGTTTTTGTACCCAGCCAGCAATAAGGTCGTCTGCTTCTAGTCTAGGATCTTGTAACACTGTACAATTAGTCTTAGTGCCAACAAAGTCTTTAAACTCGTCAAAGATTTCCCAAAACACTTTATCTTCTTCTGCTTCACGAGGACTCATAGCATCACGGTGTTCTTTACGATTGCGCTTGTAAGGCTCATAATAGTCCTTACGCCAACTGCGTCCTTCTAAGCAAAACACAACGTGCGACCCGTTAAAGTCTTGCCACGCTTTTTTAATGCTGTTAAGTGTAATGTGCATAGCCATACCTACTTTAGTATCGATATCACCACGGACAACGTGACGAGCTCTAAAGAAAGTATTAGCTGTATCAATTAGTATGTAAGTCATAAAACTCTTCTTCTACATAGCGTTTCAATTCGTGATCACCAACATTGTCGGGAACCTCTCTCTTATAAAATAGACGATAACTATCGCTGCCGTATTTGCCTATTCCATACAATATTGTAGCATCCTTTCCGTCCCAAGTCAAGAACTCTTTACTCATTCTTTTCAAACGCTTATATCTTACATTTACCATACCCAGACTTTCGATTATGGTTTTTATTGTATTTTCTGGGGTATTTAGGAAATGTATCGGAGTTGGAGCAGTTGCAAATAATGGTGGCAAAACACGTTTAACTTGTTTCCTATTTGTACAATTAAGACAAATTACACCTACCATATGCTGCCAAACGTTATCTACTTGCTGCTGTACCATTAAATCATCACGCATCATTTTTTACCTGCATACCTTTTTTTGTTAAACTTTTTGCTCTACGTATAATTTCTTCAGTTGTTAATTTACTATTGCTAAGATGATTTTTCCATTCTTTGAACAATTTAGCTTGCTTTGATTTCTTAGCCATTAACTAACTTCACTGGTACCTTTGTCAATAGGCACAACATTAATATAACCTGCACCTCTATCAGTTGAATCAATGCCTTCTTCTGCTAACATATTATATACAATTTCTTTAAACCAGCGATCTACAATTTCTTCTTCTGGATCATTTTCAAAACCATATCCATTTTGCATTAGTTCTTTAATAAAGTATTCATTCCAATCGAGCTCAAAGAACCCGTTTCGAATATTATCTTTGTTAATTTTCATATCAAGAACATTTACCCAAGCCTCTTTTTTCTTTGTATAGTATGCTTTAGGGTCCTTCTTTTTAAGAAGTTTCATTTCTTCTTCTTTGATACGTGCTTCCTCTGCCGCAAGGGCTTGTTCTTTAGCAGTAATACCTGTAATTTTTTTAAGCAATTTCTTCATTATAAACCTGCCTTTCTAAGTGCATCTTGATCGATAGGCGCTTTCATAGCCTTTTCGTGCTGTGCGTTTTTATACTTCCTAAGTTCCCCAGGCATTTCCGAATAAGCTAATATGGAGTCTGGGGGTAAATCGCCATCCTTCTGCCATACACGCTTCAGCCACGTCTTTAACGTTGAGGGAGTATTCTTCACTGCGCCCGCCCATTGGCATAAGATATACTGGACATTGTAGCCCGGCATCTTGGTAAGCACTAACAGCTCTTTTGACTTCCATAAAATCGTCTTCAGTAGCCACAACAAACTTAAGATAAAGTTCGCTACCGTCAACCCTAGTATACTCACGAGCAACATCAGGCTTAATAGCAGTTTCCCAAGGTTCTCCTGAGACACTAAGTTTTGGGGAACAACTCCAAGTGACTGTAAGTCTGTCGCTGTCGTTGAGATAGTTGTAGAGATCGTCGTGTAAATGTTGTGTAGTGTTTGTTTCAAATGTGATGTTCCTTAAATCCTGCATACGTGGATGTTCAAACAGCTCTACGTAAAGCCGTTGCCACGCTAACAACGGTTCACCGCCTGTCATAATCAAGTGTACATCTTGACCATTATCCTGTACCCACTTACCGTTGGGAGTAAGTGAAAGCAAATGTTCTACGACTTCGTCTACAGTTGCTTGTCTATTAAAGTGTTTAAACTCTGGATAGATACTTGCGTATGTATCACAACCTGTGTGTATAATAGGTAAGTCATTAAACTCTTTGGTAGTCTCGTGTACGCCAGCATCAAGCAATCCTTGCACTTCGGCATTGTGGATAATGCCTGCTTTTTGTTTTATATCACGCATAGGCTCATTCTTTAAACCAAAATTCATACAACGGAAGTTACAACCGAAGGTACGTAGGAATACACTTGGTACTCCTACGAACTTACCTTCTCCTTGTACACTATAAAATGCTTCGCTATAGCGTAACTTCATTATAGTTCCTCCGCAATGCCGAGCAGTTCAGCAACAAGAAAACCACTTGCTAACCAAACTACACTGCCTGTATATAAACACACACCGCATCCTGCGATACGTACAGCACTTTTTATTAAACTAATGTAAAAGTGCTTTTTACTTACATCTACTGGTTCTGTCATTATGACCCCTGTGCAAATTGCTGTTGGAGTTTCACATTATCGATAAACTCTTTTTTAGTTGCTGGATCATTTTTAAATGCACCACGTAACACTGTAGTTTGTGTTAAACTACTATGTGCTTTGATGCCTCTATTTTCACAACAACCGTGTGTGGCTTGTACATAAACACCAACATTTTCACTGCCTGTATGTTTCTGAATTTCATCAGCAATCATAACATTTAGTTCTTCTTGTAGTGTTCCACGCATAGCACACCATTGAGCAATACGTGTGTATTTACTCAAACCTAGCAACTTAGGACCAGCAATAATACCAATGTATGCTACACCTTTTACTGTTTGGTGATGATGCGAACATAAACTTGTAAGTTCACTTCGCACAACCAACATACCTTCATAACCTTCACCTTCATTTACATAATTAGGAAAAGCATTAGGCGCTGGCATTGGATTATATCTACCAGACATAATCTCATTGACATACATTTTTGCCATACGTCTACCAGTATCAATACTGTTAGGATCGTTTTCAGTATCAATAATAAGTGTTTTTAAAACATCTTCAAACTTATAAGCAAGTTCGTTCTTGATCTCTTCAAGTTCCCACTCGCTTACGTGTTCGCTGATATTATCATTTGCATAGAAACGCACGTTATTTTTTTTAAGTCTTTCACGTACAACTTGACTTACTTTTACTTCTTCTGTCATTTAATTCTCCGAGTTATAGACGAGGATGTCTATTGTTTATAGTAACACTATTTAGATCTTTTGTCAACTAAAATGTTCATTTAACATTTCGATACGGTCTGTTGCCGCAGCCATTTTATCAAGTTCTTCTTGAATAGCTTCAACAATATCGCTATGTTCACCAATACCTACTGCTTGATGCATATACACCAAGATGTTTGTTTTTGCTCTTTCAAGCTCACCTTCGGCGTGCATTCTTGCAGCCTTTACTAGTTGTTCACGCATCTTTTTTCTCCTTTAATGCCTGTCTTTTGTTATACTCGTCTAGTTTAACACGATATTCGTCTTCTGTCAAACTATGCCAACCGATACATCTACCTGTTGGCGATCTTCCACAACCGCAACTCATATTGTCTCCTTAATCATATTCCCAAGGAAAAACTATCCAAGTGTCTTTTTCGCTGGTATCTATTTCTTCCCAAACATAATTTACACCATCAAACTTGGTGTGTGTCTTTTCACACATTGTAGCAAAACGTACATTTTCGTCCCAAACTTCGTCCCACCCTTCACTATTTGGTAAACAACCTGCTTGCCAATCTTTCTTAATCCATTCAAATGTAGCGCCTGTGTCGTTGATGTCATCTACTATTAGTATTTGCTTTCGCATTTTAGGTTTGCATTTACCATCAAGATAACCGAATGCATCTTCAGCCATCCAGCAATTAGATTCTTGTGTAGCATTGTCACGTAATCTTACATCAAGAGCATAATGGTTACAATCGAGTAAATGACTTAACATAACACTCAGTGGCAGTCCACCTCTGTTTAGCCCTACAATATAGTCAGGACGAAACCCGCTTTTGTACATCATTAATGCAAGTTTATGAGCACATTTTTGTACATCTTCCCAAGAGTAATACTTTCTGCTTATTTTTTCCATTCGTCCATCTCTGTTTTTATTTCAGTAATTTGTTCATTTGCAATGCCTCTTGCCATAGACTGAACTTGTTCTAATAAATGTTTACAAGTTTCTTTGTCATATTCTTTATAACTAATTTCAGCAAATTCGTTGCGTACTCTATGTGCTTGGATACACAAATCTTTCATTGTATTAATGCGTTCTATCCATTGTTCTAAGCTATGTTGCATTTTTTTTATTGCCAACATAATCCTGATGTACCATATGATATATGCTTTTAAAGTTTTCATATACTTTTTGTAGTGCAGGATACTCATTACACATATCTTCTACTTTTGATACTTCGGGCATATAATCTTCAAAAATTACAGGAGTATTAATATCAATTGTAATTCCAGAATCCATATCAATTAAATCTTCAATTCCACTTGTATCAATGGTACTAATACTATCGGTTAAGGAAAATGTATAATCATTGCCTGTAAGTGGACTAGTAGTAACATTAGTTACTGACATTCCGGATTCGTCACAATCATCCAAAGTAATTGTTATTGTATTTTCTGCGTGATCACGCATTATAAGTACTCCATATTTTCCATATGCATTCTAAGATTTTCAATTGCTTCTAATACACCGGGCCAATCTTCGTTTTGAATCATTTCACGAGCATCTTTACAATCTTGTAGTAATTGAGGATTTTCTGGCCATTCTTGAATATTATCTAAAATATGTTTTGCTTGTTCTTCAAACCACATAATTCCTTCTAAAAATTCTCCATCATCTAAAAATTCAATAGCACGTAATACCCAATAATATAAATTATCAGTTCCTTCTAATTCACTCGAATGCATTTTTGCTCCTTTCTAATTTATATTGATCTAAACACATATCTTCTATATTTTTTTCTAATATAACCAAATCACTTAAATTATCAACTACACTAGAAACTGCATCACCAACTCTACGATCAGCTTCGATTATATTTAACTTTTTATTAGTAACTTGTTCCATAGTGCTGATTACCTCACGTACACTATATCCTACGTTACTACCAAGACATTCATATGGCGTATTTGCGGGACCACGTTCGATTCCGTTGACAATGGCACAAGCCAAATCAACAATATGAATATAATCGCGAATGCAAGTGCCATCCCTAGTAGCATAGTCCGTACCAAAGATCTTAATGTCTGGAATCTTGCCAGCAGCCACCATAGCAGCGACACGAATAAGATGGGTAGGAGTACCCAGTTGACGATGAACGCCGTCAGTACCAGATACGTTAAAAAATCTAAAGATAGTGTATCCATCTGCTTTCTCCTTGATTACATCTTCTGCTGCCACTTTACTCCTTGCATAAGGTGATTCCATTTCCCAAGCACTACTTGTACTAGCGAATAATATGTGTGGACAAGTTATTTTATTTAAAAGATTAAGTGTACCCATTACATTTACTCTATAGTATTCGCTTGGCTCCTTCATACTATCTGGTACTACACTACGTCCTGCTAAATGCACAACAGCATCATAAATGCCGCCTACATATTGCCCAGTAACATCAACATTAGAAAATTCGTTACAGTATGCGGATACATCATTGTGTTCGCCGTGAATATTAATATCCCAGCCCACTACAAAGTGTCCACGTTGTTTAAGTAGTTTACAAACGTGACTTCCTATGTATCCTGTTGCACCTGTAACTAAAACTTTCAATACTTTGTCTCCGCTACGTGATCTCTATAACGATTGCTGTCTCTACGCCACTTTTCACCGTTGCCTTGCATAATATCAATGTAACGATCAATAGTTGCACTAGTCCAATTACTGATTGCACCTAAGTCTTTGTGCGGAGAATCTAGCAATGGCTGTAGTTTGTTAACTGCATCTGTAACACTCCAAGGCACATACATTCTTGTATGATCGTTTGCAAATATCTCAGGAAAACTTCTATATGCAGGAAACAATACATTACAACCTAATGCATCTGCTTCACTTACTGTATTACTTGTCCAATCTTGCAATGCACAATTAAACAAAACTTTACTATGATTTACAATATGATAGTAATCATTCTTTTTTAAGTTTTCATAAATTTTTAAGCAACCTGCTTTTTCAAGAGCTCTTGCTCTATCAATATATTTTTGATTATTACTTCTTAATGGACCACCTTGTAGAATAGCAAACTCAATGTTTTCGTCATTAAGTTGTTCAGCAATATCCATAAAAAAGTCTGGCTGTTTTTCTTGATCAAAACGTGCTGCAAAAACAACACGATTCTCACGTTCATCCCAAGGCTTAATTTCGCCTACTCTAAGTTGCACTTCTGTTTTATCAAATGCAAGTCCGCTAATGTTGTAAATAGGTGCTTTCCAGTTTGCTATTTTCATATGTGCAACCATTTCTTCATTACTTGCTAATACACCAGTAACAAACTCGTTGCACATTTCTTCATACAAACTCATCCATTTACCCATACCCCAAACGTGTACAAAGTCATCTGGGTCTACTGCCTGTGCCAAACAACGTATCCAAACTTGTGGCTGTTGTTCTGCTGGAATCTGATCCATAATGTAAGGCAACGACTCCATACCAGGCTGAAACATATCTTCAAAGAAAATAACATCTTCACCTGTCACTTCGCCGTTACGCATCATTTGCACCAAGTTCATCATTTGCGACATAGCAAAGTAGGAACGGCCGTGTGCATCTAACACCTGGCCTACTTGTATTGCTTTTGTATTATCAATAGTTGTACCAGGTACACTTACCCAGTCAATGTTTCGACGCTGGAAAGTACGCCTACTCCATTCTTCTAGCTGTAGTGTGTACCTGCCTTCATAAGGCTCTAAGCCCATATAAAACAGTTTACGCATTAATTACGTCCTTTATTCCGATTCTTAGCTCGGATCCAATTTTTATACTTTGTAAAAGCTCCCCATACACGAGCATCTTTTTTGTATAAATCTGCTTCATTAAATGGATAGCCTTCTGTACGACAAAAATCGTGCAGCTCGTCTAAGTCGTTAAAAATTTTAGTTACTACCGGATTCTTGATAGTCATTGTACCTTATTCCTTATCCTGGGTATACAATTTGACAGCCGTTTTCGCCATCTTCGGCGACATCAATAACAACAAACCGGCCGGGATATTTGTCGTTAATCTTTTGATACAAGTCATCTGCGATCATCTCACAGCTCTTGTAGTCTAGTTGTAGGATATCACCTACATACAATGATTCTAACCAACGCTTGAATTGAATAAATTCAATGTCTCTATCGTTGTGTGTTACTTGAATTTGTACTTTAAAATGAAATGTATGACGATGTGGGTATCCTAAGAAACTTACATCATATTCGTCACCTGTTGCCAGCGCAGGATCGTCAAGTGCTGCTGGATACTTGTGAATACCTTCTTTAGTAAAGGTTACCCAAATACTTCTTTTTGCATTTTCTAATCTATTTGTAATACTCAATTTAGCGTCCTCTTCTCTCATTCGACGTTTCATATATTCATAATAACGTTCTTGTTCCATAATGTCAACCTATGATTTCGTCTGTAGTGTATTTAGACCAATCAGTAAAAACGGCTTTCTCTTTTAGATCGTGCATCCTATGCACCCATACACCTGGATTAGTGCTATCAAAATCTCTGTCATCTAATTTTAGACAAGCATTGTATCCTAATTGACTAATGTATGGTAATTTTACACTAATCATTGGAATAAATCTATTGTATTCAGTAAAACCGCTTTCAAGTAATCCTTCGACTTGTTTAACATCAATATCTAATGTAACCCAATATCCTTGACTTAACAAAGGAAGTATCATATCTTCCCAAGGTTTCCACTGGCTTAATGTATTGCTTGTGACATCAAAACTCATATTAGCACCACAGTATATATGTTTACAACCAAACTTATCTGCTGTACTCATAATTTCGTCTATATTTTTTACACCTACTACAAAAAGTGTTTTCTTTCCAAACTGCGGAGTGTGTTCTACTTCTGTACCTATAAACATAGTTACATCTTCTTTTACACCTTGATCGTATACTCTTTTCATTGTTTTTTTACCTGATATATTTCATTCCAAGTGTTCCAACGTTTTTTTACATATTCGTTGATTTCTGCATCTGGATAATTTTTTTCTTTCATATTAGCAATAATTTTATCCAAATCTTCTACCGCCATTTCTAAAGTAGTTATACGCAGTTCTTTTTCAGTGATATCCATTTACATATACACCTTGTTCTACCAATTGTTTTTCAATTCTATAAATCTCATCTTTTAACCAAAGTTTTTCAGTTTTCAATCTTCTTAATTCTTCTGTAATATGATGAGTATACAGTTTTTGTATTTCTATGTCAAGTTCTTTATGTTTTTTTCTTAATTCGTCTAAGTGCGCTTTTAATTTTCCAACATCTGACATTTAAGTCTCCTCAAATAGTTCTCCAAACTTAGTGCTGGCATTTACTGTTTTCTTACCAACATTAAGTCTTGTACCAATTACTTGCATCCAGAACTTTGAATATTTAGTGATTAGATCTAAACTTTTTTGTCTATCTTTAAGACTAAAAATTTCATCTACAACTTGTTTAAATTCAATACGTTCAAAACGCTCATCGATTAACATATATGGATATTGTCCTGTATCATAACGTTCATTTGCTCGTTGTGTACTTTCTATATGCGTCCATACATTGTGGCCCATTTGTAATGCATAACTAAATGAGTCCCAAGAAGTTTTACCTTCCTTTCCAATTTTATTTACATCGCCTGGTTTGTAATAACAAATATCACTTACTTTGCAATGTTTACTAATAGGCGAATCTTCAAACGCTTTTAGTATTCCGTCTGTTTCTACCACATCTTTAAATAATCTACTATCTGTGGCATACTTTTTATCATCTGCACCCGGCGCCATCATATAGCTCCACTTACCGCGATCTTCAATACGTATAGTATGATACACTTGTCCATTTGCAGTTGCTAAAAAAGGGCTTGCACAGTCATATGTAATCATAAAGTTTTTATTATGATACTTACGCACTGCACGTTGAATATCTGTTAGCAACACAGCCCATTCTAATTTACTTGTACCCAAGAAGTGCATTACATCGTGTACACCTTCTTCTAATAATCCATCGTGTATTTGATGAACAAGTCTACGCAAAATTAGATCAACATCGCACATATTTTGTCCACCCATTGCCCATCCATCAAAGTGTGTTTCTGGGTATTTTGCAGGATCACAATAGTCTTTGAATTCTTCATACCAACTGTCTGCATCAGCGTGATTGCTGCCTTGCAACACGTTTAGCACTTTGAAGTTGCCACGTCTATTAGCCATATAGTATTTTGCATTAATGTGTGTTGCATCTACAGCATCTTGATAACTGTGAATGTTTGCTGCTTTTGCTGCTTTAGGATCTTGGAATGTCCAAGTTGGAATATCCAACATCATTCCGTAGTCCATATACTCTTCCATCCAGTTTACAACCAGTTCACGCTTTTTGGCAGCTTTTGGACAATTTGGATTAGTCCAGTCGCCTTCCCAAAGTCCTTTAGCAATTTGAAAACCACCAGAGTCGCCTAACAACCAACTATTTTCTCTATCTCGGTTTCGCAACATATCTTCTTTTTCAACGTGCTTATTTACATCTAAGTCTGCGTGTCCTGCAGAATAGAGCGCCCATTTATAGTGGAACGCTCCTTCTTTAGAGTTCAAAAAGTTAAGACCTTCTACACCATTTAAGCCAGCTGGAACACGATTGTAATCAACGTATTCGCCATAACGTTGTTTGCCTACAAACGTAGCATAAAAGCCACTTATACTAGGCAAAAATACAGCATAATCATTTTGTGTTTCAGTAAGATTTGTTTTCATTATTTTTGTTGTGCTGGAAGGATATAGTCGTATGTTGCCATACCGCTGTCTACGCTAATCTTCATAGCGCCTTGATCTGTAATACTCATTGTTTTGTCGCCATCTAAATTCAAAATAGCAAGTGTTTGTGCCACAGGCCAAGCCCAAGTATGTGTTAATGAACCTGTAATGCCGTATTCAAAAGTAAATGTACCTGCGTGTGTAGCTTCGTCTCCAAAGTAAAAGTTTAAATTACCGTCTTCTGTTTTTACTTGAAATACTGTTTCTTCGCTGTGTGCGCCAGACATAAGTTTCATACGTTCAATTGCTGCCATATTAGGCTGAATCTCTACGTCATATGTGTTAACTTTAAATTTAACGCTTTTTAGTTTTTCTTCAATGATTGCTTTGTTCATAAAGCGATAATCATTTTCAAAATCGCCTGCTTTGTTTTCAAAATGAATATGTGTTGGCATAACTTCGCCGTTGCGCTCGGCTTGCACAACTTCAATTTTTGCTTCATCTTTGTACTCTGGATTCTTTAAATGATAATCCAGTTTGCCTAAATCTGGCATACCAAATGTACCAACAAATTCTCCAACCGGTGAATGTGTTGTTGCAGTCATAATTACACTACGATCATCAGCCATACTATCAATTTGAGTATCGTCTTCTGCTGTAACCTTCAATGTAGTAATAAAACCTAATCTGTGTGTATGACTCACAATGTCTTGTAGAATATCTTGCATAGTGTTCTCCTGTATCGTTGTATTATACTAAATTTTGCCTTAGTTGTCAAGTAATTGTTTTAGTTTTGTGTTGTAATACACTGCCGCTGACAGTGTATTTAGATTAATATTTTTTTCTGCTGCCATTTTTAATAGCGCACTTGTGTCTTTGGGAAAGCAATGGCCTCCCCAGCCTCTGATACCATCTTCTGGATATACATAGGTATGACTATCAGATATGCGATCATCTGATGCTACTCCTGCTCGGACTTGATTAAAGTTTATATTATGTCCTTCACAGAAATCGTATATTTCGTTAAAGAAACTAACTTTAGTTGCTAAAAATGCATTACGAAAATATTTTATTGCAATAGCTTCTTCTGGCTTAACAATAGCTAACTGCATCTTAGACCAATTGTAACTATATTGGTCTCTCCAATAATCTGTATCACCACTTAAAATAACACTGTCGAGATGTTTAACATCGTTCATAAAGTTTGCAGCCCGTAAAAACTCTGGACTAAAACATAATCTATGATTAGGAAATTTTTCCTTTAAACTGTGCCATCCGTCTAAACTTATTGTGCTTTTAATCATTATTGGCGTATAATCGGGTATTTTAGATACAACATCAAAAACTGCACTCATATCGCAAGTACCATCATCTGCTGGCGGCGTTGGTACACAAATAATAACAGCACTTGTATTTTCTAAGTCGGCGTGCATATTTTTTGGAGGATCGTATATTAAAATTTCTCGCCTATGACCTGTAAATAATAGTTCGTGTGCTTTGCCTACAAATCCATACCCTGCTATAATCATCCTGCTAACTTTGCCTCCTGAAAGTAACTTAATCTTTCCCACGTGTCTCGCCAATCTTTTACATTAAAACAACGATTTTTGTCTAGTTTTACTGCAAGCGGCCAATCGTTGCCTCCTGGAGATACTTTATCACCAAAGAAGTAAATTTTATCATCGTTGTTAAAATCATCAAGTATTTGACTTTTATCTGCGCCTTTATTGTAAATGTCTATTCCAGTTTCCCCACCAACAGTAGCAGTAATATCTGGAAATTTCATATTAATTTCTAGTGAAATACTTTCACGTTCTTTGTTTGCTAAATCGTGTTTAATATATAGTTTTCGTTGTTGTAAATTACAATTGCGTCCTATTATACTAAAATTAATAGTTCCTGTGCGTTCTTCAATATGATTACCAGTACGCAAAGGAAATGGACTTGCCTGCAACCATCCCTCCATAAGATTATATAATTCTTTAGGAGCTGAAAAATTCTTACTATTCACACGTTTGCCCTTGAACCATACATCGTTACCACTACAATTGTAACACGTAACTACCGACTCGGTAATATCTTTTCCTAATTGTTCTACAGTTTTTGCATAATCACTTCCGGTAACTAGCCAAACTTTGTTGTGTGCCATAAATGATTTAAAAAACTCTTTAAATTCTGGATCTATTTTTTGTCTACTTGGTGTAAGTGTGCCATCAACATCGAATATAAATTTATTCATCTGTCACATACCCTTCTTCTTAAATCACTTGTGCTAAAACGGTGTTCACGTCTATTAAAGTGTACTTCAATTCCTCTTGCGGCACAAGTAGCTCTACCAGTAAATTCTTTTTCTCTATATTCTTCGCCTAAGAATCTAACATCTATTTGAAACAGTTCTAGTATGTCTATCAAGTCTTCCTCTGTTTGATACGGAACAATTTCATCTACAAATTTAAGTCCATTAAGTTGTGCATAACGTTCTACCATTGTTTGTACAGGCTTATTTTTTGTATCAGGTCTATCAATTGTAGGATCACTTTGCAGTCCTACAATAAGATAATCGCAATTTGCCTTTGCTTCACGCAACATACCAATATGTCCTGCGTGTAACAAATCAAAAGTACTACAAGTAAATCCTACTTTCATTTGTGTCTCTTTCCGTCAAATACACACGTAAACTCTAATGCAGTGTCGCTTGTGTTATGTACTCTATGAAATACATTATCGTGTATTAATACAGTACTGCCAGCTTTTACTTTGATGTCATCGCCATCAAGTGACATTTTGCCTTCACCCTTTGTAAAGATATATACTTCTTCTTGGCCGGCGTGCATATGTCCTGTTGTACTTTGTTTTGCATTTAACCTAGTAGTGCTTACTACTAAGTTGGTAAGTTCAGTGTTGTCTACTACACGATATCTTTTGTCATCTTTAATAATGTCGCCAGCAATTTGGAAATTATCACCTGCTTTTAATCGTGACTTATATCGTCGTTTGTTGATAGCTTCTGTAGTCATTTGTATTAATTCCATTCAAATAAATTATTAAATGTTGTTTTTTGTTTTGTGCTTTCTAAATCATATTTCAACACGCCAATCAAGTTGTCTAGTTTGTTGTCAATAATAACTTCTTCCATTGCATCGCCATCAAATGGCAGTTCCTTGAACCATTCTGGAATACGTAATTCGTCTGTTGGATATGCTACACTTGTATACCCCAGTGGATTCTGTTTTAGTTTGCAAACAATAACTTTCATACCATCTACAATCTCTTGTGAATACTTGTCGCCGTTCATACGTTTAAGTGTATTCCAATTGATACTTGCTCTTACGTGTCCAGGCATATTTGCTTTACCTTGCTTTTCTTCAAGACGTTGATAGTGTCCAATCTTATTTGCACGTTTGGGTGAACCTTTTTCAAAACCCGGACGTTCTTTAAACTCACGCCTAAACTCACTAATACTTTCTAATAGATTTTTTTCATCTTCTAGTCCTAATACCCTATCAAGCAATGTTTTCAAATAGTCTTGCATAAACACAGGGGTATCACTGCGTTTCAAGTCCAAGCCCATTGCCTTAACTTTACCTAAACTACCTTCTTTGTCTTTTCTATCGCCTTCTAAGTCATAAACACGCACTGCATAACGTTTCTTTGTAATAAACAAGCCTGTGTCTGCAACAACTTCTCTTGCTGCTGCAATCACTTCACTGCGTGGACGTGGACAATGGAAGGCTTCACGCATAAAGTCTGGGAAAGTTGTGTTTGCTTGTTCGCATAATTGATCATACAGCGTAATAACATTGTCTTTGCCCCACGGAATACTACCTGTAGCAATTTCATCTTTTAATACAGGATATGCACTAAAATAAACAGAATCTGTATCGCCGTATATAATAGCTTTACCGACGTGATTATATTCACCGGTAATAATCTTATTCACTTCTGCACTCATATGTTTTGCAATACATCTACCTGTTAGTGTTGTACTCTGTCCGATACGTTTATCAAAAAATCTACAACCTGGATTAAGAATAGCACCATACAAACTGTTCAAGTTAATCTTTTTAACAAGTTGTCTTTTATCCCAAAACGCTATTTCTGTGCTATTGTTTGCATCAATGGCTTTGCGCATTTTTGCTTGTAGTTCTTTACGTTCAGCATACCAACGTTTTAGTAACCCTGGAACAACACCTTCAACTTCTGTAGTAAAAATTGTACCATTAGCACTAAGCATCCAAGGTTGATTACTGTCAAAAATTAGTTTCCAAATCTCTGCACCACTTAGTACGTGACTGGTGCCATCTTCCAAGTCCAAGTGCAACGATACATCTTTGCGTTGTTCCATTACAGCATCATATTCTAGCGTAGCAAACTTGCCTTCCCAAGCACCTGCAAAACTTTTCTTTTCTAGTGTAGTTGCATTGTGCAAAAACTCATCTGTTAATACTGGACGAATCTGTCCTACAATAGTTTCCGGCGCCATATTCAATGCACGAATAATACTTGGATACAGACTGTTTAAGTCCATTGAACCAATCCACTCGTGTACGCCTTTTTTTGGAAATGCAACATAAGCGCCTGCTGCTGCTGTGTTGCCTTCGTGATTCATTCTGTTAGGCACCTGCATACCACGCCTGTGTGCTTCGTTAACAATAGCTTGCTCTGTAACTGCAACTGCACCTGCTGTTGTTTGTAATAGCACTGTGTTGTCGTGCGCAATTTCATTTGCAAGATCAATAAAACGTAGTTTCTTATCAAGTTTGTCTAGCAGTGCAACGTCTTGTCTGTTGTATTCAATAAACTTTTCAAAGTCGTTGTTGTAAAGCTGATCAAGTGTGCCTTCATACACAGTCTTGTTCTCGCCTACTTCCATTTCACCAATAGCGTCTAGTCTATATGTGTGACGTTCTTCATATGTGTACTTGCGATACAAGTTAAGATAGTCCATATGTACTCTTCCGATAGTATCATACGTTTCACTTGTCTTGCCAAACTTTTCATATTCTCTACGCTTAGGCAACTGCCCCCATAAACAGAAACGTCTGGTATCATCTTTGCTTAATACACGTTGTATTCTATTAACAGTGTATGGAACGTCATAGCCTTCGCTGTTCCAACCACTATGAATATCAGCATCCTCAATTAGGTCAAGAAATGCTTCCAGCATATCTCCTTCACCTTGTTTGCTATTCGGATATAATATACAAGTATCGCCCCAGCGTTCTTTACACATTGCCCTTGCTTCTTCAATTGGCAACCCTTTGGGAGGCATAGCAACTGTAATTAACATATCTAACCATTGCAAATGTACTGTAATAGCAGTAATAGGCATAAATGGATCTTCAACTGGAGCAAATCCACGTTCTGGATCAAAGTCAGTTTCAATATCCCAAAACGCCACATTCAACTTTGGTGCATCTTGGTTCAAGTAATTTTCACTTAAACATTGAAATATAGGATTTACATCCGATTCAAACATATTCTTGCCTTTATTAATAGCAAGTTCTTTTCGAAAGTCTTTTGTGTTTTTACATACTACACGTTGTAACGGATCACCGAAGATGCTTTTGTATTTGCCACGTGGATCTTCATAGTACCAAGTGTATTTGGCTTGATATTCATTATAAAGTCGCTTTCCGTCTTTGCGTTCTACTGCACGAATAATATCAGCGTCTCTATCAAAAAATGCATCTACATATGGCATTTATATTCCTTTTTTTTATATTATAGCACAAAGAGCTGTACAAGAGCAATCGAATTCATTACAACAAACCAAGCACATAATACAATGGCAAATCCTGCTTTGCGAATTATTGTACTAACCACACCAAGTATGCTACCTACTAGATACAACGGAATAAAAATCTTTGTTGCAGGATCTAATACTGTTACTGTAAGAATTGCACTCGCAGAAACTAGCAATATAGTTTCAACTAGTTCGCAATAGAATGCAACGGGAGAAAGTCTATAGCTTTCTTTAAAGAAGTTTATTATTTTATTCATTTTTATCGTAACCTGTAGTAGCTACGATTGTTTCCAGATCTTCAAATTCATCTGATACTCTACTCCAGTCACGCTTTTGTGCAACTTTTATTGCTTTATTAATAAGACTTGGCTTTACATCTAGTTCTTCTGCAACTGCTTTAACAGTTTCTTTTAGTCCGCCCTGCAGATCTTCAATTTCTTGTAATACAGTTACGCCTTCTTTTACCAGGCGTTCTAACTTGGCCTTTTCTTCAGGGCCATACACACGGTCACTCATATAGTACTCCTTAGTTATTTGTTTTATAATAATAGAATATTGTCAAAATGTCAAGCTTTAAATGACCCGTCTACGTGTTTATCTATATGCGCCAATATTTCATATCCTACAATTTCTGCTTTATATTCTTGGTGGTCACCTAAGTAAAGATACTTATATCCTTGTGACTTCATCCAAGCAGGAACGTGGTGACTAAAACGCCAACCAATACGCTTCCAAGGTTGTTCATAATTCCAAGCAAATTGTTGACTAAATCCTACTTTATCATTTGGATAGAGCAGTGTCTGCTCCCAAGCAATAAGTTTGTTATTTTCATACAAACAATTCCAAGCATAAAGATCGATATCATCTTGATATAAAGGATGTACACTTTCGAAATTTTTGTGTTTACAATATGTTACAAATACTTCTGAGGCTTCTTTTAGTGTAGGTCTTACAGATACAATATCCGGATCTAACTCATAGTCTATTTTAGATAAATCTATTCTACCGTACATAATACCCTAATCTTTGTTCTTTGAAATATGGCTCGATATCTTCGTACCAATCTTCGTAAGGATTATCTATCCATTGATATCCTTCGGTTACAAGCGATTCTTTATAACTTGTTGATGTATCTTGCCATATAGGTATATATTCATTCCATCTATCTTCTGATGTTCCATCTGGATTACCGCTAGGTCTAAAATGTAATTCTATAGGATTATTTTCTTTGTATTCTACATTTATTATAGGTATATCTATTGCTGCTAACGGTTCTGGTAGTACAGGTATACTATCACTTTTTTTCCATCTTGTAAACTTAATTACATTTGATTTATCATTCCAGCCTTGCCAATTATGCAAACATTTCCATTCATTGTCTTCTTTATAATATGTTGTTGAAAAATGTCTACCTTCAAAATACTCGCACCAAAAATATCCTGGAGGTACACTTGAAATATCACCCTTTTCTAAAACCTTTATTGTCGTACAAATACCCATTCCGCCTAAGTTATATATTGGTCTAATTACATATTCTTTTGTTGCTGGAATTTCTGTAGCACCTGGACCACAACTGTAGCCCATTGTTTCGGCTAGGTATAATTTGTTCCACCACTTATGTAAGTGTGGAAGTTTTTTGTAAAGTTCTCGTTCTTCTAAATCGTAAACATCAATAGTTTTTTTTAATTGAATTCTTCCCATAATGTCATATAAATTTCTCTTGCTTCTTCAAAATCTGGTATATCTTTAAATGCAGCATCAAGTCTAGCATTCATACTAGTATCGTTATACTTAAACAGATAAGGTTCAAGTATGCTTAATGCATCTTCTATAGTATTGTCATTCCCGTATTCGTCGTCTAATCCTACAGACTTGTATAATTCTTCGAGTTTTTTCATAAATGCTAATAAATTAATTGAGGATATAAGCTCACCTCTGCCCGCAATATCACCTCTGAAATTTTGTAATTCGTCAAGCACACTACTAATTTCATCTACGGAATTAATTATCTCTTCTTTGTTATCCTCTGCGTCTTGTTCTTTGGGATTAATGCCTATTTTATCTAATAGCGCCAGTGAGTCTTCGTCTGATCTCCACCAATCTTTTTCTTCTATTACACGTTGTAGATCACCATCAAAATATTTGTCTACTAGATCAAAATCTTCTCTGCTAACTAATGATTTTACAAGTCTTCTAAGGTGCTCCTCGTCGACATTATTAAACACACCTAAGAATGTAGTTCTATCTAATGCCTTTTTGAATTCATCTGCAACACCTTTTGGTGCAACAAAAGCAATTACCTCTAACGGACTTTTGCCTTTACTCTCAGCAAATTTTGTTAATAGTTTTGCCATTAACGGATTGCTATCAGTTGTGTTTTCAGAAAAGAATTTGTTTGTCCACGCATTGTCGCCTTTTCCACCAAGTTCAAATTCAATAAATTCACCTGTCTGTTGTTTGAATCCAGGATAAATTGTGTCAATGTATAATTTACTTGGATTGTTTTGTTCGAATATAAGGTCAACTGCTGCTAAAATAATGTCTTCTTTTTGGCTTGCTAGATCTCTAACAATATCAAGTTCTTCGTCAGTTAAAGCTATTTCTTCCTCACCGTCTGGTATTTCAAATGCTCTACTTCCTAGTCCTTCGTCT